TGCCGACCCCAAACAGATTTCTCTGTCGTAACGCTTAGCAGGCGTACCCAGTTCCCCGACTGGTTCACTCCGCAAAACAAGACACAACTTACAGATTTGAACTGCTTAACCAATTTATCAGATTAGTATTTTAACCAAAAATAATTGCTGTTTTAAATGTGTCTCTAATGGAACGGATAAACAGGCTTGAACTGTTGACCTTCTGGATGTAAGCCAGATGCTCTACCAACTGAGCTATACCCGTATGATTGCGGGTGACCTTCGCAGAAACCCGCTGGCTTATCTGTAATTAACTAGGTCTCGTCAACTCATTACGCTTAACCTAGGCTTCCGTCAAAGCACTACCGTAGACCCAAAGGTTTAGAGAGTTGTTTTAACGAAGGTTTTATTGGATGCGGGAGCCGGTTATGCTCACGGCCTACACGGGCTTATGAGACCCGTTAGCGAACTACTGCTACATCCCGCAATAGAAAAGAGGTTAAACCCCTTGGTCGAAGATGCGAGACTCGAACTCGCGGCCCCTTGATCCCAAATCAAGTACGCTACCAACTGCGCTAATCCTCGATAATGTCTTTCCAATTAAGGAAAGACTAGATCTTACGCGGAGGGTTCGAACCTACCTATCTTCCGCTTATAAGGCGGATGCACGTACCGTATGTGCTCGCGCAAGATAAAACAAGACGACGTCAATAATTTATTAGCCGCTTTGCCAATTAAGCTACAACCCCTCAAGTGAGGTCGATTGGATTCGAACCAATAACTGCTAGCCCTACGCTATTAATTATATTTAAAAATTATTTGCTGAAATCGTCTTAATAATAAATGGTGACTTCGGAGGCTTTCGAGACCTCGACGCGCGGCTCTTCAGGCCACTGCTCTACCATCTGAGCTACGAAGTCATATAAAAACTAGATGGATTAAAAGTTAAAAGTTAAAAGTTAAAAGTTAAAAGTACCGCGCGGTGATTTAGCTATAAGAACATCTTGATAGCAACCTCTAAATGAAATGTCCAAATTTCACCGAGAAAATAGCTAAATCTGTACAATTAAAATAATAATTTATATCTAAAAAACTTTAATTGCTGAATCCATCTAATTGATTTCTATAAACATCATATCATAGAAATCATAAAAAGTCAATTAAAAGGCTTGAACTCCCATCACTTAGTCCTAACTTCTTATTTACCCAACTTGCAAAGCAAGAAAATTTTAGGACACCTTTTAATTATTTATTTACAGGACAACAGAAGCATAACGCTCGTCATCCAAAGCCTTCATCATTGCTGCATAAGCGTCAAGAGAAATGCCGGCCAACACATTCTTGAACTCTGCGACACCCTGTCCACTCGCAAAAGTGACATAAGGATTAGTAGAGTTGGCATGAAAAGTGTTAGAACGAGCTTCTGCGTTCCAAAGAACCAGACGAGGCATCTGATAGCCAGCTGCACGGAAACGACGGACCATCTCAGACACGAAATCAAGTCCCTGTCCACGGAAATAACGATCAATTTCCATGTCGGAAATAACCACCATTGCCTTAGGCATATCCTTCTGAGGTACACGATTCATCACAGCAGTATCCAGAACCTGCATAAATGCACGCTCCAAATTAGTGCTATAACCAACATCGGTACGCATTACAGCTTCAACCTTTTCCGCCAGAGTCTGACCAGGCTGAATCTGGATATAATGAGGACGATCAGTAAAGGTCATATAGGTGTTCTTAAAAGCACCCTTATTGCGCTCGGCAAAGTAAATTGCCAAGCCAACAGAAGTAGCCATAGGACGACCATACATAGAACCACTTACGTCAGCCATAACCAGCACGTTATTCTCGCCCTCAATGTAGTTAGGCAAAGCCTTCCATTGGGCTTCAATAACAGGATCTTCCTTAATTTCGGCAGACCAATAGCTAGTATTCTGCATAATCTTCTCTACCAGATCATAAGGATACAAAGTAGAAGCATTAATCTTCTCTTCGCCCTTTTCAACCTTTTCGATGTAAGTGTCGAAAGCAGAAGGATTATGACGCTTGAAAGCCTTACGATAACGATTCATTGCCACGGCAGGCACCGCAGCATAATCAATATCAGTCCACTTACCAGCAGACATCTTTACCTCAACAACCTTGAGGTAATTGCGCAGCCGAGAAAGAGTCTTACGATATTCACGTTCGGTCAGACCAAGTGCACGAGCAGTCTTACGACCAAGCGCACGAGACTCCTTAGAAGAAGTGTTAATAGACTTCAGCCACTTTGCGGTCAAAGAAATAGGCTTCTCCGCGCGCATATTCTTCAAGTCTTCAACAATCTGATTACGCAAATACTGCCACATAGCAGATTCGACAGAAGTGCCAACGAACTCATAAAAGTCATCAGCACGACCCATCTCCATGATATTATCAAAGTTCTTGATAACAGTCTGCGGCGCAACATCTGCCAGATACTTCAGAATGATACGAGCAGTACGACGCTCGCCACGTCCACCGCGAATATCACGAGTCATAAACACAGTCTTCAGCGCATACAAAGGATTCTCATTCCAAGCCTTCTTAAAAAGACTCAAAATATCAGCTTCACTACGAGTGCGCAACGCACCAGAAACTGCATAAAAATCAAGCAGACAATCCCCAGTGGTAGAACGAGCAACTGCACCATTCTCGGTCAACTTCGCAGAACCATTAAGGGAAGCCTCATTGGAAATAGCATTTACAAACTTATTCATATATTCTTTCTTTCTCTTGAGGAACTCAAGACACTAAATAACAAAATCCGGCAATGTCGGATACCTTAAACGTGGCAAGGTAATTAAAATTTGCTGGGATGTGCCTTAATCTTTCCTGTGCCGCCAGAAAACGTTGGCTACGCTTAGAACATTCGCTACGACCCTCGCCGTTTCGGAAAGATTTAATGGTGGAGGATATGGGATTCGAACCCATCTGCTATCCTGTTTGCAAAACAGGCAATCACTCCTAGCAATTCCATCCCCCATATAAGCACTGAGCAACCACGCTCTTTTCTGCCCGTGCCAGGCCGCAGATTCATTTTGAACCTGCCCAAGTCAGCACACATGTAACGATAAGGCGTTCGAGAACCTTTTGGTTAATGGTTTGGTTCTAACCACTGGTACCACCGACGGGAATCGAACCCGTACGACATCGCTGCCGAGGGATTTTAAGTCCCTTGCGTCTGCCAGTTCCACCACGGTGGCATATAAAACGAGACGATTTTTTCCATAAGTTCAGCATTATGTTTAAATCTTGCCGCAATCGTCTCTCAAGTTTCTATAAATATTATATCATAACATTCATAAAAAGTCAATTATTTCATTTCTTACTTCCTAAAACTCAACTGGCGCATAATCTCATTGTAAGCCGCATCGGTAATCAGACCCATTTCCTTATCTCGCTTTGCCGCAAAACGAGTATATTTAGTATAAACTGCCTTGGCATTCTTCTTATCAATGAAGAAGTTATCGAAATTAGTCTTCGAACCCGGCATGGTATAATTGGTACCAAGTGCATAACGAGAAGTCTTAGTCTTTTCCATAAAATTTATTTCCTTTCCGATTTTCTATAAATATTATAGCATATAATCTTTAAAAAGTCAATTAATAAATAACAAATTTATCCGTTGAATCGCCTTTATGATACTCAATTCCTTCTCCAATATTAAGAGTACGAAATAAAGTATCATTATAAGATAAACTTATTGAAGCATGAACGTGGCCGCCAAGCCACAAAGGAATATGTTTATCATTATTTTCAATATCGCAATAAATTTTTTCAAGAGAAAATTCTGAACCTGTGTTAAAAAGCGTTGTAAATTTTTTATCCATAAAAAATGCAGGCATCGTATGAGAACAAATCATATCAAAAGGATGAGTTAAACCTTTGTCTACGGTTTTAATAACATCTTGACTAGTAATTACTTCTTGATGCCACCAAGATTCTTTAGGCTCTCGATATACTTTATCAATAGAATCCGCGCCACCAATACAAAGAATATTCAGTCCTTCAATAGAAAGGATTTCTCCACGCTCTACTGCATACACATTTGAACGAATTTCTCTACATCGCGCACCAAATATTGTCTTAATTGGCATTTTCTCAATAGAATCATAATTCTCGTGATTACCTAAAATAGTAAAAATCATTTTTTCAGGATAATCCCGCGCGAAATGATTAAGAAACTTATTCCATTTCCAATCATTATACTTGAAAATAAAGCCGAAATCACCTAATTGAAGGCAATATTTCTCTTTTGACTCAAGAAAACCTTTCATTAAATAGGATTCTGCATGGACATCTCCAAGAAAATACATTCTTAATCATTCCTTTCTCTCTTGATTTTCTATAAATATTATAGCATAAGAATTAAAGAAAGTCAATTTATTTATCGCGCAAAACCTATGCAATTTTTGCTTTTCTGTATTGCTTTTTTAAAGTATCATATTCTTCTTGGGATATAATTTTAAGAGCAATTTCTTCTGGAATTTTTATAGGCTCTGGTTGACAGTCTCCTAAAATAATTGAACGCTAATTCTTATAATTATAAAGCGCTAAGATTTTTGCACGATGAAACCAACAGTTGCCTTTGGTACGTTTCCCAAACTAACCCAATTCTGCACAATAAGCAGGACACCAACCGCAGCCACCAGAAATTGGACAATTCAAACATTCATTATCAATCCAAGTATTGACTGTCATTTTTTTCAATTCTTCGCGCGAAAGGGTATCGTTTGAATTAAAAATCCCTTTCTCGCAATCTCCTATTGAATAATTTATACAATTATCATTTAAAGAAGTTGAAGCAAAACGACAACATGGATATGCTTTCCCATCAACTGAAAAACAAAATGAATCTCCGAAAATTTCACAAGGGTAATTAGAAAAATCAAGAATCTGTCTGGGGTATTCGTTGAGAATACTAATTCTTTCATCCCAAATTTTATTGCTAATTACGTATTGCCCAATTTCTTTAAATTGTTTATAAACCTATTGGGCATCTTTTTCAGAATAAATATCTTCGTAAATAGGTGTACTAACAATATGTTTAAAACCATTTTCAAGAAAAAATTTTAAAGAGGGAGCTACATAATTAATATCTTCTTTTGAAAAAGTCATTTTAATATGATCTAGGCCATGCTTTTTTAACCATAAACCATTTTTAAAAGCCTTATCAAAACTTCCTTCGCCTTTTTGATTAATTCTATTTTTATCATGCGATTCTTTGGCACCGTCAAGAGAAAGAGCAATATTTAATATATCTTCATATTTAAGAATAAATTTTTTTACATCTTCTCTCTATAAAAGTGTACCATTGGTATTTAATGAAAGTCTTACGAAAGGTAATAAATCTGGTCTTATAATAGAGATACCTGACATTAACATCTAAACTATCATATCCATTATTTCCGGATAAAGAAATGGTTCACCGCCAATAAAAGAAATAGTCAATTCTTTTACATTATTTTTACCTAAAATTCCATTTTCTTGTTCAAGAAGCCGAATTATTTCTTGACATTCTTTTATTGCAGTATTTAAATCTAATGTTCGAGGACTTTTAAAATGCTAATAGCAATAAGAGCAATTTAAATTACAAGATTCTGTAATCTAAAAAATAATAGAAGCAGAATTAGCCATTGCCCCAAAGCGTTTTTCAATTTTCATAGCAATAAATAATTACTCCTTTTTCTGCATCAATAGAATAAGAAATATTTTTAACCTTCGGAATCGTCAAAATATTATATTCAAATTGAGCATTAATAGATTCCCATAATCTATTTCTCTATTCTATCCAAGCAATCAGCTATTCGGAATAATTAATTAGCCAATCTTTTAAAACGCTATGCTCAATGACACAAGTATCTGAATAAAACTATTTAGTAATAAAAGCTATAAACTATTCATATGACTAAATACTATGATTTAAATTTATTAATTCAATTCTATCTTTTTCACTTAGCTAAAAAACTCTTTTAGTCACCATAAGTCCACATCCAAGTTTCTTCATAATCTTTATAAATTAAATATTCTATTTGTTCAATATGATTATTTAAAATATAAAGCTGATTAGAAATAATTGAAAGATTTTTCGCGCGAAAATACTTTAAATATTTTTCCTAAGAATAAACACTTTCAAATTCTTTAAAAACTATATAAGCAAAATAAATAATAATATAGTTATTTAATAATTTAAAATTAAGTATCTCTTGAATTAGCTAATTCTGAGATAATATAATTGCTAATTTATCACTTCGCATTAAGAATAAAAGTAATAAAGATAATTGATTAACAAACTCTTTATGGTATTGCGGCTAAACTAAATTAAAATAAATATCCGCTTTATCAACAATAAAACGGATATTTTTTTCAAGGTGGACATGATTAATTTTTCGTAAAGCCACAAGTTTTAAAAATAATAAAGGCAAGAAAGAATAATCTGATGGCCCATAACATTTACGATTAAAAATAAAATCGTTTAATTCTTCATCAATATCTATATCAAATATAGCGTTTTTAACTTTTTGAAGAAATTCTCTGCGCGTAACATATCCATCTTGATACATATAAATCACCCTGGATAATTACCACATTTGCAATAAGAGCAACCCATACTTGCGTGAGAACTTTGACAGCCCATACAGGCATCATGACAACTTGATTTACATTCTTGAACACAACTATCTTTGCAACCGCCAGAGCAAGAGCCTTCGCAACCACCCTAACAGCTAGAACAACCGCCAGAACAAGTGCCGGTACATGAAGTACAACTTGTTTTACAAGTTCCCTCGCAATCGTTTTTACAAGCCGCAGTACAAGTATTTTTACAATTACCCATACAACCGCTTGCACACAATCCCGCGCAGCTACCGTAGCAGCCACTTTTACCTGGCTCTGCAAAAACACTAATTTTAGAAAGTTGCAAAAGAACTTTTTGATGGTCTTCAAGAGGGTAAATCAAAGTTCCCCTACCTTTTGCAACTGAATAAGTATTAGAACTTAAAGAACCATCTTCATTGACCATTCTGCCATTTGTAGTTGCAGTCAATCCCGCAATTAAAGGCTCAATAGTAGAATTAGAATTAATCTGCTATTCTATCTGCGCGCCAGTGATTTTAACGTTAGTTACCTTTCGGCGATCAACAATTTCAGAATTATAAGCATCAGCGAGATTATTCCAATCTGAAGCTTCAACTTTACTGCCTTTTGTTAAACTCATAAATCATCCCTCCTAAGAAATAAGTAGAGGGTCTTTTTCTTTCTCGAAGACAGTAATTGCTTCATTTACTAATGCTTTTAATCCATCCCACTCAGATTGAGAAATAATTTGAAGAGCATCTTCATCTGGTAAACAAATTTTCATAGGACGAAAATCATGCCATAATAAATAACGTTTGGCAGAATAGTAATATCCAGCTAAAACTCTTCCTTTATGTGCCCAACAAATATTAGTTACTCGTTTATTAACTGAACCAGTCATTTGTAAATTATTTGCACTACACCAGCCACAATTAGAACTAACTGGACAATCAATACATTTTTGTTCTGATTGAGATTTATAAGTAACACAATTTAAGCAATCTCTTGCTTTACATTGCGCTTCAGTTTGATAAAGCCCATTGTAATCTCCGAGCTAAACGGTACTTGAAAGTTCTTCTCCAAGACAGGTGGGATGGTAGCGTAGGCAAGGAAAAGCTCTACCTTTCATATCAAAAGAAAGCATATTACCAGTGCCACCGCAATAATTTCCCTCCATAGAGCTTTTACCATCCGCAAGCATATCAAGACAAGAAATATAAATGTCTTTTAAATTATTATCAAATAAATAATCACTTACTTCTTTCATTTGATAATAAAATTCTTTAGCGTCCTTTTGATTATAATAAGGTTCATAAGCATAATTACAAAAAATATCTTGGATACTTTCACTGATTAAAAATTTAATTGAATCTGCAATATAAGGAAAACTTTGAGGAACAAAAGTCATTTTACTATAGCTCCATCCCCGTGCTTTTGCGTCTTCAAAAGCTGCGATAGCCTTATCAAAAGAGCCTTTACCGTCGATTGTGACTCTATGAGCGTCATGTAATTCCTTTATTCCATCAATAGAAACAGTTAGACTAATAATGCTTCCATATTTTTTCAAAAATTTCTGTACTTTTGAATCAAAATAATTTTGTCCATTGGTCGTTAAGCTAATTCTCACAAAAGGGACAAGTTCTGGACGGATCATATATAAGCGCGGTAGAAAATAAGACATAATTCCATCAATTAAATCTGGGCAAAGCAAAGGCTCGCCACCAATAAATTCAAGAATTAAACCTCTTAAAGTTTTCCGTCCTAAAAATCCTTCTGACTTATCTATTTCTTTTAAAATTAAATCACAAATTTTCTTGCCAGTTTCAAGAGACATATTATCTGAACTTTTATTACATTCGTAGCAATAATCACATCTTAAATTACAGGCGTTAGTAATCTAAAATGTTACTTCGCGGCAAGCTCCTAAATAATAATCTCCTTTTGTAACTAAATCAACAGGAAGTAAAGCCTCCGCAACTTCCTCTTGGTATGTTTTAAATCTGTGCGGCATAAGTATATACTATCTCCTATTCTTCGGGGTAAATTACATAATTAAGATTATTAGTTTCTCTATTGCAAGGAACATTGCCTGCATATTTAAAAGCTATTTCACGCGCAAGATTAGTAAGCTCTTCTGAATTTTTAACGTACTCTTGAGAATATTTTTCAAAAGATTCTTTCAAAATTGTCGGATCTATACCCTCATCTTGACAAGTTCTCAAAATTAATTGAATTAAGTTGCGTAAACTCATATTCTTAAAATTTAAAGTCTTATATTTTCGCGCTTCTTCTATGTCAATCCTAGCCCTAACATTCTAGTATGTCTTCATAATAAGCCTCCCGGCGCAGATAATAACGTTTTATTGTTTCTTCTACAAGTGCAGAATTTTCTTTAATAATTGATTCTTCCCAGTCGTCTGTAATTTTTAAACTATGAGCAATTTCCATTGCCCATATCCCAAAAAAAGAATTAGGCGGGAAAGAATTTAATTGAACAATTTGAATTTTATTGGATAAATTTGAAACATCTTTTGAATTAAAATAACAGATTAAAAAAGAAATAAACTAAATCATTTGTTTTCTTGCTTCTTTGTTAATCTCCAATTTTAAATACTAATCATTTAAAACAAAAATTTTCTAAATAATTTGTTCGATTTCTTCAAAAGATTTATTCTCTATTGGTAAATCTAATTGAATAATTCCAAGAAATAAATCTATCCAAAAATTGTTTTTATCGATCCTTTTATACCAAAACTAATTAAAAAAAGTTCGATAATACAGCAATGTCTAAGGAAATTCCGTGCAGAACAATTCAGTTATTGCTTTAACAAAATCTAAACGTCCTTTTCCAGTGAAATATTCCATTTTACCTCATACAAAAAATATCTGGAATAGCAATATCCCAGACACATAAACTTATTTTATTTCAAGACAGCTTTTTCTGTAAATGCCATACAAAATAAATTGCTGCGACTGTCTCGCTATGGCTGACCTTCTCTGGAATCGAACCGAGACATGGTGGGTTAGAGCCACCTAGACTAACCATTATCTGAAAGGTCAATATAATTGAGAGATGAATTTCATCTCTCAGATTCTATAATTAGTATATCATAATTTAACTCTCAAGTCAAATTATTAATTCTTTTTCAAACAAGGATTTAAGCGTTCAAAAGTTGCACATAAGCAATCTTCGTCAGATAGACATCTTGCAAGAATATTTAAAAGACAATTATCTTCATCTTCTACGACAATCTTTACTGGTTTAGAATAATCTAAACTCATTAAACCAAGAATACTTTTTGCATCTGCAATAGAACCATTTGCATCATGAATCCCAATAGGAACATTATACTAGCACGCCGTACTTTGAAGCGCTCTAATCTGTCGAAAAGAATCAATAGTTACTTCACGAAACATTAGAATCCTTCCTCAATATAGTCTTTAATCTTATTTATCTGCGCGAGACGGTTACGCAAATCTTGGCGAGTCTCACCATGAAAGGCGCAAAGAGGACAAGAACAATGAACTTTACCTTTTGATAAGCGATGTGATTGAGATTTAATCATATCATACCAAACTTTATCACAATACACATTCTTAATGATATTCTCGCGTTTGTGAATGTGCTTCTTTGCGGCTTTGCGTCTAAAATCTTCAGTCCTAGTCATAAAACCACTCCTTAATTCATTTGTTCTGATGGCACGAGTCTAAGGATTTGAACCTTAATCATACGGTTTTGGAGGCCGATATTTTACCATTAAACTACACTCGCATATAAAAGGCTGGTATCTCAAGTACCTTAATCTCATTGAGAATTAATCAATGCTACCCTTGGCGCCGCCGACAGGAGTCGAACCTGCTAGCCATTTTCAGACCTACAGTTTTCAAGACTGCTTCCCACCGTTAGGATCAGCGGCATAAATGGAGCCACATAGGAGAATCGAACTCCCAACTTTTCGTTGGCAACGAAACATTTTACCATTAAACTAATGCGACATTGGTTGGGATAAAAGGAATCGAACCTTTACATATGGAGTCAAAGTCCACTACCCTGCCATTAGGTTATACCCCAATATAATGCTAAAACCCACTTAGCAATCAACAATCTAGCGGCATTGTTTTTTATACCCACGGTCTGTACACAACCGTATTAGTAAAGGATACCGTAGCGACCTCATTCCCCTGTCTTTTATTTTAGGTAGTAGCCGGGCCTCTAGCGCTCTTAACCTTAGTCATCACTACCCTGACTTTTTAACATTAATGGGAGTCAGAAACCTTGGTACTCACGGTGGGATTTGAACCCACAAAACTACTGATTTTGAGTCAGTCGGCTTTGCCAATTTGCCCACGCGAGCATATCAATGTAAGATTTATTTCTCAACCTTACATTAAATATTATAGCATATATTTTTTAAAAAGTCAACAAAAAAACATATACCATAAAGCAAAAAGGAGAATGAAGAAAACTGCAATTGTAATCATATAACAGCCTTTCTATTGGGGCTAAAGAGGAGATTCGAACTCCCTCTACCAGTTCCACAGACTGGCGTGCTTAAAACCATTACACTACTAAAGCCATAAAATCAAGAAAGAAGGATTCTTTCTTGATAAATTTTTTATTTCTTACTAGCCCATTTCATCGTTGTAGGAATATAAATTGGTTCATTGGGCTTTTCTAATTTTGATTCACGTTTTTGGAAATATTTAGAACGATAACCCGCACCTTCGTGCAATACTCTATCGCTCCCAAGAGTTTTAAACCACATTATTCCCTCTCTTGATTTTCTATAAATATTATAGCATAAATAGAGTAAAAAGTCAAATATTTCCATCAAGATTTAAAATAAAATTTTCAAAAGAAATAGGAACATTATCTACATCTATCAAATTTCTTTTTCTAAATACAGCAATTTGATTATCCTTAATAAATTTAAATTCTCTATCTGTTGGTTTATAACCATAATTTTTATACGCTTGCATATAAAAATCATAACAATATTTAATTATATCTTCATTAGAATAATCATTAGTCTTTAAATTTTCAAGATAACGATAATAAAGATATATCATAGTAACAGTTGATTGCCTTGCTATCGCATTTATCGGGGCATTTGCTTTAATTCCAATTTGAATAGCATCAAGAGTATTATAAGTAAAACCAATTAAATCCCTATGTCGATAATCAAAATTATTTTCTCTTGTAATAGATTTTTCATTCCATTTCCAGGAATAAGTAATACGGTCTTCAAAACGGATTCCATTATTTGGGTCTTTCTGCGCGCAAAGCATTACCGCGCAATTAAAACCTTTATCTTCATTTTCCCGGCTGTCGCTAAAGACAATTTTATTTTCATTAAGAAATTCACGAGAGTAAATTTTCCCAAATATCCATGTATTATCTTTAACATGAGGAATTTTTCGTCCATCGCTACACTCCTCGACAAACGAGGTGAATACAGCAGGTCTTTTCTTATTAACAAGCATCAACCCACGCATATATTCTACAGCATAAGCATTTTCAAAAATGTCGTCCGCATCTATAAAACAAATATACGGCGCGGAAGTAATATCTATTCCTAATTGGCGAGCATAGCCAGGCCCTTTGTTACGATTTAAATGAAGTACATTTATATTTAAGAAGCGCTTAAAAAATGCAATAATATCATTAATATTTTCATCAGAACAATCATCAATAATAGTCACATTTATATCATCTGAAATCGTCTGTATTTGGATACTACTTAGACATCTAACTAAAAAATCTTTTTGGTTATAAAAAGGAATTATAATATCAACTCTTTGATTGTCCATCCTTTAATTCTTTCTCCTTAGATTCAATTAACTCTGCTTCTGCGGATTCAATAATTTCTGCAATATTATCAACTTCAAAGAAATAACCAACTGAATCAAAAGCTTTCTAGCGAACCATGCAAAAAGTAGCTGGATTTTGACCAAGAATAGATTCTAATTGTTGTGAATTAAATCCAGTATAAGTTATAATTTTTTTAACACAATCAAGCATTATTCTACGATATTCTTTTGCATCTCCACGTTCGAGTTGATAAAAACCTTGGACATAGAAATAAACGAACAAAAAAGAACTTAAACCTTGAGATAAAATTTCCTCTAAAGATAATTCATTATGCAATTTATCAAGAGGGCCTAGTGCGCTTGTAACATAATCTTGAAAATGATTACAAAATAAATCTAAACCAGTTTCACGTCTATGAGATAGAGACTCTGGTCGATTAACCCAATTATAAATTATTAAATCACAATTCAAAGTAGGCGCGCCAAGATGTTCTGTCATTAGACGAGTCAAAATTGAAAAATAAATATCTTCATGGGTCTCAAGTCCTTTACAAAAAGTTAAATCATGATCTCTTAAAAAACTTCTTCTAAAAAATTTTCCATGAACCCAATTCATTCCTTTTTCAAGAGAATAAGGAATTACTTCGCCAGATTGAGTTACCTCTTGAAACCTAGTTTGAATTATATTGCGGCTGGGATTATTGCGAATGATTGTTCTAACTCTATTGAAGGTATTAGGTACAAAGAAATCATCGTGGTCACAAAAAATAACCCAATCACCATCGGCATTGTCAATACCAAATTGACGAGCCATACCAGCTCCGAGATTCTTTTCTGTTTTTACTTTTTTAATATGGAGCGTTTCCTCATAAGGCTTTATTACTTCATCAAATGGTTCTGTTGAACAATCGTCCACAAGTACGACTTGAATTTTATCGCCCAAATGCTAATTCACAATTGATTCAAGTGTTGCTGCGATATATGGAGAGCTATTAAAACAAGGGATTACTATTGAAAATTGATACATAAAAAATACCTCTTATGAGCATAATTATACTATTTCTAATATAATTATATCATAAGAGGTAAATATTGTCAATTATTTATGGATATAAACAACTTTATTAAAATCAGGAGAGTAAGAAAGGTACATATAAGGGAAAAAAGAAGTATCTATTTCTTTAATAAGAGAAATTTCATTTAAATGAGTAAAAGATTGAGAAACTTTAAAATGTTCAATCTTTTTGTGCAACAAATCACAATGCCATTTATCTACATCATGCTGAACTCGTTGAGTATAATCTTTTAAGTCAAATCGAGCGTAACGAATAGACCCCTGCCAATCATTTTTGACATTAGTTTTATCTACACTCTTAATTCCAAGCTCATACGACTCATGTACTTCATTTTTTAGTGCGCCCGCGCCATGCCGAGTAAAATAACTACGCGAAACATAGCACACTTCAACATCAAATACTCCATCCAACTCTCTCAATTGCTCAAGCACCCAATCAGAACCAGTATGAGATGGAGTAAGATGCGGAAAATCTTTTTTATTATCCATATCGAGAGCAAGCCCTTGTCCGCCCTCAAAAATTAAAGTATCATAATAATCTGAAATTTCATTCAAAGAACTAAAATAAACAGACTTTTTAAAATCCATTAAGTCTTTTACAAAATTAGCAAGAGTAATCTCACTGAAGAAGTTTTCACGCCACTCCATTGTAAAAATAATATCCGTTTCTTTCATTCGCTTTTCAGCAAAATATTTATCTCGGATAAACTTAATCTTACTATAAAGTTCACCAAAAGACATAAAAAGTTCTTTACAAGTAAAATGAAATCCTTTATTTACTCGATTAAAAGTTTCAAAAATCCCACAGCCACACGAGCCATGCCGACTTTTCCCTCTTGATTGCTCAAGAGCTTGGTTAAATAAAATATCATAAGGGGTCGTAATTTCACAATCCCAATCAACCCAAGTCCGTCCATGATCCACATGGAGTTTCTCTAATTCCTTTTTCTCAGAAAGAAAAATAAAAGGATTAACCATGAAATGATGATTGTAAAAGGTATCCGCATCTTGATATGATGCTGCGCCAAAAGCATGAAAAATATGACGGAAATCTCCATTTTCTACAGTATGTCCACGCTGAGCGCCACCATTGAAAAGAATATTCAGACATTTTTTATGCTTCTTATCAGCTTGGCGCGCAAAGTAATTGGTCATTAACCCTTTACCTTCGTCACCATAATTTGCGCCAATAACTACCTTTACTTCTTTCACGGTTAATCCTTTCTTTAATTACCAGTTAGTCCAAGCGGTATCTTCGCTAGTCGGTTCCGCGCTTTCAAGAGTCTCAAAGCCATTATAATGACCCTCGACAATAGCTGTGATCAAATTCGGGAGCCGCTCAAGAGTAGCTACCTTATAATGACCAGTGGGGAGAATCTTCTCAAAAGACTCGTCAATTCTCTTTGCACGATAATCATAGCTGCTAGATGGGTCATCAATAGAAATGTGGAAAATATCATATTTCTCCGCAGTCTCATCGTACAGCTCTTTGGTCTTGACGTCAGCCTGGAGACTATCGCCAGTTGCTTTCTTGAGTCCATAGGCTTCAAGGATAGGGTTAAGCGGCTCGTCGCCTAAAGTAATAATCAAACCCTTTTTACCTTTTGCCCAACAATCCAACTTACAGTGACGGCTACCCATGTACCATGCAGCGGTATAACTCTCGTAGCCATTGCCGCCACCGCCACCTTCAAAATAAATCTTCTCCATCTGTTGCGCAATACGGACATCACTTTCAAACTGAGTCAACTGGATAGGAACGCGATCACATTCAACGTCACCAATACCCATAAACATAAACTGGACGTCTTTGGTTTTCTTAATAACCTCAGTCATAATGTCACTCAACTTCTGAGCGCAACGAGCAGATGCAGTGCCCATAGAGCCAGTTACATCAAGACCAATAATAACCGGCAAACTATTAGGATGCTCCTCAGAATCGCAAGCCTCGCGCATTACATTCATCGGAGAAAGAGCCTGATTAAGCCCTTTCTGCTGATAAATGTCATATACGGAAGCGCAATTAAGCGCGTCCATGCTGCACGCTTTAGTAGTAGAACGATATGCAGTATAACTCTGCGCGGTCCAAGAACCTCCACCCATAAATATACCTCTTTCTTTAATTAAACAGTAGTATTTTCGTTATTAGCAGTTGCTGCTTCGGCAGGAACGGCAGTCTGAACAGGAGTAGTCATTACTGCCGGAGTAGTAGTGATAGGGGCAATGGGATTCATAGCACTCATCAGCCCAGCAAAAGGATTATTATTGCCCATCATAGACATCGCCATAAAAGCCATCATCTTATTGTCACCAGAGCCAGACCCCTTCAGCATCTCAGACATCATCATAATCTGCATAATATTCTTCGGGTCGACACTGGTACCGTTCGCGCCGCCAAACATAGACACAATCTTGGAATAAAAATAAGTATTACCAAGGAAGACCAGATGCTCAGGTACAATAGTCACAATAGTCGAATCTTCATAGCGGAAAGCGGTAATCTGATTATTTTCAACCTTGATAACCGCAGCAGGCTTGTTATTCACAAGAATAATGTCACCCTTGAATAGAGTATTGGTCGGAATGCAGAAGAACATCTCATCGCCAACATCAAGCACAAAATCAGAGCAATTGACAAGATTGCCAGTCGCAACATCATAAGTCTTATAACCGTTAGAAGTCTTAACCGCAATACCACCAGTCAGACTAAGACGACACCAACCTGCGGGAACTTTTCGAAACATTTTATTAAAACTATCGAACATAGAATTTACTCCTTTTCATATTTTCTGTAATTATTATAGCATAAGAATTTAAAATTGTCAATAAAAAAGAGCATAGATTTCTCTATGCTCTAAAACTTATTCTAAATTTTCGTCTTTGTAGTCGGGAAAATCTTCAACTACTTCTTGAGTTTCTTCAAATATCTCTGGAACAATCGTAACTAAAAATGGATTTTTACTAGAAAGACGAACTCCATTTGGATAAGTCGTCTCAACTTCGGTCTAATAAGTTCCCATCCCAGCAATATCTTTTTTAAATAAAACACATTGAGCCTATCCATTTTCAGCATCTACAATTTTAGCTTCTTTCCAAAACTCTGTTCCTTCCGAAGGATTTGCAAATTTAATTCTAATTTTTGAATTGGTTATATCTGAGACTTGTTTGTCTTTAGATATAGTGAATAATAACTTGATACCATTATCATTCTGTTGGAGTGTTATTTTTTGTGCCATTTAAATCACTCCTAGCTTTTTATCCAAGAATTGTAAGTGTGGCGATCAAGGAATTGCAATCCATAAAATTCAAAAGTAGAAGCAGCCGCGGAATTAATGCGAATTGAGTGCCAACCTTTTGACACTATATCAATTACAGGAGCAGTATAATCCCTAATTTGGAATTTTGAATAATAACCTTTATTACTCAAATTTCTCCATTCAATAGAGCAAGTAGACGGGACACTAATTCCATTGGTCGCGTGCTCATTACCGTCATCTACAATTAAACTTTCTTCATTATTCCATTCGAATGTATTCTGCGGGCAACCTTGCGTTGCACCAAAATCAAGCGCTAAATCAACCTTAAATTTGCTTTGCTTTTCAGCATCAGTATAAACAGAAGAAGCACTTGCATACAAATAAGGGACTGCAACCATTCCATCTTGAGGGCAATAAAAACTATAATAAATAGCCCCATCATCTTGCTGATTGTTTGCATTAGTATGGCGTTTAGTTAGCTCAACAATTTGATTTGCATAAATATCAGCATAAGTAGTCCCTAAACTAATATCTTTTGCAAAACTAAAGCTATATTTACTATCTCCTTTAACTGTTGATGGAATTGAATTAGGATTATCCATCCAATAGGTAGTTCCAGCCGCAAGATTTTGAGTATTATTGTAGCAAAGAGAATAAACTTTCTCATACATTGCCCAATAAGCATCGCCATAGACTTTGGTCTCAATCATCTTCTCAGAATCCCAAGAATCCGTCGCAGCATTAGCTACATCAGTAGCATAAGCCGTAGCAATAGGAGATGCGATTTTCGCTACTGCACTATTAATATCTGAGCGCGCTTTCAAATCAGCTTGACGCCATAATACATTATAATAAGGAAAATTATCCAAATTAAACTCAATCTTTTGCCCATCTGGAGTATTATATACTAATTGTCCGTCAACAATTTTCGCGGTTTCATTATTACTTAATGGATAATTCATATAAACAGTCAAGCCCATATTTTCACGACTTGGCTCAGTTGCATAAAGGTCTGGACTGTTTAATAGAGTAGGCATTGTTGGAGAATGCTTTGAATAATCAATAACGGCATTACCACGCACATTAATGTTGTCTTGTTGAACACGAGTGGATAAGAACAAGCCATCTTCAACGACTAATGGACGTCCTAGGTATCCAGCAATAAACAATGATGCCATCTCTTTGCCAACTGTATTATTACCGTCATTAGTCATATGGGTAAAATCAATGCACTGATTACCATTGAAGTTACGATTAAAGTCGCTTCCGTCAATGACTGGAATACCATACAACTTGCCAATTTCTTGAAGAACTTCTGCATAAGCCATGACTTGCTGGCGTTTATCAAAATCATAAGAAGCAGCTTGAGTTTGAAGAACTGGTGTAATAATTACGCAAGGAGTTCCATTATCAAGCTCGCGCTCAATTAAAGCAGTATAATATTTAAAAAATTCATCAACATGACCTTTATATGCACTATTGACAAAATCTGCACTTGCGTCATTGATACCAAGATTGCACATCCAAATATCCGCGCCAGAAGCATCCCAACGATTATATGCACAATAGGCATCATCACCAGTATAAATTTGATTTATCAGTTCAAACTTATCAAATTCTTGCCCGTCTTTAATACCCTTACCAAAGACTTCGTTGAGCGCTTCAATCATTACTTCTGGCGGACGTACTTTAGATTGACGAGTACTACCGCTCTTTTTTAAAACACGATCAAAAGCAGAAGCAGTTCCCTTTCGATTATCTTTGTACATACCATCTGGATAAGTAAAAGTAGTAGGAACAGCAATTACAGTTGATGCGTCTAATTTTTCATTTACATTACCAGTATAATAATTTGTTGCATTACTGTTGTCATTAATACCCGTTGATTTTAAAGTATTATAACCAAACCAAACAGAATCTCCGCACATTGCAATCTTAAAATGAGTATCCGCAAGAGTATCCCAGCAATATTGTGTAAAAGTACGAAGTTTATACTGCTTCTAGCCCATTAAGTAAATTTGCTTCTGATGGTAAGAATTATATTTACTTAACTTTTCAATTTGATTCTCAAAATTATTAAAATTATCTTGATTATATTCCGGACCGTTATCAACCCATTTTGTCTTTTTATACTCTGGTATTAGCACTATTTATCTCCTCCTTTATATCGGTACTAGATATATTTTCGGTGCGAGGTAAATAAATTACGCTACAATAGTCACGAAGCGATTCAAACTTACCTTTCCAATCGTCTCCCATGACAAAAATATCTACTTGATTATTCATTATGTCGCGCTTTTTCTGCCACCAGTTATTTTCTGGAATGATTAAATCAACGCAATCAAGAGTAGATAGTAATTCTTTCCTCTAACTAAAGGTAAAGTAAGATTCTTTTCCTTTATCTCTATTAAATTTATCTGTTGATAAACCTACAATTAATCTATCTCCCCTGCTTCGCGCGCGAAGAAGAAGATTTAAATGCCCTTGATGAAGTAAATCAAAAGTACCATAAGTTAAGACAGTTTTCAAAATAGAAAGTCAAACTCCTTTTTTGTTTCTTCATTGTATTTATATGGGTCAAATTCAACAACAGGTTTGTCCCAAGAATGAATCGAATCTTCAAGTGCAGCTCTAATAGCGTACTCATCTGTTCCATGAATTAAAATATCTGCAACATTGGTTACACCCTTATCTGCACCAAAATCTGTGACGATAGTTTTTTTGCCAAGTGCTTTTGCTTCAATTATAGAAAGTCCTTGTCCCTCATAGACAGATGGAAGAATATTATAATTTGCGTTTATCATATTAGCAAATGGATTTTTATTATATGGAATCAAATGAATGAAATCACAATCTTTTATTTCCTTGAGAATCTTATCTTTTAATTCTCCATCGCCCATGATATAAAGCTGAGTCTTATTATATTTTATATGAAAATCTTTAAAAGCCTTAATCAAATTAAGTTGATTCTTTGCAGGAGAAAGACGTGCAACATTCAAATAAATTGCTTCTGTTGAAAAAGAATGTGGCTCAAAATTTGCGTATTTAGAATTTAATTTTTCAAATAGATCATAAGGTTGAACAATAAAATTATGAACTAATACCATCTTAGATCCATAAAAAGGAAAATCTTTTTTATTAGCTTCTAAGCATTGCTCACTAACAGAAATTATTTTATCATACATGGAGTAAGTGGAATAAACTGCATTAAGAGAATCTTTTAAAGGATATTTACCATCAATTTCTCTCATTTGATCTAATTTCATTATATTATGTTGCCAAATAATTTTTTGAGTAATGGGAAGATTTTTAATCCCATAGGCAAAAAAATAAGCATAAAAAGGACTATAACCAGTAAAATTGATTACCGCATCAAAATGAGTGTCGCCAAAACAACGTCTCCATTCTCTGCGGTAAAGCTCACGAGGAAACATTTTATCTAATTCAAAAGAATCTATTCCTTTTTTAAGGCAGATTTCATTTGCACAACGCTCAAGTAATGTTTGATTATATGTCCCCGCGCGGACAAGTAAACGGACATTAGGATTAATTTCATTTATTTTATCCAAATAATCTGAATTATCTTTTTTCAAAAGGATAAGCGAAACATCGTATTTATTGTAATCAATTCTATTGAATAAAGAAAGAATAGAAGATGTAACTCCGTTTGGCTTAAAATCTCCGGCGTAAAACAGCAAGCGTTTTTTACTGTCTGTTTCTAATGTACTAAAATCTATTTCACTTAAAAGCTTTATTAAAAATTCATGAATATTTATATCTTTATCAGTCCAGACATTACTCCCTTGTTCCCAAACTTGCTTTTGAACTTTCTCCCAATAATCATCGAGATTCTCAAGATATGTTTTAAAAGTCTCAATATTCTTTGCGGGCGCACATGGAAAGTCTTGGTATAATCCTTGCTTTTGACAATATTCCTCATAATCAGGCGCATAAAAAATAACTGGATTATCACCATAATTTATCCAATCATAAAAAACACTTGAATAATCTGTCACCAACAAATCACAAATTGGAAATAAAGTATTTATATCAATAGAAGATGGGATATATCTTGCTCTATTTTCATAATCTACATGGTGCGCTTTAACTAAAACACGATAGCCGTAATTTCCTAATTCTCGAATAATTTCAGTATCAATAGAATACTTCCCATCGCGCCAAGTAGGAGCATACAAGGCGATTGGTTTTCTTTCTTTTGATAAATCCATCATTCCTACCATGTCAAGTTGTTTAAAAACTTGTCTTTTAGGGATGATTAATTCTTTTCTAAAATCCTTTGTACGGATTATCTTACTATTACATAAACCATCAAGTCTCGCAGCGCCCAAATACATTTTTTCTATTGAATCATTACTAGCAAGTAAATAATCAGCACTTAAAAAATTTCGCATAACATTTCCAGTATTCATTTTATTATTAGGAATATCAAAAAATAGTTTTTTACGCGGGATGCCATGCCAAGTATTTACATAAGTTTGTCCCGGTTTCTTTGTCCAATAAGTAGGAAAAGTATTATTATTAATTAAATAGCATGCTATTGAAATATATTTAAGGTAATCATCTGAACCATATAAAATAAATCTTACATTTGGTTTATCTGCATATTCTAATAATCTAAAATTATTATTTTCAAAATTATTAATTACCCAAACATGAATATAATCATCAAATCTTTTATCACGCAAAAATTCCAGAAAAATTGCGTAAGGACTATCAATCATACCCGCGCCCGCAAATGACTCATATAAAATAACGTTGTTCTTAACTGGCATATTGTAATAATCAATATACTTTTCTAAGAACAACGCCTGTTTATTATTATGAGATTTCCTGGCGCTTTCAATGATATTCAAAATTTCATCATTCAAGCGCGTCACACCCTAACTTTTTATAAATTTCCTCAGCAGTCATTAATGTATTCTTAGACGAATCAGATTGAATTTGAATGTCTTTCTCGTCTAATTCATAAGCATCTGCCATATTAGTACTCCACTTCTATCTTATACTCAGATGTGTAAAAAACGTTAATATTATAAATTTTATCTATTGAATTAACCATATCCAGTTCTGGTTGGATACCTATTTCAAGAGGAGCGTTAATTAAATAAGTTTCCGAAGAACCAGAATCATTAATTCCAATTAAACGAATATAATAATTTTGATTCTGTAAAGGAATAATAACATTACCCCTGTTCCAAGCGTAAGTGTTGTATAAAGTATAATCCTCCGATTCGAGAGATTTAATATATACTTGAACACGCGGAACTCTTGAACCAGTCCAACTAATTTTTAATTGAGTCGGACTAATCAACTCAAAAGAAGCAATAATTTGACTATAAATCTTTTCATCAATTAGTAATTGATTTTTTCGCGCAGAAACAATATTCTCACTAATTATTAAACCTGGGAAAACCCAAACTGTTTCTGAAATAGGTAAGAAATTCGGCGCGCCAGATGGACGTTCACTAATTCTTAAAAAGACTTTATTACCAATACTTTCTTGAGGAATAGAACTAATTTTTAATTTCTTTTGATAATAAATATCATCTTTCTTAACACGGTTAATTCTAAAAGGTAATCTAATAGGAAGCTAAATTCCTATTTTATATTCGTCTAAAGCAGTAGGTAATTTTATTGGAAGCTAAATTCCCATAACAATCACCTCAATCTTGATAAATTAGTGTAGCTGTGCTAGTATATTTTTGTCCATTTATACCAGAATCATCAATATGAGTTTTGATATAAATTGGAGCTTTCACATTGTCATAGATAACAATAAAATCAGACAAACGATAAGATAAAGAACCTTTTTGTAAATTAACATCGAAATAAGTTTTTCCACCAGTAGTGTAAGTCTTATCGAGATCTTCAAAAACCTTTACTTTTTCATTTGTACGGCTAGTACTTGTTTTATTTGAGTTCCATGCAAATTTATATAAATCAATCTGCTCATTATCTTTATAAAATTCAAAGCAAGGAACTCCATTCTCATTATTATAAAGACGAATTCTAAAATTTGTCAAAAGAGGATAATAATCAAGCCAAGTTGAGCCGGTGTCTGCAATAATTGTACCGTAGCTTCTGTCTGACTATCCAGCGATACCTTTTCCGCCAACTGTAATTTTTAATTGAAATTTATTTTCATATTTAGGACTAGTGAAAAATTCAATTAAATATCCAGTATTATCATTGTCTTTTGGATTGCCCATACCATTTATACGAGCTGCAAAAATGGCCATTGAAACATTTTGCTAATTTGATGGTAAGCTATTAAATGTTTCTTTATTATAAGTATAACCCATTTTAAAAGAAAAGTCAATATTTTTTGCGTTCTCAAGAGCAAGTTGACTTCTTCCATAAGATTGAGAAGTAGAATCATCTTGATAATAAGTTAAAATAGGTGGAGTAAAATCTTGTTTTGCGCTTCCAAGCAAATATTTAAAAATACTTGAACTTGTATCTTTAAAAGAATCGGCAGTAGTATCTTGTCCAGTGGCAAATTTTCCCGCTTCTACAACTCCCAAATCAAGAGTTGAAGAATAAGTTTTGCCGTCTAAGCTAAAAGTCTGCCAATTCGAAGCCAATACAGAATCTGCATTTGTACTATCTTCTGCTGTTGAAGTGATACTTACATTTTGCGCGGCTTCATCGCCATCGTTTTTAACATAAATAGTTGAAATATGATCGTAACCTCTGCGGACTTTTCCTAAATCTAATCCAACAGTGGTATCTAAGAGTTTAGAAGCCGCATCATAGAACTATAATTTTACACTCATTTATTAATCCTCCGAACCATAATCTATATCAAGAAGAAAATATTGAGTACCAGATAACTTAGTATCTGATGGAATTTGGCTTCTTAGATATATAATACCTAAATCATTTTTAGTTACCATTTTAATATTATCAATAACCATATTGGACATATTAGCAGAAATCGGCTCATAGCCAATAATTTTTGGAATAGATTCTACTGCAGAATAACAAGATTTACGTTTATCTTTCTCTAAGACATAGACAAATGATGGGTCTTTAGTTGTGTCTGTTGTATCCAACCAAATTTTAAAGACTGGAATGCCATCTTTATCTTCAAGAGAAAGAGTAATCTTTGTGCCATTTACAGAGTTTCCTAAATCAAAATCTTCAAGAGGAGTCCACCATGCTTTATTTTTCTTTGGATCGCCATACCAAATCTATAAAGCATATTGATGCCCAAGCTAATAAATTGTATCTTTAAAATCTTCTCTTATTCCAGAAATTGTAACAATATAATTGTCTCTAAAAATCCATCCAATAAAAGAATTTTTTAGGCAACTCATTGTTGCAGAAATAGTAAAATCTTTTGCTTTTCCTAAAATATTTTCAGACGGCGTTAAAATTGCAGTTGTGTCAGTATTTTCTGGCAGATTAGAAAATCGAGAATCTATCCCATAAAAATATAAAGATTTTGAATAAGCGTACCAAGGATCAATTGATGTAAAATTGTGCCATGTTTCCCAATCGTCGCCTGCTATTGGTTGTGCAGATTGATAATCATAAGTATCGAAATCTTCGACGTAAATATTTTTACCAATTGCAAATTCTCCTGGCGCAATATTTTCAAGAGAAAGAGTTTTATCATAATCATAATCTTTACTAAAAGATAATCCCTTCCAATTTAAAATTGAAGTATTATTATTATATGCTTCAAAAGAAACAGTAGGATTTACAGCTGTTTTTGTTCCAGAATTATAAATTCTTAGTGCTCCTATACCAGAAGCACCTTTAAAAATATCTCCTAAGCTATAAGTTCCATTTAGCGCGGTCGATATTTTGGTTGTTTCATCATAACTATAAAAATCTAATTGAGCTGCCATTATATCACCGCCTTTTATAAAGTTTCTATTGGTCGCCCAAGTACAATAATTTGACCAGTCGTCGCATTACCTTTAGCAATTACTTTAAACCTTATTTCTAAAAAATTGCCCGGCGCAAGAGTCTCAGCAATAAGTCCTTTTTCTTGTCCATTTTGAACAAGTTTTATATCTAAATCATCATTAGAATTTGGATATATGTAACAAAGTTCATTGAGTGCGCCTTTGTTATAGAGGTATCTTGTTGCAATCTTTTCTTTATTTAATTGAACAAGATTAAAAGGAATTTTATATATAAACTTATTAGTTGTTACATCTAATTGTCCTTCAAGTGGTTCTATTGAAGCATCTGGTTTTAAATAAAGACTAAATCCTTCTACTGAAGCATCAAATAAAACATCAATATTTAAGCAATAACCCATAATACGATAACCATTTGAATTTAAATGGATACCATCACCAGATTTTTTAATTGTCCCATCTGCATTCAATTCTGAACCAGAAGAATAAATATCATTCATTCGATAATTAGTAGGATCAGTAGGATCTTCTCTTAAATATTTTCCATTTTCTTGAGCATTGAAAAAATCAACCATATAAACGCCATCAAGAGATGCTACATAATCTTTAAGCCAATTATTGAAAGCATCAAATGCTTTTCTCATGTCAGCGCTTAAACCATTTCGAGGTAAAAGATTTCCTACTACTGGAACAACTTCATTATTAAGTGCCAAAGCAATCATCGCTTTTACTGCTGGAACCAATCCATAATAGGTTGTTCGCATACCGTTCTTTTCAAGTACAATTGGAGTTTCAGCAAAAATCCATTCATCCATTGTTGAACTTGAATCAATACCAGAAACCGCAGTTGCGCCATTAAATAAAGAAAGATCATTAGTCCCACATTGAATAATTGTATAATCTGGATGCAAGGAAAGGATTTCTTTTTCAAAACGATTTTTAACTTGATAGCCAACTTCTTCTCCTGTACCATAATTATACACATTATAATTTTTGCCAAGCCTATAACTAAGCCAATATTGATACTGAGAAGTTACATCTTCAGAAGTATTATCATTAGCGTAACTTACTCCATTACAGCAATAAGTACCTTTATGATCCTCTGCACGGAACGCAGCGTGTCCAGCAGTAATAGAGTCTCCAATAGTACCAATAATAGCTAAACGAGTAATGGTTTTTAAATCAAAAGAAGAAGAATAAGATTGATTTTCGCAATCATAATCAAGAATTAATTGAATATCATTCCTTTCTCCTACTGACGAACCGCGGATTGGAGAAGTTGAATAATAACAATGATGATATTTATCATCTTGAATTGCGAAAAGAGAAAATACTTCTCCTTTTAAATGCGAGACTGCATTACTACGTTTGACTGTTATAAGAAAATTAGTTCCGTTTTCTTGTTTATCCTGAATAACAAAATTTTCTATGCCATCAGTAAATTCATCGCCTATCGCGCAATCAAATACGTCAGCAATTAAAAACTAAGTTTGTTCGTCGTTAATATCTTCTAATAAAACAATAGGATCAATATTGCTATTGAGAATACCAGAAGACATAATAGTTTTATTACCTAATGAATCAAGAGAATAAAGTTGAGTATAATCCGTAACAACAGTTGCTTTCGTTGAAGAATTATGCGGCGCAGAAATTGTAGAATGGTATCCTCTTGATATAGTTAATCTCTTAGTTGAATAATTAACCGATTCAACTAAAATTTCTTCATTATCAACTTTTAAAATACTTCCAGGCGCGATTCCACCAATATTCGTTAAATCTAAATAAGCCTAAGAAGCATTAATGGCATATTGAAGAAAATAAGTTTTACCTCGTAATGAAAGTTCTATTAAAGTATATCTTTTATTATCATCGGCTTTTAAATAAATGGTATTATGTTTTGTTTGATAGGTAACTATATTATGGTAAGTTGAAAAACCCTCATTAGAAGCATCTAATAAAGAGCCATCATAGCTCTCAGAATACAATCTAATAGCCATAATAATCTCCTTAAATAATCTTCATATTAACCATGCCAATATTTAAATCATCATCATAATTTTCAAGAGCATAGCCAATTATTTGATCACCATATTCCGCGCGCTTACCGACTCCAGGCACTGCACTAATAGTTATTTTATCACCTTTTTCTATTGGCGCTAAAACTTTAACTTTGACACGTCCAGCAAGTCCTACAGGAATATATTTGTTGATATTATATTCGACAAAACTTCTTCCTTCTGGTGGATTTTCACCACCAATTAAATGACTAAATTGATTAGAATGAACACCAATCAATAATTTGTCACCAGCTGATGCGCGCTTATAGGTTTCTTTTTCAGAATCCATGTCAAGAGCAATAATATCACCCGGTTCTGTATACCCACTGCGCGGGAAAAATTCAGCATAGTCATTAAAAACAGAACCAAAAACTTGGGAACCAGTGATAGAGCCATCTGCTCTAATATTGTTTTTAACGTATAATGAATTAGATTGTAATTCATTATTAACCGTAAGTTTTTTATTTGAAGTTACATCATTACTAAAAACTGTTTGTGCAGAAATATTTAACGTTCCACTAGTGATGTTAGTTGTTGAGCCACCTAAATTCTAAGTACCATTTAAATTAGTAGTACCTGTTGAATCAATAGTATCTGAGTAAGATACAGAACCGGTAAATTTTGCGGGACCGCTAACATTTAAACCGTTAGAAATAGTAACTGGATTAGTGGTAAAAGAAGTTTTTCCTGAAAAAGTATTTGCTCCAGAAGAATTAATTTCGCCGGCAATGTTTAAGGTAGAGCCTGGGGTCGTTTCTAAAGTTCCAGAAAGTTCATTTTCTCCTTTTAAAGAAACATTGCCAGAGAAAGTTGAATTTCCAGTAAAGGTATTTTCTTTTGAAAAAGTTGTTGGACAAGAAAATATTACATTATTAGTAAATTCCATTTGGGTGTCATAGACAATGGTCGTTGTTGAAGCTGTACCACTTGCTGACATTCCAGATAGATAATTAATTGTATCGTATAACTCTTGAACTGGCTAACCGCCAGCTCTACTAGGGTCAAGATAGTATTTATTAGCCATCTATTTTATCCCTCCATTTTTTATCTAAGATTAAAGTAAAAAAGTATTAAATATTATATAATAAAAAAATAGGGAGAGACAATTAGTCTCTCCCATTAAATTACTTATCTAGCTTTTCGAGAATTGTACTCAAAAAATCATCAGTCTTTTTTACTGCGGTTTTAGTTGCGTCTTTTGCTGCTGGGACAATCTTAGTAGAAAAAATATCAGCCAGCTCTTTCTTGAGGTCTTCTTTACTTACCTTTTTGCCATTAAGATAAAAAGTATACTCCTTATCTTTATCACAACAATCTTTAAGGATTTCCTCAAGACGCTCTTCTGCGTCCTTTACATGAGAAGTGCCGAAAAAGTCATCGAAGAAATCTTCGTCTTCGTCAAAATCTTCTTCATCAAGCCCTTCATCACAGCTACAATCGCAGTCACAGTCACACTTGTCATCACAGGCATCTTCGCAAGTGCTAAAATTAAGCTCTCCATCGTAGAAATCGTTAAGCAACTCTTCCATAATGTCCGCGCCATAGGCTTCATTAAAGATTTCAACTTCCTCAATGAATTCACGCAGATGAAGAATTAGAGAATCCTTGTCCATCTTACGGCTCTCATCATAATCTTTCTTTTCAGAGCAAGTTGCTTCGTGAGCTTTACACTCAGCTTCAGTCTCAAAAAGCTCGTCACAATAATCACAACAATAAAATTTCTTCATATTAAATATACTCCTTTTAAGTATGTGTTTTTCTTAACTTTCTATAAATATTATAGCATGAGGTTGAGAAAAAGTCAATGAATTTAACCAGAAAAAGTTCTCCAAAAAGTTGTCCATTTAATATTAAATTCTTGGGCTTTAGTTTTTGACATAATGTAATCTCTGACTTTTACAGGATCACCTTGAGTAAAAGTAAAATTATTATGAGATTTCTGAGAACCTAAATTATTACTATTTATAAAATTTAAATAACCTTGAGAATAAATTCTTTGATTTTCTAAAGAAGCCGTTAATTCAGATTCATCAAAAGTCTTAGCAAAAGTAATGTTAGTTGACATTGCTTTTGTTTCATTATCATTGATAAAATCATATAAAGCAGAAAAGAAAGCCGAAGCAGTTATATATTTACCGTTTATCAAAAATAAATTAACAACGGTAGAAGCTCCAATATCTAAACCAGCAACTTTTATATTTTTACCAGTTTTACTAGAATCAAAACCTAAAGTGTTTCCAATTTCTTCCATCCCAACGAAAGAAATTGCTGCTTTATAAGCCTAAACAGCTTGATCTTTATTATTTTCAGAAATACCACCTTGTGCAGCATTTATCAAAAGATAAGCTAAATCTATAAAATTATCTTCTGTCAGCATTCCAGTTTCACTAAAAACAGGACTACTATAAATTCTATTTAATGCAGAACCTAAAGTGCCACCACTGTAAATATGAGTTAAATATTTGTCTGTATGCCGTTTTTCTTCATTTTCTAAACGCGCGAAACCTTGATTCATTTTAGCACTAATATTTACCTAGTATTTAGAAGAAAATTTACTTGTGTCATTAAAATCAAAATTAATTTTTAAATCTGTCTGACCAATATTGTACTCATCTGCTCTCACTAATTTGCCAGAAGATAAATCCATTTTAGAATATTTTCTTGGATCATTACCTGTATGAGTTAATGTAACTCCAACACCTAGCTATCCATAAATCTACGGTAAATAAAATTCATTTAAAATATTAGCTAATATTTCTTGAAATTGACCATGCTTTTGAGTTAGATCTCCTTTGTCGGTTCGTTGCATTTCAAATTTAGCCTAATCTCCCTAGGCTATTAGAGCTTTAATCTAATCTGGTGTTTTTTTACCTTTAGATATTTCTGACATAAAATAAATTAATAATTCATCTTCCAAACCACTTTCTTGAAATGCTTGTCCCATAGAGCCAAAATAATCTCCAACAACAGACCAAGTATTCCCCTTTTGAGTATAACCATAAGTTTTCCATTTACTTTTCATTCTCTCAAATGCTTCTTGATAAGTTACAGCTTTTGATGCCGCGGTCTAAAGACCCCAAGTATCTTGATGTAATTTTCTCCAAAAAGCATCAGTTAAATCTTTTTCACCGCGCGAGTTCATAACAATATCTCCCGCAGTAAGTGTGCTAGCCATTGTGTTAAAATAACGACTGTTAAAAAATTGCATTAATTCTGCTTGAGAGGTCGCTCCGCCTTTTTGAATAATACCCTAAATTTCAGAATAATTAGCATCGGCTTTTAAATATTCTTTAATCGTTTTTGTTAAGTTTGAATCATTATCTAAATGAGAACATAATTCTGCAACTAATCCGTATTCTGTCTATAAACTAATCTATTCCGCAGCTCGGATAGAATCTAATAAACGCTTTTTTAAAGTTTTAATTTTTGTTTCTGAATAAGATGTCCTTTCTGTTGTACCATGCTCAAAAACAAAAAATAAATTTTCTTTTCTTGCTTTAGGTTTATATATTTTATAAAATCCACTATTATAAAATCGTCCATAATGATTAGATTTAGGCATTTAATCACCTCAAAATAAAAACGAGGGGTATTTTACCCCTCGTCAACTATTATAGAATACTCAATGGGTAAATTTTTAAAATAATCAGCTAAAGAATTATTTAATTCTTCTTTAGTAAAGTATTTAGAATTCATATGAATAATAACTAAATAATTAGAATCAAATTCTCTATTTTATTTTAGTTATTACTGTAAAAGAATTAATACTTTCAAAATTTTCCAATAAATATTCCAGTTTTAAAAGAATTGCAAATTTCATAATAAAAATCCTCTTTAATAAATTTGCCTAAACCGGCATAACTTATCTTGAATTTTTATTATTTTTTTGTTCTTCTTTTTTTATTTTATTTTTTGGCTTATCTTTTCCGCACAGTTTAAGCAAATATTAATACCTTCAATAGAAAGAAGTTTTTCTTTACTTCCACATATCGCGCATTGTCCTCGCTTAATAATATGCTTTGTTAAAATTAACTTTCCTTCTTGTTCACATAATTCAATCTCGTCATTTGACTTCCAGCCTAAACTATTCCGTAACTCCATCGGAATTACGATGCGGCCTACGCTATCAATTTTCTTTGTTATCATTTACATCCTATTGAGGTGGATTCATCATGTTAATAAAAGTAGCATAAGAATGAGTTTCAATCATTGGCCCTGTTCCACCTGCAGCTTTTTCTCGAATATCAAAATATGTCGCGGGATTTCTATATGTCCATTCAATTATTTGATCATTGGTAACATTCAAACGTTTTTCAGCATAATCAAGTAGCTATTTAAATTTTATAAAATTATCACGTTTAAAATTTTGACTATTATAATAAAGAAAACCTTGGATATAAAAATAGCCAAATAAAAGTAGAGTTAATAATTGATTTTGAACAAAATTTTCATCATGATATTTTTCATCTAATTGTATAACTGGTTCAAGAATAGAATCAATATATTCTCCATAATATTCTTCCAAATAATTTAATCCAGTTTCAGTTGGCTTATGACTTAAAGAATCACCATAAGTATACCAATTATAAGTTGGCACGTCACATTGCAGATAAGGTAAATGGCAACAATTTAAAATACCTTTTACAAGAGTAGAAAAATAAATATCTTCATGAGAATATAAATCTTCACAAAAATGAATATTATATTTTAAAAGAAATTCTTTTCTATTATAAAACTTACCATGAATCCAATTATCTGCACTTGGAAGATATTGTGTGGTTTCTCCAGTTTTTGCATTTATAATATAGAATGGAGTATTTACCATTGTAGTAAGAGTTGGATTTTTTTCAATCTTGTCTCTTACTAATTTAAAAGTATCTGAAATAAACTCATCATCCTGATCAATAAAAGTAATCCATTCTCCTGTTGCGTGTTCAATTCCACGTTGTCGAGATGGGCCAGGGCCGCCATTAATTTCAGTTACATATTTTTTAATAAATAATTTATCTTTATATTTATCCAAAATTGGCTAAAAATCTTCAGTTGAACAATCATCAATAATAATTACTTCAATATTATCAGAACAATTCTAATTGACTATTGACTACAGAAGATTATCAAGCCTGTCATCTGGATTATAGCAAGGAATGCAAACTGTCCAAAAACGATTCATATATTCACCTAAATAAAAATGGTAACAGATTTTTTATTTTCTGTTACCATTATATCATATTAAGATTTAAAAGTCAAAGAATTAAGAAATGTCAATAACTAAACTCTCAATTAAAGTATCAATTGTAGTTTCGTCAAAAGTAAAACCATATTTTTCACAATAAGCTTTTACTTGTTTAATTACATAATCTTTCTTTGCTTTACCTTGCTCTTCAATACCATCGAAGTATCCATTCTTTTGAAGCTGTTCCGCGGCTTCCATTGCAGCTTTAATATATTCTTTTACTCGATCTTGCTACTCTTGAGTCAATTTTGACTTTAACCAAGGAATCAAGTAAACTTTAATTACAAAAGTTCCCATAATAGTAAAAATTGCTGCAACTAATTGTAAAGCAGAAGTTAAAATAGGAGTAATATCAATCATATAAATCACCTTTAAGGTTCCTCTTGAATAGGAACATCAGATTCTAATAAATCAGCATCATTTGAATCATCAACAGGAGTTGGATCAGTTAAATTAACTGCATCATCAGTGGAATTATTCTATCCTGTTTCTGCGGTTTTAATCCATGCATTAAAACCATTTTCCGCAGTCAATGCTGCAAAAATCCCAGCGTTAAATGAATAATCTGGTAATTGTCCTATACGATAACATAAAACCATATAAGCAATAGCATAAATTACTGTACAAGCCATTGTAAAAATTATTATTTTTTTGCTGAAGCGCATTTTATCTTTTTTACTCATAATACACCTCATGTATGGCTTTTAATTGCAGCTGGGCCTACATAGCCATAAACAGTTTTATACCATTGATCTTTAATTTCGGAATAATTAATACAGGTTGATTTTCCATTTTGCGGACTGGTAATCTATCCAACAATGCCATATTCCATACCGGGTCCTTTGCGTACATTCCAACGACCATCTTTAAAAGTAATAGTTTTTTGAGGAATAGATGGTTGAGTTGGGATAGTCGGCTTAGGCGGTTCAGTTGAGCGAATTGCACTACGCTCTCCCTTGCCAAAAGTATAAACAGAAGAATCTTTTGTAGTGAAATCAGCATCTAGCCAGACTAAAGGATTAGTTCTCTTGCCAGATAAACGAACTTCAAAATGTAAATGCTTACCGTTTGGCCCAGCGGGAATTACATGCCCAGTATAACCGGCATATCCAATCAACTATCCTGCTGCAACTCTTTGTCCTTTTGAAACAATATAACTATCTAAATGAGCATAAAGAGTTTCAACGTTTTTATTATTATACTTTTTATCATGAAGAATCTTTACGCAATTACCATAGCTATTCGTATCGCCATTGGTTACTCTACCGTTCCAAGTATGAACAAAATTAACTACTCCTGCCCCAGCAGCGTATACTGGTTGCCTAAAAGTTACTCTTAAATCAATAGCCTAATGCAATGAGCCAGCAGAATAATACCAACCAGCAGTAATTACATGCCCACCATGCAATGGCCAATCTAGTACATAATCAGTGGAAGAGACAGTCGGAGTTGTTGAAATTGATGGGGTAGTTGAACTATTTTTCTTATAACCGTTTAATCCAGCTTTTTTAATTATGCTTGGATAATCTTTGTAACAGTAATCTAAATCTACATTAGTAGAAATACCATTAACTTTTCCTTTTGATGAATATTGCCACATCCCATATGGAAGTTTAGCAGAACAATTTGTTCCATACTATGCAATCCACATATCATAAGAAGTTAATTGATTATAGTTTAAACGATTATTTAACCAGTCTGCACTACAATAAAGCGCGGCATAATATCCTTTTCCTTCAAGGATACCAAGTGCTGTTTTAACAAGTTCTGTTTTTTGAGCTTTTGTTAAAGCAACAATGTCTTTCTCATATTCTTGATCAAAATAAATAGGATATTCAAATTGTTTTCCTTCTATTGTTTTTAATAGTGCAGCCATTTCTTGATGAACTTCACTTACTGTTGAAGCGTAAGAATACCAATAGACACCAACTGGAATATTATGTGCTTTTGCTTGTTTATAGTTTGTTTCAAATTGCGCGTCAACTTGAGCTGGATAATAACTACCATAGCCCGCGCGAATAATTACAAACTATACATTAGGGTCAGCTGCAAGCTAATTCCAATTAATAGTTCCTTGATGTTTTGAAACATCAATACCTTTATATTTTGGGGTCATAAATCCACCTCCATTTATTCTAAAATAAAAGTAAAAGGTTATTTAATCAACTCTATTTTAACCCCAAATTCCGCCACCAGAATTAGTTTTTTTATTAATATAATTAATAATATCTGATAACGAACTGCCACCAAGAGTAACTGCGTCAATATTTCGCAAATCAGCTGGTGAAGCAAAATCAGTAGAATTTTTATATGCTGCTGTTCCTAATCCATGAACTTTAACATTAGTTCCCGAATCTCGGATTGAAGTTGGACCAGCAATGGACCAATCAACCCGAAAACTTCCGTTAATTGTACCTTCTGAAAATGTATAAGTAGTATCATTAAAAGACGCACTTTGTGGGACATCTATATTTACTGAATGGTTATTAACTAAATTCGCATTTGCTGCTTCATTTGCATATTTTGCTGTTGAAGCAATACTTTTTGGATAACCATTTTTATCACGACAATAAATTTGTCCATCTATTGTAGCAAAAATTTCGCCATATTTATTTTTATCAACGTTTCCTGGTGGTTTTGGAATTGTTGAATTAGGAACCTATCGTTTAATCTGCATATACCCTCACTTAGAAATTTTATCGGCAATAGTAGAAGCTACCCAAGATTCATCTTTAATCTTAGCTTTAAAACCTTCCGCTGTTACCCATCCTAAAATTCCTTGAATTAAATCTTTTGTTTTTCCATTGCGACCAATGTCTACATGGACTTCAACTTCAGCACGCACTCCATTTTCATGTAAATAAGAATTTAATTCTCTTGCAATTTCTAAACTCTTTTCAGTTTCAGTATAAATTTTAGTATTAACATCTTTAATTTTATTTAACCAATCAATATGATAAAAATAACGTCCACCATGACCTTTATCAATTAAACAAATTACTAATACCATTTTTGTTTTATAAGAATTTTGGCTATCTGTGCCAACAATAATGCTATAATTATGTTTTTTAGTAATTTGATTTTCTTTAATTTTATCAAGTAAAAATTGATAAATTTCACTTTTTGTCATTTGCCCATTAGTTGGATTAATAAATTTCATTTCTTCCATAAAATCACTCTTTTCAAATAAAAATCCGAATAAATATGGTATTTTAAAATACAATTATACCATACCATATTTATTCGGATTTGTCAAATTATTTATGATCTATCAAATGATTTAAAATTTCACTATTAACACCAAGCAAATCTTGCAACTTTTCTTTATCACCAGAAGTAATATAAGAAGTTAAATGAAAAATTTCCTTTAATATTAATTTAGTATCTTGTTCATTTGCTTCTATTGATGTACGCAATGCAGTAATATTTTCTTTGATATTATGAATTGCAGTATCAGTTTTACTATTCTATTCATCAATATATCTGCGCAATCTTAATTCTAATTCATTTAAATCGCGCTTTGATGCTTTATTCTGTTCTTCCAATTTTATCACCTTATTTTTTAAATCTTCATAAGGTTGCTTCATTTGTTGGATGTACTTCCATGCGCCGCCGATAGTTGAGATAGCCGCAGCAACAGCAAGTAAAGCACCAATGACTATTCCAATAGTTTCCATCGGTAGCACGCTCCTTTGTTTTCTTCTAAATTAAAGTAAAACTTACATTATACTGTTATAAAGATTTGACAACCTTTATATTTTATGATATAATATAATAAAGAAAGTGAGGATAGAAATGAAATTAAAAAATATTTTTCTTCATTTTAAAAAGATTTGCGTTCATAAATATTGGGTTGGATACTATTGTTTTAAAGCTGGTTTATATTGGCAAGGTATTATTCACGATTTAAGTAAATTTTCTCCTATCGAATTTTGGGAAAGTGTTAAATATTATCAAGGCACTAGTTCACCTATTGATGTTAGCAAAAAAGTAAATGGTTATTCAAAAGCGTGGTTTCATCATCGTGGACGAAATCTTCATCATTATGAATATTGGCAAGACAATTTTGACAAAGGCGGTAATCCAGTCATGATGCCTCAAAAATACGCCTTTGAAATGTTTTGCGATTATATTGGTGCAGCAAGAGCTTATCAAGGAAAAGATTTTTCCTTTAAAAATGAGTTAGAATGGTGGAATAAAAAGAAAAGTAATGGTATTGCTATGCATCCACAAACTAAAGAATTTATTGATGAAATGATGCATGCTTGCGCGAGACATGGCGAAAAAGTTATTAATAAAAATTATATGAATGCTGTATTTAGCCATGCACTTGTTAAAGTTGGTTTTTGTAATAAATAAAAGGAGTTTAAATGAATAGTTTATTTAATATTGAACCTGAAAAATATTGGGATTTTACTTCTAAATATACTGCTACCCAAAAGAAAAATGAAATTATCGCTCGCATTGCTTCTAATGAATATATCGGTTCAGAAAAAATTGATGGGCATTATAATCGTACAGTCATTAATTTTGATGGTACGATGCGCATGGAAAGTAGAACCAAGAGTACTGTTACTGGTGAATATTCCGATAAGCAATTTCATGTTCCTCATATTGCGGAAACTTTAAAAACTCTTCCTTGGGGAACTATTCTTATTGGAGAATTATATATTCCCAATACGACCTCTCAAGAAGCTGGAAAAATTCTTGGGTGTAAAGCAGAAAAAGCTGTCCAGCGTCAAGAAAAAGATTATCCTAAAATGAGATATTATGTTCATGATTGTTGGTTTTGTCGTGGAACTAATTTAATGGATATGCCTTATGAATTTCGTATCCAAAAAGTAAAAGAACTTTATGATGAATTTCTTAAAAATAATAAATATATTGATTGCGCGGATTGGCAAAGTGAGCCAACTAAAATCAATGAATTAATGGAATCTGTCTTTGCACATGACGGTGAAGGTATCGTCCTTGTTAAAAAAACTGCAACTGTTGCACCAGGAAAACGAACTGCTTGGAAAACTATTAAAGTAAAACGAGAACTTGATCATCATATTGATTGTTTTTTTACTGGACGTGCGAAAAAAGCAACTCGCCTTTATACGGGTAAGGAACTTGATTCTTGGAAATATTGGGAAGATACCAAAAATGATAAGCTTCTTCCGATTGGCGATTGGTGCAAAGAATATGATGCTGGGCAAAGTATCGAACCTGTTACTAAAAATTACTATATGGGGATTCCTGGTTCTCTCGAAATTGGCGTTATGGATAAAGGGGAAATTCGTCCTATTGGATTTTTGAGCGGTCTTGAAGATGATGTAAAAGCCAATTATGCCGATTATGCAATGAAACCCATTGAAGTAACTTGTATGATGTTTACTCCTGATGGTAATCTTCGTCATGCTAAACTTGTTCGTATGCGCGATGATATTCCCATCGAAGATTGTACTTTTGAAAAATATATGGGCGAACAACAGTAAAAATCAAAAGTCAGCTAATCTAATAGAGCAGATTAGCTGACTTTTTACTTTATAGATGTACAAATTTATAAGGAGGTATCATATGTTCATAATTGATACCAACGTTTTAATTGATTATCCAGATATTGTCACTCGCGAGGATATTGGAATTGCTTGGTCAGTTCTTGAAGAACTTGATCGTATTAAAGTCACACAAGGCGAACGTGCGAAGAAAGCACGAATTGTTCTAAGAAAATTGCGAGATTTACTTGAAGAAGATGGACTAACAGAGAAAGACGAAGAAAAGAAGTACCAAGAAAAGATAGAAGAAAGAGATACACAAATTCATTTTATTGATACTTCTAATTATAATAATCTTTCTGTTGATAATCAATTATTATACCTCTGTAAAGATAATAATTATACTTTAATTACCAATGATATTAATTTACAAGTTAAATGTATAGCTTTACAAGTATAGTATGAATCTTATACTAAAAATAATGAAATTTATACAGGAATATTAAGATTATATACTCCTAAAGATAATAAATTAATTAATGAATTATATAGTAATGATTTTACTAATTTGACTTTATTTGAAAATTAGTATATAGTTATTATTGAGGATGATGATATAAAAGATGCTTTTGTTTATAGAAATCATCTAATTAAATCAATTAAAAGGAAATCTATTGAAATAAGTTATAATAATAAAATTTAGGCTAGAAATACTGAATAGGCTTGTTTAATAGACGCCCTTTATAGTAAAGCTAGTATAATTTATGCTGGTGGTAGTTTTGGAACAGGTAAAAGTTATCTTTTAACTTCTTATGCTTTGCAAGAGCTTCAAAAAGGGAATATAAATAAAATTGTTTATGTTCCTAATAATAGCCAGAATGAAAATTCCATGGAACTTGGAACAATGCCAGGTGAAATGTTCGATAAGATTTTGCCATACATTGGTACCTTATGTGATATAGTTAGTCAATAGGAAGTAATCCAAATGTATGAAAAAGGACAGCTCGAATTGCTTCCTATCGCTATTGCTCGTGGGCGTAGTTTTGATAATTCAATTATTCTAGTTAATGAAGCTCAAAACTTAACTGAAGAACACGTTAAACTTTTAATTGCACGTTGTGGACAAAATAGCAGAATCTTTTTTGATGGAGACATTAAGCAAGCTGATTCAAATATTTTCCGTCAAAAGAGTGGATTAAAACTTTTGACTAAATTACGTTTTAGCAAGGATTATTCTGATTTGTTCGCGGCAGTGCGCTTAGAGCAAATTGAAAGAAGTAGAACGGCACAAGCAGCGGGCTATTTAGATGAATTATAATTTACAAAGAAATTTAGATTTAATTCCACAATTTGATACTGATACACTTTATTGTTTAAAAAATTTTTACAGAGATAAAGTCAATCGCGTTAGTGGTGTAGAAACAAAAAATAATCAAGATGATTTAGAATTAATTTTATATTATAATGAACTTTGTCATGAATTGTATGAAAGAGGAGAATGTAATTAATGGCTGAAATTATTAGCGGGAAAATTTTAGCAAGTAAAATTAAACAAGAGGTAAAACAAGAAATTAAGCAATTGGGTATTAAACCTTATTTTGCAATTGTCCAAATTGGTAATAATCCTGCAAGCAATACTTATGTACGCAATAAAATGAAAGATTGTGATGAATGTGGTATTGAAAGTTATTTATATCATTATGGAGAGGGAATAAGTCAGCACGCTCTTGAAGTGTTTTTAGAAGAATTAAGCATTTCAAAAGATTTTCACGCCGTTATGTTGCAACTTCCAATTCCAAATCATTTAGATACGCAAGAAGCAATAAATGAAATAAACTTCAAGAAAGATGTTGATGGTTTGACCACCATAAACAATGGTCTTTTAGCTACAGGACAAAATGGTTTTATTCCTTGTACTGCGGCTGGCTGTATGGAAATGATTCGTTCAACGGGAATTGATATTGCTGGTAAAAATGCTGTTGTTATTGGACGAAGTAATATTGTGGGCAAACCTGTTGCAATGCAGCTACTTAAAAAAAATGCGACTGTAACAATTTGCCATAGTCACACAATTAGATTAAAAGAAATTTGTCAAAAGGCTGATATTTTGATTGTGGCGGTAGGTAAGAAAAACTTTGTAACTGCCGACATGATTAAGCCAGGCGCAGTTGTAATTGATGTTGGGATCAATGTGCAAGAGAATGGCAAGCTTTGCGGCGATGTTGATTTTAATGAAGCGAAAGAAGTAGCTGGCTATATTACTCCTGTTCCGGGCGGAGTGGGATTAATGACAAGAGCAATGTTAATGAAAAATATTTTGGAGGCAACAAAATGCCAACTAATAAAGGATATTTAACAGCGAAAAGTACAAAAGAATCAGATGAATACTACACTCCAGCATATGCTATAGAACCTTTACTATAGTATTTAGATAGAGGAAATAAATCAAATTATACCATTTGGTGTCCTTTTGATAAAGAGGAAAGTTAATTTGTAAAAGTATTTTCAGCGGCTGGATACAAAGTGATTCATTCCCATATTGACGAAGGAAAAGATTTCTTTTCTTATGAGCCTGATGAACCTTACGATTATATAATTTCTAATCCGCCATTTTCTTGTAAAGACGAAATTTTAAAAAGACTATATGAATTGGATCGGCCTTATGCAATGTTATTACCCCTCCCAACTTTGCAAGGACAAAAAAGATTTCCTTATATTAAAGATTGTGAAGCTTTAATATTTGATAAAAGAGTTCAATATTTTAAAGATATAGAACAAACAGAAGTCAGCAAGGGTGCATCATTTGGGAGCATCTATATTTGTAAAAATTTTCTTCCAAATGATTTAATTTTTAAAGAATTAAAAAGAAAATAATTACTTTCAGAAGTCAAGATATTATTTCTTGACTTCTTTTCTATTGTATGATATAATATATGTAAAAGGAGTGATAAAATGAGTTACGATATAAACTCTATCGAAACGCTTCAATTTAGGGAAGCTGTTCGTATGAGAATCCCGATGTATCTTGGTTCCAATGATATGGAAGGCGTGTACAACGGCATCCAAGAAATTATTTCTAATTCAATTGACGAATTTATTATGGGATTTGGTAATAAAATTGAAATTGTACTTTATCCTGACAATTATATTTCTGTAAGAGATTATGGGCGTGGAGTTCCTTTTGGAACAAGAGAAAATGGCGAAAATGTTCTTGAAGCTATTTATTCTCATGCGCATACTGGCGGTAAATTTACATCAAAAGATTATCAGTTTGCAGTTGGTTTAAATGGTATCGGCGCGAAAGCTACTTGCCTTTCATCTGAAGAATTTTCAGTTGTATCAGTTCGTGATAATCGAGTGGCTTCGATTTGCTTTGAGCGCGGAAATATGACCGATTATACCGAAGTAAATAATGATAAAAATTTACCCAACGGCACTTTTGTAAAATATAAGCCGGATACGCAAGTCTTTAATCTTGAGCCTATTGAAATTAAATTTGAGCATTTATGTAAGACTTGTGAAAATTTAAGTTTTCTAACCAAAGGATTGACTTTTGAACTTCGAGATGAGACTGTCTCTCCAACGCAAAGTGTTACTTATAAAAGTGAAAATGGTCTTATGGATTTGGTTATGCAAAAAGCTGCAAATAAAGTTCATGAAAATCCGATTTCTTACTTTTTAAGCGATGGAACAAATTCAGTTGAAATTGCTTGTGTTTGGACAAAAGCACGCAATGAACATTTTTATTGTTTCACAAATGGTGTTGCCAATGCTGAAGGTGGCACTCCTATCACCGGTTTAAAAACTTCAATTACTAAAACTCTTCAAAAGAAAATCAAAAATTTAACTGGCGAATTGGCGAGAACTGGTCTTATTTATGCGGTTAGTTGTAAAGTTGTTAATCCATCTTTTGCTAATCAAACAAAAACAAAAATTAACAATCCCGAACTTAGAGGACTAGCAAGTAAAGCTTTTAGTGAGGGATTTGAAAAATTCTGTTTGCAGTATCCTAATGAGGAAAAGAAAATTGAAGATTTTCTTACTAAAGAAGAAAAAGCAGAAAAAGCAGCAGAAAAAGCAAGAACAGCTGTTTTAAATGCAACTAAAGATATTGAGAAGAACCAAAAGAGGAAAGTTTTTTCTTCCGATAAATTGTCTGATGCAGAATATCTTGGACAAGATTCAACTCTCTTGATTGTAGAAGGAAATTCCGCCGCCGCAGCTATGGCTATCGCACGAGATGAAAAGCATTACGGAATTTTAGCTATTAGAGGTAAAATCATTAATTGCTTATCCAATAGTGAGGATAAGATTTTTGAAAACGAAGAAATTAAATTACTTTTAAGTGCCATGAATATTATCCCAGGGAAATATAATTCGTCTAAATTACGTTACGGGCGAATTGCAATTTGCTCGGACGCGGATTCAGATAAACTTAACTGTCTGTAAATACTTTACTGTTTACCAACAGGGTCTTTATTTTATAGTGATGGTTTACACATTTTACTTATAAAATAGAAGGCTAACGGGCAACTAAACCGAAAGGTTATGGTGGTAAGAGAAGCTAAACCCCTTGGTGGGCAAGCAGATCCCGTGGGAATCAGAATTAACCCAAGCCTTAAATTGTGGAGGTGCCGCAATGATAGGCATTTATAAAATTACAAAAATTGAAAATGGAAAATCTTATATTGGACAAAGTAATAATATAGAAAGAAGATTTTCTGAGCATAAATAGAAAAAGGATATTCCAATTGAATTAGCTATCCAAAAGTATGGAGAAAAAGCTTTTTCATTTGAAGTTCTTGAAGAATGTTCTTTAGATGATTTAGACGCACGCGAACGTTATTGGATTGCTTACTACAATACTTATAAAGGATTTGGTTATAATTGTAGTGAAGGCGGTGGCAATAATCGTGGAGAGAATAACGGGCGCACAAAATTAACAAACAATGAAGTTGCTTATATCCGAGAATGTTATGATTTACATATGCGTCGAAAAGAAGCTTATGAGCAATTTAAAGATAAAATTAGTTTTAGCGGTTTTGCGAGCATCTGGGATGGTTCTACTTGGAACGATATTAAAATGGATGTATATACTAAAGAAAATAAAGATTATTATATGCACCATGCAACAGATGGCAGTAACGCAGATAAAGCTAAATTCACTTCTGATGAAGTAATGTTAATTAGAAATCGTTATGTAAGCGAGAGTGCGCGAGAAATTTATAAAGACTATCAAGAGAGATGTAGTTATAATACATTTCAACAAATATTGTGGGGCCGCACCTATAAAGACCTTCCAATATACAAAAAGAAAGAGAAAATTTGGGTTAATAACTGAAGCCTGTAACGACTATCTCCCGGAAGGAGAGTACACTTGCTATTGGTACGCAAGTGGAAAGAGTATTTTCGTCGATAGACGAATAACATATAGTCTGCTCCAATAGAAATGTTGGGTAAAGTGGGTTATCACATAGGCTTACTAATTATGTCTGCATTACAATATCTCGCTCCCGAATTTATTCAAGAGCATAGATTATGCTGGTTGCGTTCTCCTCTTTACGTTGTTACTAATGGCAAGAAACATTCTTATTTTTATAGCGACGAAGAATTTGATAAAGCTCGCGCGCAAATTAAAGGCGATGTTAGTCGTGAAAAAGGTTTGGGCGCATTGAGCGCAGCAAAAGCAAAAGAATCAATGTTTAATCCCGAAAATCAAAGAATGGATATTCTTGTCCCAGATGATGATTCTATTCAAATGCTTTACGATTTAATGGGAACAGATGTTCAACCTCGCAAAGATTTTGTATTTAGTAAAATTGATTTCTCTGAAATAAAGGAGTAATATGGAATTAACACCGATTATTGAAGAAAGTTTTGCTCAATATTCTGGTGCGGTTTTGCAGTCTCGTGCTCTTGTTGACGCACGAGATTTTTTAAAGCCGTCCGCAAGGCAAATTTTCTATTGTATGAAAACTGATAAATTTACTGCTGATAAGCCTTTTAAAAAGACTTTGAAAGCAGTTGGTTCCGCCATGAGAATGTATATTCACGGTGACTCATCTTGTGTTGGAGTTATTATGCGCGCGGGGCAGCCATTTTCTATGCGCTACCCTTTGGTTGAAGTAGATGGTGCTTACGGCACTCTCGCGGAAAGTGGAAACTGGTCTGCTTCTCGTTATACTTCTGCACGTTTGTCCCCTCTCGCAGAATATCTATTCAAAGACATTGAAAAAAATACCATTAAAGAATGGCGAGATAATTATGATGATACAGAGCAATATCCTGCCGTTTTAACTGGAAAGGGCTATTTTAATGTTGTCAATGGCACTTCTGGTATTGGTGTCGCAGCAAGCTCTAGTTGCCCTCAATTTAATATTAAAGATGTAAACAATGCTTTAATTACCTTGCTTCAAAATCCAGACTGCGATTTTGATGAAATTTATTGTGCGCCAGATTTCGCCACGGGAGCAATTTTACTTAATGCTGATGAAGTAAAAGAAAGTATTAAGAATGGTGTTGGTAAAGCTTGTAAACTCCGCTCTGTTATTGAATATGACGAGATTGAAAATTGTTTAATTGTTAAAGAAATCCCTTATAGCGTTTATACTGGGACAATTCGTGGAGAGCTTGATAGAATTTTAAATGAAGGACTTTGCCCTGGTATTGAGCGCTATAATGACTTGACAGGTTCTACTCCTAATATTAAAATTTATCTTACTAAAAAAGCTAATGTTTCTAAAGTGCTTCAGATTCTTTATAAAGAAACATCTTTACAGCATCATTTTAGCATTAATATGACGATGCTTGATAATGGCCGTTTCCCAAGAGTATTTGGATGGAGAGAATTACTTCAAGCTCATATTGACCATGAGAAAGTAGTTTATCGTCGTGGTTACGAATATGATTTAGCAAAAGCAGAAGCAAGACTCCATATTGTTGAAGGTATTTTAATTGCGCTTGCACGAATCGAAGAAGTTATTGAAATAATCAAAAAATCTTCTTCAACAGTAGAAGCAAATAAAAATTTGCAAGCTAACTTTTTGCTTGATGAAATTCAAGCTAAAGCAATTCTTGATATTAAACTTTCTCGCTTAGCACACATGGAAGTTGAGAAATTTGAAAAAGAAGCTGAGGAGCTTACTGCAAAAATTGATGGATTAAAATATATTCTTGATAACGAAGAGGAATTTGATAAGCAATTAATTAAAGGCTGGCAAGATGTTGCATCAAAGTTTGGCGATGAACGCCGTACTCAAATCATGAATTTAACCATTAATGAAGAGACCGATGAGCCAATAGAAAAGAAACAAATGGTTGTTCATTTAACTAATTTGAACACTCTTTATGCTTATGAAGATACTACTCTTATCACTGCACGTCGTGGCAGAGGTATGAAAGTTAAGTTAGGCAATAATGAACAAATCATTCAAACGGTAAAAGATTCTAATTTAAATAATCTTTTGCTTTTTAGTTCTCTTGGTAAAGTCTACAATCTTGCACTAAGTAATCTTACTCTTGATTGCAGAACTCCGATTAGTACGATTCTTGAACTCGCGCCTGACGAAACAATTACTTATATTGTCAGCGATACAGATAAATCTCAAGGAGAAGAAGTTTTTTTTGTTACTCAAAAAGGAACTGTCAAAAAAACTCTTTTAAGAGAATATAATATTAAGCGTACTAAAGGTGTTTCTGCGATTAAATTAACCGATGGTGATTTTATTAAAAGAGTAATGATTGTAAATAATAAAGATAATCTTGCAATCACTACTAAAAACGGCTATGTCGTTATTTTCCCATTGACTGAAATTAATACCCAAGGTAGAAACACTATCGGTGTCCGTGGAATTACTCTGCGTCCTGGTGATGAAGTTTGTGATGCTTGTGTTATTAGAAAAGATGCTAAGGAGCTTATCTCTGTAACTGAAGCAGGACAAGTTAAAAAGACTGATTTAGATGAATTTTCAGTTACTTCTCGCGCGGCAAAAGGAGCAATTATTCATAAGCTAAATGATGAGGATAAATTGGCTGGTTTTGCATTCGTGCGTGAAGATTCAAAAACTGTTTCTGTTGCTAGTACCGGAGCAATTATAAAAATTTCTTTAAATGAAATTCCTACTACCAGCCGTGCGACAGTTGGAGTAAAATCTATTAATCTTAAAGATGGACAATATGTAACCGGATTGATTGTCGAATAAATATTTAAGTCAAGGTGTCATTACCTTGACTTTTTTTGTTTTGTATGCTATACTAATTATAGAAAATCAAATAGAGGTGTTTCCAATGAAGTAGTGTATTAAAGACAACTTTGGTCTTTTAACTATGTCTATTGAAACTACTATTCGAGACTTAGAAAACTTTCTTGAGAGCGCAAAAGATACTGGCTTGAAAGATAGTCCAAAAGAAACGATTCGTAATACAATAGAAGAGTATAAAAGTTTGATGAATAAACTTATTAATGATGATATTTCTGATTATAATGAAAAACAATTAAAAATGATTATGGAACATCGTCTGCGCGTCCTTAATACTCAAAAGGAAAAAGTTGATTTAACAATTCCTCTAGTCACAAAATTTATTGAGGAACTTGACAAATCAGTTACTTGATTTTTACCGCGCGATGTGCTATAATATTTATAGAAAGTTAAGAAATAGAAAATTAAATATTAAATTTATTCAAAATTAAATTTTGAAAATAAAAGCTATTAAATAGTTGACTTTCAATAATGTTTATGCTATAATATTTATAGGAAATCAAGAAAAGGTTTTCTAAAATGTTTATAAATTAAAAAGTATTTAAGTTTAAGGAGTAATTCTATTATGACTGAGAATTCTAAGAATGTATTTCATTTTCTTCACAACAATCATGATGTTAATTTGACTGCTGGCGAGATTGCTGAGAAGCTCGGCATTTCCGTTTCTGCTGTTACTGGTTCTATCAATGGTCTTGTTCATAAGGGCTATGCCGTTCGTACCGAGGATGTTATTGAGGTTGAGGGTAAGAAGACCACTGTTAAGTATATTGCTTTGACTGACGAGGGCATGGCTTTCGATCCTGAGAAGGCTGAGGCTGAGGAAGCTGAGCGTAAGGCTGCTGAGAAGGCTGCTAAGGCTGCTGCCAAGGCCGCAAAGAGCGCTGAGTAATAGATACACCAAAATATAATTTAGGGGAGTTTTACTCCCCTTTTCTTTTATAAAATTTTGACTTTAATATAACATTGTAATATAATATAATTGTAAAAAGAAAATATTTGGAGAAAGTTTTATGTTGAAGCAAGCATATAATAATGTACATATTCTCGGCAGACTCAATGAAATTAATTTGCAGGAGCGCGACAGTTCAAAGGACGGTCGTCATTATATCAGCGGCGATGTTACTTTTCTTGTTAATCAAATGGTAAGTGATATTGAGGAAACTGAAGTTATTCCAGTTCGTGTTTTCGCATTTGAGAAAACCAATGCTGGTAAACCCAATCCTGCATATCAGAACGCAAAAGATTTGATGACTAAGGGTATTTCTGTTGCAGCAACTGGTGATCCGACTAAGGCAGATTCTTATGAGTGCAATTGTCGTCTTCAGGAAAATAATTTCCTTGGACGCGATGGCACTATTGTTTCCACTACTGTAATTAATGGTTCTTTCTTCTCTAAGCGTTCTGGCGTTGCGGCAGAGGAAGAGGATGCATCTTTCGAGCAGGAAATTGTCATTGCCAATGTCGCAGATGAAGTTAAGAATGAAGAGACCACTGGTCGTATGTTGGTTGACGGTCTTGTAATTCAGTATAACGGTACTCCCGATAAGATTCGTTATATTGTTGAGAATCCTCAAGCTGTCTCTTACATTGAGTAGAATTGGGAGCCAGAGAATACCGTTAAATTGAGCGGTAAGATTCGTTATGGTTCTGAAACCGTTGAAGTTACTAGTGCTGATGTAACTGCTTTCGGTGAAGCTCCTACTAAAGTTCGCACTCGTAATATTCACGAGTTTGTTGTAACTGCTGGTTCCGCACCGTATGACGAAGATAACGCTTATAATATCGACGAAGTTGCTCCGGCACTAAATGAAAAGAAGCGTGTAACTGAAGAGCGTTTAAAGAATACTCAAACTGCTGCTCCTAAAGCTAACGCAAATCGTTTAAGCCGCGGTTTCTAAGAAATTTTAGGGAGTGGAGCGATCCACTCCTTTTTATTTTAAAATGAAAGTTGAGATATAATATATGGAGTAAATAACATGGCTATTGATTTATTAAATTTGGAACCTACTAAAATTTCAAGAGACCTTAAAGGCAAATATATTTTAGCTTATGGCCTTCCTAAAATTGGAAAGACTAGTCTTGTAGCTTCTTTCCCGAAGTCTTTGATTTTTTCTTTTGAGCCAGGCACTAATGGCTTAAATAATATTTATAAAATCAATATTACTTCTTGGAAAGATTTTAAACTTGCAGTAAAGCAGTTAGCTAATGATAAAGTAAAAGAAAAGTTTGATTTTGTTTCAGTAGATACTGTAGATATTGCTTATGATCTTTGCGAGCAATATATTTGCAGTACTAATGGAGTTCAATCTATTGGCGATATTCCTTATGGCGGTGGTTGGACAAAACTCAAGAAAGAGTTTTCTAAAATTTTCCGCGATATTGCAATGATGGGCTATGGTATTATTTTTATTAGCCACGCACAAGAAAAAACCATTAAGGAAAATGGAGAAGAATATTCTCGAATTGTCCCCGCTTGTCCATCTATTGCTGCAAACATCACAAATAAATTGGTCGATTTTATTATCTACATTGGCATTGAGTATAGCAATGCGGAAGATGAAATTGGCACTCGTTATATGTACTTTAAAGGCAATAAACATATGCAAGCCGGTTCTCGTTTTCGCTATATTCCCGACAAAGTAAAATTTGGTTATCAAGAATTAGTTGATGCTGTCAATGATGCTATTGATAAGCAAGTTGGCTCTGAGGGGACTATCGAAAAAGGAGATAACTTCTATCAATCTGAAGTTCGTCCTTTTGATGAAGTGATGGCGGAAGCAAAAGATATTTGGGTTAAAATTCTTGAAAAGAATGATTCAGATACCACCGTTGGTGAAATGAATCATATTATTGAAAAGAATTTTGGTTCCCAAGTTCTTCTTTCTCAAACTACTCCAGCACAACAGGATGCACTTGAGCTTACTGTTTCTGATTTGGAAGATTTATATAAAACTCTATAAATAGATTACTGGGGAGAACGCAAGTTCTCTCCTTTTTTGTTGACAAAAGTTTTTAGTTGTGATATAATATTTATAGAAGAAAATATGAGAGGAATAAATTATGGCAAAAAAATTAGCTCCTGTAAAATGTTGTTATTGCGAACTTTCTATTGATAGGAATACTGAGCCTTACGGACGTCCTCTTAAAGCGCTTAGCAGCACAGAACTAAATCCGCGTCGTTATGCGCATCAGCATTGTGGCGAGCAATATAATTGGATGCCAGTTACTGAATTTAATCGTTTAAAAACAGCTAAAAAGATAAAAGAAGAAGCTGAAAAAAATGGCAGAACTGTTACAGAACAAAAAGCAAAAACAAAAAAATGCTTGTATTGTAATAAAATGATTGACTTAGATACTGACGACGCTTGTTTGGTTGGAGTAGGTACTCGTTGGGCGCACAAAGAATGTTACGAAAAATACTTTAGTGCAGATGATCAATGGATTGATAAACTTTATGGCGTTTTAAAAGTTGCTTTTGGTAAATATGATTTTCAAAAAATAGAACGTCAAAGAATAACTTTTATAAAGCAAGGACTTACCAATGAAGACATTTACAATGCTCTTAATTATTGGTATATCGTAAAAAATAAAAGTATTGAAAAAGCTAATGGTGGTATTGGTATTGTTCCATATATTTATGAAGATGCCAATGAATATTTTAAATCAATAGAAAAGTCGTCTCAAAAAATAAACCCAGCTACTTTTAAAATGGGTTCTAAAATTGTAGATATTGATTTTTCAAAAGAAAAGAAAGTAGAAACAGAAGATGAAAAGAAACAACGAATTGCAAGTATTCATGGATGGGATTTAAGTTTTTCGAACCCAGAACTTTATAAAGATTTGGAGTGATTAAATGTCATTGTCTGATAAGAATTCAATGATGCAAGTCATTGGATGCTTAATGAAAAACACGACAATCCTTTCTCAAGCGGATAGATACGATATAAATTTTACAGATTTTGATGATTTGTTGAATAGATATATTTATCAAGCAATTCAGAATTTCTATGCTTCTGGCGCGAGAACGATTAGTGTCGTCGATTTAGATAATTTCTTTCAAGAGCGCCAAGAGATAAAAAATGAATATGAAAAGCGCAATGGACTTGAATACATTAAAGACTGCGAAGGATTAAGTAATCCAGATACTTTTGATTATTATTATAATCGTTTAAAAAAATACTCTTTACTTCGTTCTCTTAAAAAGAGCGGCTTCGATATAAGTTATTTTTATTGCGATAATCCTTTAGCCGCGAATTATAAAGAAACGCAAGAGCGTTTTGAGCAAGCGGATATTTCTACAATTTTTGACGAAGTTAAAAAACGTTTATCAATAGTAGAAAAAGAGTATAATACCAGTGATTTGAATACTTCCGCTGGCGCTTCTGTTGGCTTGCGCGAGTTAGTACAATCTTTAAAAAAGAAACCAGAAATTGGGCAACCTTTATCTGGTTCTATTTATAATACAGTTGTATCTGGCGCAAGATTGGGTAAATATTATATTCGAAGCGCGGGAAGTGGTGTAGGTAAAACACGTCTTGCAGTAGGAGATGCCTGTAGATTAGCAATCCCTAAATATTATGATTGGCATAAAGAATGTTGGGTTGATACTGGATTAAATAATAAAATTTTATTTATTACAACAGAGTTAGATAGAGATGAAGTCCAAACAATGCTATTGGCGAATGTATCTGGTGTTAATGAAGATAAAATTTTAAATGCAGAATGTAATTTTCTTGAAGAAAAAATTATTGATGAAGCACTTGATATAATTGAATGTTTTAATGATAATTTTATTTTGGATAAAATTCCAGACCCGTCTATTAATCAAATTGAAGCTTGTGTAAGAAATCACAAGCAAGTTGATTAGATAGAGTATGTTTTTTATGATTATATTTTTTCAAGTCCAGGACTTTTGAGTGAATTTAAATCAAATAATTTACGTGAAGATGTTCAACTTTTCTTGTTATCAACTGCTTTAAAAGATTTAGCTACCGAACTTCATATTTTTATGTCAAGTTCAACTCAGTTAAGTGGCGATTTTAAAAATGGTCGTGGAGTGCGCGATCAAAGTTTTATTCGTTCTTCAAAAGCTGTGGCAGATAAAGCTGATGTTGGTTGTATTATGGTTAGAATTAGTGATGAAGAGAAAGCAACTATTTCTCCATTGATCGAATCTCTTGGTTTGCCAATGCCCACTCATGTTATTGATGTTTATAAGAATCGTCGTAGTAGGTATAATCAAGTAAAAATTTGGACAATACTTGATTTAGGCACTTGTCGTGAAAAAGATATTCTTATCACGACTGGCGACTATGAAGAAATAAAAGATTTTAAAGAAATTAAATTTAAAACTGCTTATTTTCTTGATACTGAAAAACTTAAAAATTCAGTAGAAGGATCTGACGAAACTGAGTTAGCTCCTGAAATTGGTTTGGGCAATGAAGAACAAGAAAACGAAGATATGGAAGTGAATGAAGAAGTGATTGCAGCAAGAGAAGATTTTAAAGAGCCAAAAGAAGAATTACCTCCTTTTAATAGTCCTTTAACTATTACTTCCGCAGAAAGCTCAACTTATATTGAAAATGAAATAGATTTTCAAAAGAAACCTAAAATTAAGAAAGTGAGTTCTCGTTTATTATGATTGATTATGATAAAATAAAAGAAGAACTTGAACCAGATGATATAATAAAAATCATTCAACATTTTATTCCAGATTTGAATTATGAAGAGAATACTTCAAATGGTTGTCTGATTTTACCAACTATCTGCCATAATCTTGAACAAGAGGACGGTAGTAAAAAATTATATTATTATTTTAACACTCATTTGTTTCATTGTTATACTCATTGTGGTAGCTTTGATATTTATGAGCTAGTTAAAAAGATGCTTGAATTGCGCAGCCTACCAAATGATTTTACGTCAGTTTTTAATGTTATTAGTAAATATTCTGATGTATTTTTTGAAAAAGTTGAAAGTGCGGATTCTTATAAAAGCATTAGTGACCGATATGTAAATGGTAATACTGAACCTATTTATAAAATATATGATAGCAAGGTTCTTGCTTGTTTCCACGAACTCTATCCTATCGAATGGATAAATGATGGAATTACAATAAAGAGCATGAAAAAATACCATATACTTTTTTCTGAAGCTAATAATCAAATTATTATTCCTCATTATAACATTGATGGAGATTTAATTGGGATTAGAGTTAGGAATTTGGATGAATATAAAATTGATCATGGTGGCAAATATATGCCAGCATATATTCAAGGAAAATTTTATACTCACCCTTTAATGTATAATCTTTATGGACTAAATTTTAATAAACAGGCTATTCAAAAGAATCATTTAGCAATTTTAGCCGAAGGTGAAAAAAGTTCTTTAATTGCCGATGGTTGGTACGGAGATAATAATTGTGTTGTCGCAACTTGCGGAGATAAGTTTAATAAATTTTTAGTAAAGCAATTAGTTAAATTGGGCGTTACTGATATAATTGTGGCTTATGACCGTATGAATCATGATAAAATATCTCAAAAAATATATTTTAATAAACTTTATTCAATGTGTCAAAAATACAAGAATTATGCTAATTTTTCTTTTATTTTTGATACAGATGAAATTTTGGAATATAAAGCTGCTCCTTTTGATAGTGGAGTAGAGACATTTGAAAAACTATTCAATAGGAGAGTTTTTGTTAAATGAAATATGTATTAAATAGTAAAATTAATCATCTGCCAGATGAATCTTATGTCGAAACTTTATTGCGCGCAAGAGGATTGAATCACGATGAAATGATTCAATATTTGAAACCTTCAAAGGAAGTTCTTTATTCACCTCTTCTTTTAAAGAATATGGATGCTGGCGCGGAACTTTTAAAGAAACATTTAGATGCTAATTCAATTATCTATGATGTAGTTGATTGCGATCAAGATGGAGTTACATCTTCTGCTATTCTTTATAATTATTTAAAATTGATTAAACCAAATATCCAAATTCTTTGGTCTATGCACTCTGGGAAATAGCATGGAGTTGAGTTAGATAAAGTTCCTCATGAAGCGAAGTTAATTGTTATTCCAGATGCAGGTTCCAATCAATATGAAGAACATAAAATATTAAAAGAACAAGGCTTTGATATTCTTGTTCTTGATCATCACTTATGTGAAACAGAAAGCGAAAATGCGATTGTCATTAATAATCAATTAGGAAAATATCCTAATCGAGATTTATCTGGCGCTGGGGTTGTTTATAAATTTATTAAATATTTTGATATAAAATATGGTTATAATTACGCTGACAATTTTCTTGATCTTGCTGCAATGGGCATCGTAGGCGATATGATGGATTTAAGAAATCTTGAAACGAGATATATTATCAGTCAAGGTTTAACAAATTTAAAAAATTATGGTTTGACTCGATTTGCTTTAAAACAATCTTTCTCGATAGGAAATGTTGATGATATTACTCCTACTGATGTTTCTTTTTTCATCGCGCCCCTCGTTAATGCGGTAATTCGTGTAGGAACAATGGCAGAAAAAGAAACTTTATTTAAAGCATTTATTAGCGGTCCGAATGATACTGAACCATCTACCAAACGTGGGGCAAAGCCTGGTGATACAGAAGTTATTGCAGATAAAGCCGCACGAATCGCCACTAATGCACGTAATCATCAAAATAAAATGATTGATCAAAGTGTCCAATTCCTTTGTGGAAAAATTGAAAAAGAATGTTTAGATGAGAACAAAGTTCTTCTAGTTGCCCTTGATGACGACGAATCAAGATATGTCAATCCTAATTTGACTGGCTTAATTGCTATGAAGCTTTGTCAAATGTATAATCGTCCTGCTATTGTAATTCGCTTAGCAGATGATGATATATTTAAAGGTTCGTTTAGGGTTAATTCAAATAGCCCTCTTGCAAATTTTAAGGATTTTTGTACCGAGAGTGGATTAGTCGAATATGCCGAAGGACATGAAAGCGCAGCAGGTATTGGAATTGCAGAGAAAAATTTAAATAAGTTTATAAAATATTGCAATAAAAAATTAGCTAATACTAATTTAGGTGAAAATAGTTATCTTGTAGATTTTGAATTTGATGGAAATTTTTGTGGCGATATTGAATCTATTTGTGTCGATTTAGACGCTATAAAAAATGTTTATGGCAAAGGTGTCGAAGAACCTAAAGTTATTGTCAATAAAATTCTTTTTACTCAAAATGATGTGTTTATTATGGGTAAAAATAAAGACTCCGTTAAAATTGAAAAAGATGGAATTGCTTTTGTTAAATTTAAAGATGCAGATTTTGCACAAAAAGTTCAGTCTTATTCTATTGGTGCAATTACCGTTTATGGTAAAATGAATTTAAATCAATTTATGGGTAATTATACTCCTCAAGTTATTATAGAAGATTATGAGCTTGAGAATGGTAGGGCAATGTTTTGATTTCTGCGCAAAAATGTGATATAATATTTATAGAAGAATGAAAAGTAACATAATCTTATAAACGATAATCAAGTACTCTACTTGATTATTGGAGGGATGATTATGCAACCTATAGATTTAACAGGACAAAAAATTGGACATTTAACTGTTTTAAAATTAATTCCTTATGAAGAAAGAAAAAATTCTTATAAGAGAAGAGAATGGTTATGTAAATGTGATTGCGGAAATGAATTAATTGTTGAACAAAGGAATTTAACTGGTAAAAAATATACTCAAGTTAGTTGTGGCTGTATTAGAGAAAAAGAACATTTAATCGCAACTTCAAAATACCCATTAGAATCAGATTTTGTTTATTCATTTCCTGATTTTAAAAAATATGCGTTTTTGCATAAAAGTGTAACACACTCAAATTCTCCATTGAAATTTTATTCTTACGATTACTACAAAAAATATATAACTCATTTTTATGATGATGAATAGTTCAATTTAATTTATAATTTTTGGAAAGAAGAAAATTTCGAAGGAAAAACTTATTATGATTGGTCTAAACCATCTTTAGATCATATTCTACCATTAAGTAAAGGTGGGAATAATCAAATTGAGAATTTACAATTTTTAACAGTCTTTGAAAATTTAGCAAAAAGAGACATGGATGCTAAAGAATGGAAAGAATTTAAAATAAAAACCAATACCGTATCAGATTATTTTATTGAAAGCATTAGAAAGAGAGGTGATTCTAAGAAATAATGGGATATTTTAGTGGACATAATCATACCCATTATTCTTAGTGGGTCTAACATTCGTATGCTCGATTGTATTATCAAGGAAGATAAATTAATTGATTATGCTTTGGAATTAGGTTTAACGGGTGTAGCAATCACTGACCACGAGAGTGTTTCTGGTTATATCAAAGCTTTAAAATACATGAAATCTTTAAAATCAAAGGCGAAAAAGATTTTAGAGACAGAACCAAATGATGAATGGGCTAATCAAGTTAAAAATTTTAAACTTGTGTTAGGAAATGAGATTTATCTTTGTCGTGATGGTTTAAGTGCAAAAAACTTTATTAAAGGTGAAGATAAATTTTGGCACTTTATTTTATTAGCAAAAGATAAAATAGGAAATAAACAACTTCGAGAATTATCTTCAAGAGCTTGGAATAGAAGTTTTTATCAATTTATGGAGCGTGTTCCAACTTATTATTCAGATATTGAAGAAATTATCGGAAGCAATCCTGGGCACGTAGTTGCACAAACAGCTTGCTTAGGTAGCTTTTTCGATTATTTGATTTTAAATCAACAGTATGAAAAAGCATTAAATTTTTGCCATTGGTGTGAACAAATTTTTGGTAAAGAAAATTTCTTTATTGAAATTCAGCCTGGGTTAAGTAAAGAACAAGTTACCTTTAATACTTTAGCCGCGCAGTTTGCAAAAAAGAATCATTTTAATATAACAGTTACAACTGACAGTCACTATTTACGTCAAGAGGATAGAGAAATTCATAAAAGTTTTCTTAATTCTGGCGATGGAGATAGAGAGACTGACGATTTCTACGCTTACACTTATATGATGAGTGCAGAAGAAATTCGAGAGAAACTCAATTATTTTGATGATGATTTTATTACTCAAATTTTTGAAAATAGTAATAAAGTTTGTTCAATGATTGAAGAATATGATTTGGCATATAAGCAAATTGTTCCTCGTATTCCTCTTGATTGGCATTTAATTCATTGTGAACCACAAAAAATCATTGGCGAACGAGAATATTTAAATAAGTATTTGAATAGTGAATATGAAGAAGATAAATTCTTTCTTTATAGTATTATTCAAAAAGGACTTGAATTAAATTGTTTAGATAAAATTCACCTTGATAGACTTGAAGAAGAACTTCAAGAAATGTGGATTGTATCTGAAAAAATTCAAGAGCGTTTGAGTGCTTATTTTATCACCGTTCGTAAAGTTATTGATATTGCTTGGACGGATGGTGATTCTTTAGTCGGTCCTTGGCGTGGTTCAGTAGGTTCAATGTTAAGTGCATATTTAATGGATATTATTCAGCGCGATCCATTAAAAAGTCCAACTGCACTTCCTTATTGGAGATTTTGTTCAAGAGGACGTGCAGAGTTGGCTGATGTTGATATTGATTCTCAGGCATCTAAGCGTGAAAGATTTATTGAAGCGGTTCGTCGTTATTTTGAATCTATTGGAGGAGAATTAACGAGTGTTGCAACTTTTGGTACTGAAACTTCAAAAGCAGCATTACAAACTGCTGCGCGTGGCTTAGGATACGAACCAGAATTAGGAAGTTTTCTTAGTTCTTTAATTCCTATTGACCGCGGTTTTGTTAGAAGTTTGCAACAATGTTACTATGGGGACGAAGAAAAAGGGTATCAGCCTATTCCGCAATTTATCGCGGAAATGGGTAAACATGAAGATATTTGGAATGTTGCAAAAAACATTGAAGGATTGATTAGTCGTCGTGGAGTTCATGCTTCTGGTATTATCTTAACAAATGATAAATTTACAGAACTTGGTGCGACAATGAAAAGTCCTAAAGGTGTTAAATGTAGTCAATGGGAGCTTCATGATGAAGAGTATGCAGGTCATATTAAATATGACTTTTTAACCATTGATGGTTTGGATAGAATCCGTACCACAATGGAATTACTTCTTAATGATGGTTTAATAGAGTGGCAAGGTTCTTTAAAAGCTACTTATATGAAATATCTAAATCCAGACGTTATTGATTACGATAATCCAGAAATGTGGAAGCTTGTTAGCGACAATAAAATTATTAGTTTGTTTCAATTTGATACCCCCGTTGGATTACAAACAGCGAAACAGATTAAACCAAAAAGTTTGCTTACTCTCGCACAGTCAAATAGTTTGATGCGATTAATGCCAGAAAAAGGACAAAAGACTCCTGTTGAGGAATTTGTTGAATATCAAGAGCATCCAGAAAAATTAAAAAGAGATATTTATAATCTTAATGCTACTACTGAAGAAAAAGATAAACTTTATGAGTTTATGAAGGAATTTGGTGGTGTATTGGATAGCCAAGAATCTCTTATGCGCGCTGTTATGTTACCGTTTACAAATTATAATGTTGATGAAGCAAATAAAGTCCGTAAAACTGTTGCTAAAAAGAAATTTAAAGAAATTGCATCTTTAAAAGAAAATTTGTATCAACGGGGAAGAGAATTAGGAACTTCTAAAGATATTATTGATTGGATTTGGTCTCAAGCCGAAAAGCAGATGGGTTATTCATTCAGTATTATTCATACTATAGCTTATTCAACAGTAGCAATTCAAGAATTAAATTTGGCATATTTTTATGACCCAATTTATTGGGATACGGCTTGTTTAATTGTTGATAGTGGTGGTCTTGAAGATAATCCAGAAGATGAAGATTATACTTTAGGCAATGATATTGAAGATGAATTGGAAGATGAAGAAGATACTAAAAAGAAATCTTCAAAAACTGTTCAATATGGTAAAATCAGCTCTGCCATTGGCAAGATGAAGAATTTTGGTGTCGATGTTGAACTTCCAGATATTAATGCTTCAAGTTATACTTTTGTCCCAGATGTTGCGCATCATAAAATTATTTACGGATTAAAAGGTATCACAAGAGTCAGCGCAGATTATGCAAATGAAATCATTGATAATCGGCCATATAATTCTTTTGAAGATTTCTTGAAGAAAGTTAAAAGTACAAAACTTCAAGTTATTAATTTGATTAAATGCGGGGCATTTGATAAAATTTCTTCTATTTCGCGCGAGAGTCTTCTTCGTAATTATATTGAAAGTATTGCAGAAACGAAAAATAAATTAACTCTTGCTAATATGCCAACTTTGATTAAATATGGTATTATTCCAGATAAATATCAAGATGTTGCAGCAGTTTATAATTTCAATAAGTTCTTGAAAAAAAATTGTAAATCTGGTCTTTATTATTTACTCGATGATTATTCTCTTGAATTTTTCAATGCACATTTTAATCCAGACTTAGTTAAGTTTGGAGAGGATGGTGCAATGATTGAACAAACTCGAATGGAGAAAATGTATAAGGCTTACATGGATAAAATTCGTCCATGGTTGAAAGAGTCTAAAGTTTTAGAGAGTTTAAATAAAGCAATTATTGATGAGATTTGGAATAAATATTGCTCTGGTTTTATTCCTAAATGGGAAATGGACAGCGTTGGTTACTATGACGGCGTGCATGAACTTGATGGAGTAGATTTTGAAGAAAGAGAAATTGATAATTTCTTTAATCTCCCAGAAGATCCAATTCCAGAAACAGTATTCACTTCAAAAGAGGGAAAAGAAATTCCAATTTATAAATTGCATAATATTGCAGGAACAGTAATTGAAAAAAATAAACTGAAAAATATTGTAACTCTATTAACTCAGTATGGAGTTGTAAAAGTTAAAATTTATAAACCTCAATTTGTAAAATATGATAAACAGTCTTTTATTAAAGACGAAGTAACTGGTAAAAAAACGGTTACTGAAAAATCATGGTTTACGAGAGGAAATAAACTTATTATTCAGTGTATTCGTCGTGGAGATAATGCAATTCCTAAAGCATATAAAACTTCACCTTATAAACCAATTACGTTGATTTCAAATATTGATTATTCAACAGGACATTTAACTTTAAGAACAGAGAGGACAGACTAATGTATATTGGAATATTTGACTAGGATATTCTTTTAAATCCCGCGAAATTTTGTCCATCTCTTGAATTGATGAAATTATCCTATTATCATAAGAAAAGAGGAGATATAGTAGAATTTGTCCTATCTTTTGAAGATAGTGAAAAATATGATATACTTTATCTTTCTAGGGAAAGTCTTTCTTAGAAGGACTTTCCTTCTTCTTTTTTATTGCAAAGTAATTTACAATGGGTAGGTAGAGGTTTTACTGGTAATTATGTAAAACTTCCAGAAGAAGTTGAGCATAGCCCTCCTGATAGGACATTTTATTCTACTTTTGTAAAAACTCACGAAAATGTATTTACCACTAGAACTAAAAATTAGATAGTTAGGAAAATTTTAAGTGAAGATTTTGTTTTATTAAGAATAACAAATGGAAATGAATTATTAATTGATTACACTAAATTAAATTATTCTAATCAAAAAATCATTTTATATGATTATAATTTTTATAATAGCTCTTATGCAAAAGAAATATTTGATTATTTTACTTCAAGAGGAAATGAATTATTATTTTTATATAGCAGTTAGATAAAAGATTTAGATTTGTTTGTTTATTATTCTTCCAATAGTAAAGCAATAACTGATGGTAGATAGGCATTGCTTTTAGTTCATAATGACGGGATACCTATTACTAAGTTAATGAAACATATAGATTGTTTTAATCGCTATTGCGGCTATCATGTACCTTTAAACGAGAAACCTACTAGTCGAAAAGCTCTTATTGCTGCATTGAATATTTATTTTTATGGCGCCTCGCGCAATGTAAAAATTCCTATAAAAGTGGATTTAAAACCAGATGATTGGGATGGTGCAGCAACTATTTATGAGATTTTAATGAGAGCTTTTTCAAATATTCTTACTTATAAATTGAATCCTACTTCTAATAAAACAGTTATGGATGAAGTTTATCATATTGCTGGTAAAGAGCGATGCAAATTGATAAATCAAACAATTCAAGCCGATCGTAATTTGTATATACTGGCTAATTTAAATGTTCGCCAAGTCCGAGATAGTGGTAAATGGAGACTTAGATTATGAAAACTATTCAAGATTTACAAGCTGAATTAAAACAGCTTCAAAATAAGATAAATACTTCTATCGCAAATGGAGAATATTCTCCTAATATGCCCATGTGGCGAGAAGGAGTAAGAAAAATTTTAGAAGAACTAAAGGAGATTGAAGACTCTTATGAATGAGAATTTTTTACAAGATAATCCTTTGAAACTTTTTGATGATTTTGTTCAGATTCCCGATCAAGCTTTTGAAGATGGCAGAGATATTACTGAAATTAATTCTTTGATTGAAACTATTATGAATAGCGAAGATTTTATCCGCGTACTCGTTGGTTCTCGCGCGAATAATCCTCAAGAATTTAATCATTACGATAAGCAATTTGACGAATGGGTTGATCAGGCTCGGAAAAATGTTTTTGGTACTGGCAAGAAAAAAGAAATGATTCTTTCATTTATGTCTCGCTGCCAAGCCATGTTTAAAGAAATTAAAGAAACTAATGGTTATTTCCAAAAGGTTCCAGTTAAATTTTGCAAAGTTACTCCTGATGCAATTATTCCTGCTTATCAATCTATTGGTGACGCGGGTGCAGATATTTATTCTAATGAAGATACGGTTGTTGAGCCGGGTGAAACAATGATTATCCATACTGGAGTAAAAATGATTATTCCTGGCGGCTATCGCATTTCAGTAGTTCCTCGTAGTGGCATGAGTCTAAAAACTGGTATTAGAGTTGCAAATGCACCTGGTACAGTAGATTGCACTTATCGTAATGAGGTCGGAGTTATTGTTTGGAATACTGGTTCTGAACCTTACGTTATTAAAAAAGGTGATAGAATTGCACAAATGATTCTTGAACAAACTCCTAAAATGCAAGCCCAAGAAATTTCTGAAGAAGAATTTGAAAAATATTCTACCGATAGAGGAGCTGGCTTTGGTTCATCAGGCCGCTAATTAAAATGAAAATAACACTAGATTAGATTCGTTCTGATCTAGCTGAGAAAGGTTGGAAAGTTAGAAGCGAAGAATATATTAATTTATCAACAGACATGGAGTTTGAATGTCCAGAAGGTCATTTAGTTATTGCACCATATAAAAAAATTAGAAATAAATTTTAGTGTCCAATATGTAATTCCAACCCTTTAAAAAAAATGGATATGTCTCCTATCCCAAAAACAGAAGCTAGACGTATCCTTGCGCTAGATTAGGCTACAAAAATAAGTGGTTGGTCATTATGGGATGACGAAACTTTATTGCGATATGGTGTTTTTAAAGCTAAATCAAAAGACACTGTTGATAGATTAGTTGAAATTCGTTAGTGGCTAACTAATTTAATTATTAATTATAAACCAGATATTGTTTTGCTTGAAGATATTTAGTATCAATAGAAAATTGAGGGAAAAGCAGTTTTTAATGGTGAGGCCGTAAATGGAGTTACCGTTTATAAGGCTTTGGCTGAATTACTCGGAGTTCTTCAAGTTTCTTTACGCGAGTAGGGCGTAGATTTTAAAGTCGTGTCTTCGTCTATTTGGCGCGCGGATGTTGGAATTAAAGGTAAAACAAGAACTGATAAAAAACGAAGTGCTTAGGTTCATGTAAGAGATTGGTTCGATATAAATGTTACTGAAGATGAAGCAGATGCAATTTGTATTGGGCGTTATGGAACTAGGAACTGTAAACCGGTTGAAATGTTTCAGTGGGGATAAAATGAAAAGAGAGGACTCAATTAAGAGTCCTCTCTTTTCTTATTTATTTAAAATTTTTGACTTTATTAGCTAAATCGCATTTTTGTTCCATGTAATAGTCATAAAGATAATCCCATTTCCCTTCCTTTGCGAAATATCCTTCCTTTTCTTTCTTACCTATTTCACGGAGAATGATGGCATGATCTTCATCAAACATTTTTAAACGTTGCTCCGCGCGAGTGATATAAAAAGTCATAAGATCATCATGACCATATTTTTTAGAACCACAAGCATAATCATACATCATCTATGCGTCTTTTAGCTCGTCCATCATTGTTTTTAACAGAGCTTCTATTTCCATAGTAACACTCCTTAATTCAATCTTACGATAGTAATTTCAGCGTCAGAATAAGTAGCTTCTAATCCAGTATTAACAACTGTCAGATTAGCTGTATTGTCTATGCAAGCACAAGAATTTAGAACTCTTACTACTGTTGAAAAAGAAACATTTTTAAGACTTCCAGCGGTATCAATTGTTATAGAGCTTAGCGCGCCAGGAATTGCAACTCCATTATTATATAATTGAGTTGAGACTAAACCAGTGCTGGCTGCACTCAAAACACCACTGAAATTAACTAAATAATATCCAGTTTTCCTTAAAGTAACGGTTGGAGAACCAGCTGTATGGCTGGTTCCACAACCAACTACATATCTATTACTAACAAAAGGAATAGCTGCGTTACTAGCAACAGCGACACTGGTATTAGTATAACTATTTACCATGTTATTCCTCCTTTAATAATTAGATACCACAACCGGCGCTCGCGCGAGCACAGCCATTACCATATACGCTTTCATAAGGAGAGCAAGTAATATAAGCTGGCTGTGGGAATGGGCGAAGAGTACCAATAATATTGGCGCTCTGAGCTTGCTGACTGAGCTGGAAGTTAGCAGTAAGTAAATCACGGTCACGATCTGCTAAACGATCACGAAGTTCTTGCATAGTATTAGCATTAATTAATGCACGAGTTTGCTCTCCTTCGCAATGGATAGCATTAGTAATTTCGCAAGTATTTTTATAATTTTCTGCACGAACACTATCAATATTGCGATTTACTTCGCAGCAGCAATTCTACTGTTGATAACCTAATTGAGCCATTTGTGCTGATACAGCGTCAAATCCTTGATTCATATTAGAATTTACGCCACCAAAACCTTGACACAAGTCTTTCTGGATTGCATTAAAACCTTGCATATTGTTCATACCATTGTCATAAAAGCCTTCGCGCATAGTAGATTGATTCTCACGAATGCCATTCTGCAATTGAGTATAGTTTAAGCCGTCATAAAGTTCTGCACGAGTTAATGCACCAGAATCTCCATAACCACCGAATCCGCGACCAAAGAAAGCAAAGAAGAAGAAAAGGATAATAACCCAAAACCAAGAGCCACCCCAACCATAACCGTCATTGTCTTTTTGGTTCATAACAGCGAGAAGATCGCCTAAGCCAATAGAATCCATAAATAAATCCTCCTTAAAAATTTTATTTATTTAAAGTTTAGTCAGTTAATGCGCACTTACTTTCTAAACTTTTTAATTAAATTTAATTGCTCTGGAGTTAAATTTCCAGAACCTACTGGTGTTTGATTCGCGCCCGCGACTTCTTTAATTTTATTTATCTAATCATCAGTTAAATTAAGTTGAGATTTGGCAATTTTTGTCAAATTTGGATTAGACAAATAGGAATCTAAGCGCTTTGAATCTTCAGGATTTTGTCGTACCTATTGAACAAATTCTGGAATCCTCTATTGGATATTATTAGGAGTAATATTATTTTGTTTCAGCCAATTTTGATATTGCGGCCATAGCTTTATTAGATTCTGGATGTTCATTAGAAACAACCTCCTATTTAGACATTAATTCATTTAATTGTTGCTCCACTTTTGAAAGTCTTTCTTCAAAAGGAGAGGTTTCATTGCTTTGTTCATTTTGAGCAACTGATTCAAAAATTTCGTGTAATTGAGATTGTGCTTCGTTCAATTCTTTTTGAAGTCTTTCAACATAGTCCTATTTATAAGCAATAATGCCAATGCTATTATCAAAAGCTCGTGTATAAATTCTATCATCGTTATTAACAAAGAAAATTTGTTGCTCTCCGCCGCGAGGAAGAGAAATAGTATTCATATTTTCAATGGCAGATAGATTATAAGTCATTCCAATTACATTAGATAATTTTTCAAAAGTAATAGGTTTATAGGGTATAGAAGATATTGTTGCAGGATTAAATTGCTATCCTTGCATATTTTGATAAAGATTATTCATTAATTACCTCCACCGCCAAATAATGAATTAATTAGTGGTAAAATATTTTGAGAATTTTTAATCAAGTTTGGTAGTATTTGAGCATGTTTTCTTTTATCTTCTGCTTTTTGTGTAGCAATAATAAATGCCATTTCATCTTTGCTTAATGTTTTCCCATGACAAGCATCGGTCATCATTTGAATGCTTTGCTCAATCATTGCATCAAGAAATTTATCATTCATCTGTCTCACCCCTTCATCTATAAAGTGAAAAGCCTAATCGGGAATTATAAAATTTTGGCAAAATTTGCCAATGGAATTTTAAGAAAATAAGGGTCAGAAATTTGACCCTTATTTTAATTTTTAAATATAATAAAAACCTTCGTCAATAGAATCGCCGTTGCCTACAGCAGCTCTTATAGAATTAATAATTTGCTCAACAGTTTGCCCATTTGCCATACGGATACCGGAAGCATCAGTAGTATCTGTAAATTGCGCATTGGCTGGAACATCAGATTGAACTGTATGATTATTAACGCGAGTTGCATTATCTACAATACCATTGTTGTCTCTGTCATAAACTGATTTTAACATTGCGCCTTGACTATTTAAATCTTGGTCTGTTGAGCCATTGGCATTGTAAATATAACCATAACTGCCATTTAATTTATCAATAATTATACCATTATCAATATTTCCAGCTTTGCTTTCAATATAAACATAATCGTTTACAATCGAATCAACATAGGGGCGTGCGGGAAAAGTGTAAATAGTATCATAGCCAACAAGCTATACTCTATATCTATTATTCCCAAGAACTTCTTTTATTTGTCCGATATAGCGGACTGTAATTTTTGATTCTTTTATATAGGAATCAATTCTCTAATCTATTACTTCAATAATCTATCTTCCATACTTATTTAAAGCCATAATCAATTCTCCGGTAATTCTTTTATGCTACTGCCGCTGATAGACATTGTACCAACACCAATAGGATAAGTAATTGCAGTAATAATAAATTCTTGTCTATCATATTGATAGTAAGAATCTGTCAAGGAAAAAGTATTATCAAGTTCAAGACTAGGAATCAAAGTGCAGCTAAAAGAAATTTGAGTACCTAAAAGACAGGCGGTTTTTAAAATATACTATGCATAATTTTCGGCTTCTTGTTGAGAATAAATAGTACTTTTTTCAATATAGCGAGATTTACGTCCTATTTTTGCAACACTTAATGGTGAACGAGCATCATTGTTTTCAGCTATTGCAATAGGGATTTGTCCCCCAAGTGGATTATCACCAACTACATAAATATAATTAGCGATATTTTTTAACTAATAATTTACTTGCGCAGAAATATATTCTGCACTTCTTTCGGTAAAGTCCCATTGATTTTGGACATTCTTATACTCGTCAAAATTTAATGACTTTTTGACATTCAAATGTCCATCCATATCATAATAAATATCAGCATGAAGAGTAGTAGCTAAATCATTTAAGAGGTCCCCAATATAAGAACCAGGACCTTTACTAAAAGCAAGCTGAAGTTTATATTCTTGAAGATCTGGATCAATAATTGGCTCAAGAGGATCAAGCATCTAACCATTACCAATATCTTGTTTAAGAACATTTTTAATGACATAAGAAATTGACATTCCTATATCAAAAGAAAAAGTTCCAATCATTTCACCGTAACCGGTATCATTAGTAAAAGCTCCATACTTATCAACACCAGTAAAAGAAATTGTCTAATTGCCAGAATTGTCTTTTTGCGCATTTATATCAGTAATGATGTAAACACCTTTAGAAAACCAAAATATATCTCCAGAAATTCCAGTAGTTTGGCCATTAAGCTAAATTGCTTTTTGTTCAGTCGCAAGTCCAACATATAATTTAAATTTTTTTCTAACCCAAAACAATTTATTATTTGCATCTGGAATAAATTTTCCTGCTGGATCAAAAATAGAAAAAGAAACTGTATTACGGACTCCTTGCTGTAAAGTTGACTGAATTGAGCCACTATTATCTGTAATTTCTTCTGAAATTTCGGCGTAAGCATTTTCAAACTAATCAAGTAGTTCAACCTTTATAACAGGATATAAAGTAGCGGATTGAACCGCTACTCTATACTCCTTCCCTGTGTAGTTAAAATATTCCATTTGAACACCTCACAGAGAATATACCTTAAACGAATTAATATCTCCAACTTGAGTCAAAGTGCAGGTAACTTGAGTTGGCATTTCTGGAATTGCTGCATCACTAATGTCAGAGGTTGCAGAAATTGCGGCAATAAAAACATGACCTTTTGGATCTTTGACTAAAATTTGATTGCGTGCGTATGCAAACTCATTCCATCTTTCAATACGCTCAATGGTATCTTCATATATATTAGAGCCACCGTTCCTAAAACTAAATTTACCTAAATAGCCAGTAAATTGAGTCGTCTTGTAATTGGCCATGCTGGTCATAACTTTAGGATATGGGGCAAAACCAGTTTGAAGAGTTTTTATAAAATTTTGAGTATACTGCGCACTCTGGACTCCTAAAAGGAAATTCCAGGTATCGCCAGGAGCATAACTACCATCTGCACGTTTCTTTATGTCAGTCATATGCCATTGTTCATCATCTATATGAATAACAGTTTCACCATCATTATTAATTTTAGCGATTAAAACATTATAAGTTTTATCTCTTAATAAAGGAATAATCTAATATCTGAAATAGCCATTACTTGGAATGTTATAATCATAGATATAATATTGCCCAGCTTCTTCCGATATTGTATAATTAAAAATATCAATATCTGCAATCATGTCATTAGCAATCATATTAGGAGTTTGAATACCGTCAAGCAAGCTATAAATTTCATCAAAAGGTTCAGTATTAAAATTAAAACTTAAATCTTTTCCTGTAAAATATTCGTCCATTGCTTGTCTTAAATCAGGGAAACTATTATTTACTAATTCTCTTAAATCTGCTCCACGAATATATCCAATAGCATTACCATTTTCATCCCAACCTTGAACATAAGTTGCGGTATCAACAATATTTTCATATCCGCCAAGAGGACTATGGTTTGAATCATCTAGTGTAATCGCGCCACAGATAGAAGCATAAATAGTATCCATTTGACGCATAAAATCAAGAGCCATATCTCTACTATTTACATTATCATTCTCATAAACGTTACGGAAAATTCTATAACCATATACTTCGCGCGACAAAGAAGAAAATCCAACATTACTATCATTGAAATTTAAAATAAAATTATCTTCACTTGCAATTACACCTCGACGGTTAATATCTAAAATTCCATAATAAAGAACTTCACCATAAAGGTTAATTTTACTTAAACCATTTAGCATTTGAGAAGTAGGACGTCCGCCGCTCAAAAGATAAGAAGTGGAAATATACTTTGAAGTATCAAAATTAGTTTTGGTTGGGCCAGATGGTAAATTGTTACCACCATTACTTAAATCTGCATTATTGCCCGCACCTTCACCATAGAAACCTAAACGCCAATCGTCCTCAGACTCCATTATTAATTCATTTGTTGCACAACTGTCTACATTATAAAAACGAGTAATTTTATAAGAAGCTTTTGCTTCGTTTGAACCTTTTGTAGACCAGGGGAATAAATAAAAATGGAAACAATATTTAGATAAATCTTGTTCTGTTGGAGCGAGAACGCCATTAGTAGGTAATAAAACATCTTCTGTTTTATTTCTAGCTTCTGGTAGACGATATTGGAAAATTTGATTTTTATGCGTATCATCATCGTCCCAATCAATAAAAGATTGAACAGTTTCAATAATTGTATTTTTAGAAGATTTAATTGTGACATTATCTTCCATTAATTCAATTATATTATCTTCTACTGAAAGACTAATGACAGTTGCATTTTGAGTGTTATTAAAAGCTATAAGAGGATCGATAGTTATTTTGTCTAGTCCTTTTAAAATCTTATCAATAGTAAAACTAATTTGAAAATCATGAAGCGGGTTAATATTTAAAATCTCACTACCTTTATGGTAGTAAGTCATATATCCATCTTCTGAAATCTTATATGCTTTCAATGGGAATTTTTTACCATTAGCGATATAAGTGCCATATTCAGTAATTTCTACTCCTTTTGACGCTGGAGGATAAGCATTATCTTTAGTCCAAGAAATTTTTGCCGCTCCTCTTTCCTCATCATAAGAAACAGAAGCAAAATGATCATCTTTTTCATCATCTTGGAACATATCAATTGTAGGATATAAATAAGTGTAGTAATAATAGAAGCCATTTTCAGAAGTGGCTAACATTAATTCTATTCTATATCTATCATAATCGGTAACATAATTATTATAATCAATTAAAATATTACGAGAGAAGATTTTTTCTGACTCGTAAAGAGGGGTACTATTATAAATAACTGTACCTTTTTCATTGATTGTTCCACCTTGAATTTTAAATTTGTAATATTTAAAATTATAAGGCATTCCCGCAAGAGAAGAAGTAATAGGGAAAAATCTCTATAGGGTTACTAACGGATTTTCTTCAGAACCAACAGATGAATCTGATAAAGGCAAAATTTGAGTTTTTGATTTCTAAAAAGTAAAATGATTTAATAATCCATCTTCAGAAGTAGTAGGTTTATTACCCGCAGCAATCTATTCAGAATAAGCTAAAAAAGAGTAATATGGGACATCATTGATCTAAAAATTTATATCTGGCTATTTCTAATTAGTAAAATAATAATAATTACTATCATAATAATTGTTTAAGACAGTAAAATAAAGAATCTAATTACCAGTTAATTCACCAATTTGATTAATTGAATCTTTAGGACTAATTAAACTTAATTTATCATCAGATAATCCTCGTCCCAAAGTATACAATCCGTAATCCGAATCTTTAATATTAGAAATTTCATCATAGGTGAAAAAAGTATTTGATGAATCAACAGAAGAATCTGTTGAACTTAAAATAATTAAAATGTCAGCTGCATTTTTATCAATAATTCCTTTCTTTTTTGCTTTTTCACGAGTAAGTATCTCATTAGTAGAAGTAGTTTTATTATATTGGATTTTTTCATCTTCTAATTCTACAGTATAAATTGTAGTTTCATTGTCTTTATTAAAGTCAATATCTTCTTCACTTAAAGTAGAATAAGTTGAACTGTTAAGTAAATCAATAGTTGTACTTGCTAATGCTTTGCCCTAAATTGCCGCAATTTCTTCTTCCGTAAGATAGGAAGAACCATTGCGATAACTACCCGTTTTTGCGTCAATATAAAGTAAATTGCTCATTCCAAGTAGAGAACGGACACCAGTAAGAACGTTTTCCGTGATGATTGGTGCGCCATTAGAATCATAGGAAGTTATTTCTTGCTTTACAGTAAAATTATATAAATTACTATTCTTTTTATTTTCTCCTGTTGAACCCCAAACAACATCATAAGTGGCATTTACAATATCCTATACTCCATTATTTGTAACTTGTGTAGTAACTATAGATGTGCTGCCTAAAGAATAAGAGATAGATTTATTATTATTTGTTGCATTAAATAAATCTCGTCCGGTAACTTTGTCTGGAATAGACACAATTGCGCCAGTAGAATCTTTCACTATTGCATTTTTAATAATGCCAGAAATATTACTTCTAACAAGAGTAGAAGCAGCTGCGTGACTTGAGGCAATACATTGATAAGTCTTATTACCCGCATCATAAGAATAATTATAAGTATAGTAACTTAGATTTTTGACAGGTGTATAATAAACTTCTGAATTACCATTACCTATTGCTTTTGTTCCTACAAAATAAGTATCTGGTTTTTGAGTATTATAATATTGTTCCGTATGAGTCTCATAATCGTTAATTGGAAAAGAATTTTGTCCTATTTTTAAAACATTTCTTGTCCATCTATCTGGGACATATCCTTCTACATTTTGACTTTCATCATTTGGATCGGGATAAAGGGTCGGAGAATAGCTAGGGTTGTTCTTAAAAACATAAGAGTCTGATTCTTCAAGTAAACCAGTAATAGTGCCTTTTACGATAGCCTCGTCGTCTTGTAAGGACAAAACATTTGTGATTTCACCGGATTGGATAATATTTGATGGAGTAGTATTATCTTCAAATAAACGCAATTTCCAGACTAAGCCTTTATTAGTATAAAGATCAGAATTTAATATATTCGCGCAATCAAAATAATAATCTTCATCATTATATATAGTAACAGTTTGTCCTAATTGAGTTGTTGGTGTAGCAACTGTTCCAGAATCAATAGTGGGCAAATATTTTATATTTTCTTCAGTAACAGTCGAAGCAATTGAACTCCAATCTTTTAGAATATTATTTTTATTACTGTTATCTAAAATTTTATAATCGTAACCGACAAGTGCGTCGCCGCCAAAAGTAAAAGAGAACTAAGGATTTTGATTTAAATCCTTAGCTTCATTATATGGACTTACATTATATGGTTCTCTAATCATTTGTCCACCTCAATAAAAAATAAAAGCTTTACCCATTTAGAGTAAAGCTTTAATATATTATCTCCTAATTGAAGCGCTTTGTTTCAAGTCTTGAACCAAGGAGTCTAAGTTATCAGCATTACTCTCAACATTAAATTCACAATTAGTGAAATTAGTTCCGTTGTTGTTTGTATTATTGGTCGTGCCGAAGCCCATGAGAGCATTTCGAGCACTTCCTGCTAAAGATAAAGTAGGAATCCTTGTCATACTGTCTATGTATTTGAACAAAGCAGCTGATTGAGAATTGTTGAGGACAAGTTCAGGACGATTTTTAGTACCGTGGATGGCAACGGTTTTGGTAAAATCATCTACTCCACCTTGCGAAAAGCCAATTTGTGTACCTTTTGAACCAGAACCAGATTTCCCAAAAGGACCGCCTACAGCTTCTCGTAAAGTCGAGAATCCTTTAGAAGAATTTTCTACGACCTTGGCCGCAGCATCAGCTGCAGCCTATTTCATAGACTATTCAATTTTTGAATTAAGTCCATCAAGGGCACTAACCATTCGATTAGTATTTTTATCTGCATTAGCCTAAATACCTAAGCCAGCTGTTTTTGCACCAGAAGCAGCGGTATTACCAGCAGCTTTTGCAGCATTTGCAGTTTTATTACTATTAGCGTTACTTAACTCTTTTTCTTGTTCAGCAATTTTATTTTCTTGTTCTTTTAATGCGTCAATTTGTGCTTGAATAATATTAGCTTGCTCATCAAGCCCATCAATCTAATCTTGAATTTTTTCAGCTTCGTCATTATTTCTAACAATTTGCTCATATTGCCCTTGAAGCTGCCCAAAAGTAGAACCACCTTCTAGCAAAGAACCAAGAGTGGCATTATTGATTTCATTCATTATCGCTTGACGCTGATTAATTTCATCAGTAGTCATATCTAAACGATTAGACCATTCATCATAGCGATCAATCGCAGCATTTATATTATTAATATAATCTGCCGTTTGACTTGCATTAGTATTGGCTTGTTCAAGTGCGCCATTAATTGTTTCATAGAATTGAGCAAAATTTTCTAATTGACCAATCTAGCCATTAACCATTTGACTAATCAAATCTTTCATTTCTTGCTGAATTTGAGCAGTTTCAGCATTATTTGAAAGTTGATTCTCGAAATATTTTTTTAAGGCTTCATCAGCTTGATTTTGCTATTCTTCAAGTTTCTTAATAGCTTCAGCAATAGAACCTTGAACATCTTCATTGCTCTATTGATCATATTTATTAGATGCTTCATTTGCGCGATTAGTTGCATCAGACGCAGCTTGTTGCTATTGATTATTATTTGAAACTTGTCCAGAAAAGTTTGAAAGTTGGTCTTGACGACTTGCATCGTTTCCATATTGGAATTGACGAATTAAATTAGTCTATTCTTCAAGTTCAGATGTAGTCTTGCCAAGAGCATCTTGAGCTTTATCCCATTGATCTTTAATGTCATCAAGAGCGTCTTTTTGATCTTCGAGATCAGACTTAATATTTTCGAGATTGTCATTTTGTTTCTCGATTTCGTCAGTCTGTTCCTCGATTTTCTTTTGTTGACGTTCAAGAATCTCTTTCTGATAATCACGCTGTGCTGATGCGAGATTAGACTGAGCATTAGAAATCTCGGACTTATCGGTACGTAAACGCCAACCGCCACCGTTGGTAAGAACCATACGGGTTTTTTGGTTACGAGCATTGGCTAAAGCATCACGAGCTTTTTCAAGAGCAAGAAGTTTTGACTCACTATCAGCCGCAGTATCAAGTGCATCAATTTGGTCTTGAATCGCGTCTTTTTGCTCATTAAGGAGGTCTATGTGCTCTTTGTTATGGTCAATTATTTTATCATAAGAGTCGATTTGATTATTGAGACCATCTTGAGCGGCATCATAGTAGGCTTGAGCTGCGTCGTAGAGTTTATTGAGAGAATCTTCTTGCTATTCTGCAGCATCTTGGAGTTCGTCTGCTTTAGATTTAAGTTCGTCTGCTTGTTTTTTAAGGGCATCAAGTTGGTCGTTGAAAGAGTCAATCTCGGATTGAATAGTGTCCTTAATTGCGTCATAGAAAGCTTCGATGCGAGTAGTCTAACGGTCAATCTCGTTATTGAGACGAGACTTGATTAACTCGACATAAAGTTTATAGTTTTCTTGAAGTTGTTTATTGGTTTCTTCAAGAGCTTTCTTTTGATCCTCAAGCGCTTTCTTTTGATCCTCAAGAGCTTGCTTAGATTTTTCGAGAGCCTTTTCTTGTTCTTGAAGAGCTTTTTTCTATTTTTCAAGTGCTTCAGTAGCTTCATTAACATTATCTGCCGCTGAGCCACTTCCTCCGCTACCGCCACTCCCTTTAGAACCAGAACCCGCAGCTTTACCGTAATTTTGCCAATCTTTTTTAGCAGATTGTAATTGAGTTCTTAGATTAGTTATATAACTAGCTTTTGCCGTCGCTGCATCTGCAGCAGATTTTTGTTCCGCTGATTGACTTTTTAAACTAGAAGCATAAGCTCGAACTTCAGCAGCTAGTTCAGAGTAGGTACTAGCTGTTTTATTATTTGCCACATTGTGTTTTTTAACTGCGGGAGTGGTAGCTTCAAATTGTTCATTAACTTGCTTTTGAGCATCTGCCAATTCATCAGCACTTAAAATTACATTGCCTTGAGAATCTATTAATTCGTTATTAGCGTTAATTTTTGCCCCAGTGGCTTCAATATCCGCAGCTTTCGCTTCTAAATCAGCTGCTCGGCTAGCTAATTCAGTAGCAGCGGCCTAAGCATTTGCCGCGACAGCTTCTTGTTCAGCTTGAGCTTGAGCTAACTAAGAATCAGTTAATCCCATTAAAGAATTAGCCCAAGTCTCAGCATCTTCAGCATTAGCAAAGAACTATTTGCCTATTTGAGTCAAATTGCCAGAAGCAATCATCTCGTCAACACTCATTCCTAACGCTTCAGCAACTGATTTTAATTCATCAAGTGAAATACCAGTGTCACTTGCTAGCTATTGAATATAACTTAAATTAGTACCAAAATCAGACCAAGTTTGACTCACAGATTCCATAGAAGTAAAAGAATCTTGAGAAGCTGCGCTAAGAGATTGTAAGGAACTAATTAAAGGAGATAGAGCTGCATTAGCTTCGTCGCTAGTAGAAGCAATAGCTTGTAAAGCTAAAATAAATTGAGAAGTATTAATATCTCCGTTGTCAAAAGCAGAGAATAACTAAGATAAGGTATTAGAAAGATCAGATGTATCCAGATTTTCAATAGAATTGCCGATTGCTGTTTCAAGCTATCCAATAACACCTTCTAAATCATCTGGCTCAATTTTTATATTTTTAAGAGCATCGTCAAGATTACCTTGAATTAAATCAAGAAGCGTTTTTGCAGCATCTTTTCCGCCAGCATCAAAAGCCTCAACTAGCAGATTAAGGTTCTTTTCAGATAAATTACGAGCATCATCTTCACTAATTATGTCATAATCAGCAAGATGAGAAAATGCATCTTGGAAATGCTATTCATAATTGTCTGCGGCATTAGAAATAATCTAATCTCCAACGGAAGGGTCTAATCCATCTTCTAATGCCTGCTGGTTCTTTGCATTTAAATTAACAACAAAATTGGAAATATCTTGATAAGCTTTATCCGAAAGAGAAGAATAATTTCCGAGTAAGAAATTATAAAAATCATCAAAACTTACCCCTAATTCTTCTTTTGCTTGTGCGAAAGTGTCTTGAATGGCTTGAGCCTATTCTTTTGCAACATCAGTTACTTTTCCATCTTCTCCAAAAGGACTATCTCCAAATTGAGAAATTAAAGATAGGATTTTTGACTTTTGGGTATCTGCAACCGCATCGCCGCTTGCTTCACCAGACTGAGCGAGCATATTAAAAGCGTCATCAGCAGAATAAAAATTCTAAGCAAGTTCTTTAATTTTTTCTTTATACTCTTCTTCTGTGCCAGACCAAAATTTTTTGCCTTTGGCGTTAGTAAGTGTATAAGTTATTTTTTCGTCAAAATTAGCTGCTTTATAAGCATCCCAAGAAACTTTACTATTGACTTTATTATGCTGCGCGTGCTGCGCGTGAGCTTCTTCTTCAGTTAATTCTTTTCCAGAATCTCTATCAACATAAGTTTTTGAAGAAGTTCTCTTAGATTCTGCAAATGGATTTTTCTAATTCCAAGCAGTCTCAAATTTGTCAGTTTCAGCTGCGCGTTCTTGTTCTCCGGTAACAGCACTTTCATATTTCTTTTGTTTAGCTAATTCTTCTTCTCTTTTAATTACGTCATCTAAAGTATTTGCTAAATCTTCATAACTACCTTGTGTAGCATTTACAATATCTTGTTCATCACTAAATTTTTCAGCAAGCTCTTTTTTAATATCAGTTAAATCTTGACCTTGTTTATATGCTTCTTTTAACTTGTCAGCATAATCAGATAAAGTCTAAGCATTTTCTTCATGCTTTTGCTGTTCCGTACTTAGGGTTTCTTGTTCTTCTTTTAATTTATCAATATTCTCTTGAATGGCTTTACTTTCTTCATTTATTGCGGTAGTATAAATTGCTACACCTGCTGTAACAGCCGCAAGAGCAACGCCAATAATCGCAAGGACAGGATTCGCCATTGCTAGTGCGCCAATTTCTGTAATTGAGGTAGAAATAAATGAGAATAAAGAAGTAAAAGAAGCTTTTAAAGCAGAAACAATTCCTACTCCTTGAGAACCAAAATTCGCCAAAGAAACAGAACCTTTGTTTAATTCTTTAGTTATTACATCTAATTCTTTGGCTTCCGCTGCATTAGCAACTGCGGATTTTGCTTTAGTCACTAATTCTTCTGTTTCTGCTTGATTTAAACCTTTCTTTGCTGCAATTAATCTTGCATGCGCGTCTACATTCTCTAAAATTGCGGTAATTTCCGCTTGATTACCTTGAGCATCAGCAATTTTCTAAGCGTAAGATTGAGCATCAACTGCGACTTCTTGATAAGCACTTTGAATTCTCTTTTGAACCTATAAATTATGTTTGGTCATAATAAGAGTTAATGCTGTCATAACAAGAGAAATCTCTTTAATAGGACCAGGAATCTTAGCTAAAGCATCTACTGCACTGGCTAATAAATTTACAAAAGAAGTTAAGCTACTTGAGCTATTGAAGAAAGAGGTTTTTAATGCTGTAAAATTATTATCTAAACGTTTTAAAGCAGAACTTAAATTATCACTAACTGCTGAGAATTGCTGTTCTGCTGCACCAGCAGCGTCCATAGCATAAGCAAGGTTATCAATATTTGATTGATTGTTACCAACTAATGCGATAAAGTTTGAAGACTATTGAGTGCCAGCCGCCATAGTTGCAATGTACTTCTAAGTGTTAGTATCTAATGTATCCCACTTAGCAGATAATTCCATAATAACATCACCAATATTACGGAAATTACCTTCAGTATCACGAAGTGCAACATTCGCTTTCTTTAATGCTTTTTCGACGTCGTTGGCATTAACACCATCTTCAAGCAAAGATTCTGGATCTGCTTTTAATTTTTGGAAACGGGCAATGATACTCTTCATAGAGTTACCGATTGTCTCAGCACTCAAACGAGTAGTTTCTTCCATTGTAGCAATGAAAGCAGTAGTTTGCTCAAAAGTCATCCCCGCGTTCTTAGCAATAGAAGCAGTACGAGCCATAGCTGTTGCAAGTTCTTCTACGTCAGTAGCAGTTTTACCAGCCATATTTGCGAAAACGTCAACAACATTCGCAGCATCGTCTCCACTCATACCAAAAGCGTTCATGGTAGAAGTTAATTGGTCAACGGCAGTTGAAAGATCTTGCTAAGAAATTGCGGCCATCTTACCTGCGGCATTAAGACGGATTTCAGTTTCTTCTGTACTTAAACCTTGCTGATAGAACAATAACATACCGTTAGTTAAATCATCAACAGACAACGCTAATGAATTAGCATTATCAATCATTTGTGGCATATTGCCCCAAAGTGATTCTGTTGTAATTCCACTAACAGCAGAAATCGCACTTAGGTTATCGTCTAATTCTTGATAAGTTGAAACTATGTCTTGTACAGCATTAATTGCAGCACGGACAATAGCTGTAAAAGAACCCCATTTAACAATAGAAGATTCTAATGCTGCGCTTAAATCATTAGTAGATTTAGCACCCTAATTTGCTGCGCTCTGATATTCAATTAAAGTTTTTGTTGTATCTTGTTCTAAAGCAGAAATTCTTTCTTTAGTTGCTTCAGTTGCTTGTTTTTCAGCTTCAGTAATTTTAATCTATGCTTGACGATATTCTTCAGTTGCTTGATTAGCTTCTTTTTCTGTTTTTTCTTTTGCTTTTAATGCTGCGGCTTGTTCATTAATTTCTTTAGTATGCTCAGTAGTTGCTTTTTTAATTCCAGTCATAGAATCAAGTCCGGCCGTTTGTAAGCGATCAGCTTCTTCTAAAACTTTATTTATGTCTTTCTGAGCTTCTTGGACGTCAGTTTGTGCCTAAGCTACTTCTTTTTCTTTTTTCGCATATTCGTCACAAGCTGTTGTTAAATCAGCAATTTTTTTCTTTTGATCTACGACTTGCGTAGCTATAGCGTCCTACTAAGCCTTAAATTTTTGTAAAGCACTTGAAACATTTTGATACGCCTAAGCCTAATCAAGTGGATCAAGTTGAGATAATCTTTCTTCGAGAGTATCGACAGTTTTTGTAACTTTCTATAATTCAGTCTAGTAAGAAACTAACTCATTTTTAGCTGTAGCTAAATCTTGAGATGGATCTTGTGATTTATTAGATATTTGTAACTATTTAAGATTATCTTGGAGCTATTTTAATTCCTCAATTTTGCTTGACAAAGATTTAAATAAGTCATTAAAATATTTGTCGTTTACACCAGTATATTCAGTTCCGTTAATTTTTTGCATAACGTCCTGAATTTCTTGTCCTTTTTCTTTTATAGACTTAATTAAATTTGAGCCAAAATCGTTAGTAATTGATTTATCAATTTTTATATTCTAAAGGCTTTTGTTTAATTCTGCAACAGCACTTTTAGTATCTTTAAAAATAGTATTAATTTGAAGCTATAATGCTATTGTTCCCTTTGATGCCATAATTTCACCTCAAATAAAAAAGACTGGTAAATATTTACCAGTCTTTAATATCATATATCCGCATCTATATCATCGTCAAGATAAGTTACCTAAATGGACTTTCTCTTGTAACGAGAGCCATCAGGAATAACCGCGAATTGTAGAACTGATATTAATGGGCTGGTATTCCTTCCAAAATTCAAATTAAAATTACTTTGAATCAATAATTTAGGAATTTCAATAATCCCTGTTTTACGATTACTCGTATTTTCATCGGTATAATAAAACTTACCGACAAACTTGAGATACCCATTAAAGTCCTTGGCACCTACATTCACTGTCTAATAATCAATATCTACATCATACCAATAGGTAACAAGTACGTCTATATCTGTATCTTCTAAAATTAGAGTATCATCCTACATTATATAGTCTACAATTTCTCTCGTCTTTTTACCTTTTGAGAGCGCCCATACCTTGAGCGGATAAGATGTATTGGGTGAATGATCAAAAGTAAAAACCCCATCAGAATCAATATATACTTCTTGGGAATAGGGGAGAGATTTAGTGCCTTCCTCTACCGAATTAATATTTGAACGTGCAATCATTGCGAAACCATTTGGAGAAACACGTCCCATATTAATTGCGCCATACATATTACGCGCAGTTTCCCAGTTAATTAAGACTGGATTCTAATAACCACCGCGCGCAGAAATAGACTAAATATCTTCTCCAAAAGCTATCTGCTGAATGTCATCAAATTCAAGGATAATCTCATTCTCTTCATATGCTTGCCCATTGACGGTAGTTTTTGTCCCTGCCAACAAATAGCCTTTATACAAATCTTTTATTCCATAATTATTATCCATAATTATTACTCCTTACTCCTAAAAGAAAAAGCCTATCCCGGCTCGGAATAGGCTTGAATGATTAAATATTAATCAAACTTCATCGGTAGCAAGCTCGCCTGCTGCGCTAACATCAACATCAGGATAAGCAGTCAAACGCATCATAACGCCATCAGAAGGACGAAGAACTTTCATAGTCATAGAGAAAGTAGAAGGATCGCCTTCGGCTTGCATGGTGATTGTCTGAGCAGGGTCCATCTTAGCCATCGGAACTTCAAACTCAAAGAACTTATCGGTACCGGTTGAATAATCACGAGCGTAAGTAGTACCAACAATACGATAAGTGCCAGGGAAGTTAGAAGCACTAATCTCGATAGTCTTTACGTTATCTCCAGCCTTTACCTTCCATTGAGCAATATACCATTCGCCTTCTTTAAAAGCGCCAGTGGTAATTTTCTCACCTTGAGGACCATAATAGGTAACGTTAGCTTTTTCATCAATACCAGTAGGCAAAGCTACACGAGTTGCAAGATCGGTACCATCAGTACCAGTACCCAAGCAACGAGCGGTACGAAGCATAAACTTCTCGCCGTCCTTTAAGCCAGTAACTTCACCTTTCTTATCGACGCCAGGTAAAGAAGCAGCACCATGCATAAGAGCCATAGACTCCATAGAGAACAAAGCGTCTTCAAGAGTAATGGTGATTTCCTTACCATAGTCCCAGGTAATCAATTTAGCGTTACCTTTACCACCAGTAGCATCAGTACTAGAAGCAGTCTCTTCAATAGTAGATACTTTCAAAGTATCAAGATAAAGGACTGGGGTGTACTTGTTGTTTCCATCAATACGGTAAAATGTTACGTCAGCAACTTCCTTAATACCGTACATATCAAGAATACTAGCCATTTAATTTCCTCCTTTAAGGATTAGTCATCCAATTCTTTAACTTTATCTTTTTAGCGTCAGCACCTGCCAAGATCGCGGCATAATCTTTATCATACCTATCTTTACCAGTTACTTTTTCAAACTAATCGTAAAGCTAATAAATTGTTAAATCCCAGACATTAAGCATCGTATAACCAATGCCATAAGCACAAAGGGATGAAATAATGTCTGGCAAAGTAATTCCGTCCCCTTTTTGAGAATTTTTTTCTCGCTCTCTTTTCTTCGCTTCACGCAATTTTAATCTTGCTTTAATAAACTTCTGCTTGAGTTTTTCATTGGGCGAAATAATTTCTCGCTCTTCCTCAACATCATACATTTTATTAATCATTAAAATTACTTCTTGAAACTCATTGAAATTTGATTCGTCAAGAACAAAATTCTTATCGGGCTATTCGTCAATTATAACAATAGTGTCTCCCGATATTTCTATCGGTTTCCTTAAATAAGTAAAAAAAGCAATTTGTAACTCCAAAAAAGCAATTGGATTCCCGTTACAAGTGTCAATAGTAAAATGAAGTGGAGAGGGAACATCTCCACCTATTCTCTATTCCTCTAGGAATTTAGCTATATCTAAAATCGAAAGTGTTATGCGCGCTGTGTAACGATTATAATTATCGAATCCTATCTATTGGATTTCATCAAGAGTAGGTTTATAAATGGTTAATCCATGAAAATCGAGAGGAGCTTTAGAGAGCAAATCTGATTTAGAATAATTAGCCATTAGCTGTCACCATAAAGACCATTTGGTTATCTGTAACATCTTCATAAACTACGCTTTGCTACTCTCCGATAAACTATAAAGTACCAATACCAGTAACTCTTGAACCTTGAAGCTCCTCATAAATTTGACTCATTATTTTATATGGGCGCGGGCAAATATCATCTATTAACCATTTATCTATTGGACAAATAACATCAATAGCAACTGTTGCATCATTAAAATCAACATTATCGCCTGGCTCAAAATTTGGAATTGACACTACAACAAAAGCCTCGGTACATTCATTAGGATTAACTTTAGGTTTAATTCTAATGTTTTTTTCAAGCAAAGAATTGGTAATATCATAGTCCTTACTCTTATCGAGCGGTGTTTCGCTCATATCAGTCAATAGACGACACAAATCTTCGTTTTTACTTAACTTTTGTGCAATCTTGTTGAGCGCACGCCCAAGGTCTTCAAATAAATATGTAGACATAATTATTTCCTCCAGGCGGTTTTAATCTTCAAATCAAGAGTACCAATTTCCTTATCTCCTGACTTAAATTTAATTTGAGTGTCTCCAAGATTACTTCGCGCGACCACTTTAATTTTACCATCTTTAGTTTTTACAACTGCAACTTTATCTTTATCAAATTCAAAAGTTATATTAGTGTAATCACTATTAATGGTATAATAATTAGTCCCAAAAACATCAATAACATTATTACCAATAATATAGAAATACTCTCTTATCTAATCAATAACAAAATCAAATTTCTAAGAGTAACCAGTAATATTGTCTGTTACAGTAATACTGCCATCATTGCCTAGTAATTCAAATTTGTTTGTGTCTTCATTATAATTAGCAAAACCATCACTAATCTCATAAGAGAAGCTAGATTTTACAATCTAACCATCTTTGATAAGATAGAAAGCTAAATCCTCGAACTCATCATTAATAGAGATTTCTTCTCCATCTAGTCCAGCACCGTAATTAGTAATGATAGAAATTGAATCCAAACGAGCAGTCCCCGCAACTTGCTCTTTAACAGAATCTTGACTTTCATCAATGCCAACTTGATTTAAAGTAGCATAAGAAATACCAGGAATACTAATTCTATCATCATCTACATATCGCCAAGTTTCTTTGCCAATAATGAAACGACAATTAGTATCAATATCGTCTGTTGTCGCCCAAATTGTATTAAGTGCGCGATTTGGTTTTTGGACTAAATTCTTATTAGAAAATTTAAAATATTCTTTTATATCAAATGTGCCAGTGCCGTTGATATAGCAAGGAATTGAATGTTCCTTGCCATCTGTACCTATATATTTTAATATGTAGTCTAATTCAAGCATCTTATACTTGAAATACCCATAATAAGGATGAACCTCTTGATTCATCACGATCCAATAACGAGTCTTATCGAATCCTCTATCGTGAGTTGTAATAACGGCACCTTCTGGCAAAGGAATATCTTTGGCCGCTCTCAAATAGAAAATAATTTTAGTCTCCGTCTGCGCAGCGCTTCGCGCTCCAGAGGAAAGGACTCCTATATAAGTTTTACCTTTATAGGTAAATTCGCACCTATCTGGACTCTTTTTCTTTAGCGCTTCAAAATCTCTTGCAGACTTATTCTCAATTACTTCCTAATCAGTTTGACCAAAAGCTAAAACCCTTGCCTTATACTGATCAAGATAAGGCATTATATAAAAATCTTATCCACTAGCTTCATACAGAGCATTACGTTTTCACGAAAATACTTATATCTCAAAAATCTTAATGAACAAGTTTTAGAATAAAGACTGTTTAAAAGTTCTCCATCAAATTCATCAAAAGTACCGAGAATCTCGGTTTCGAGTTGATTGAGTAACTTCTCATAATCCCAGCCTTTTTCGTAGTCACGGAGCATTCCGTAATACTTGCCTTTTAAATACTCTCTATACTCAGCAGTCCTTTTACTCTATCTATTCATTTTATTTCCCCGCAAGTCGTGAATAATCAAAAACTTTATGATTAGGAGTGCGGCTGTAATCACTAATCATTTTTTTGATTTCTTTATCTAAAAGCTCAGTCATTCCACTAACTTGTGCTTTTAAGTGATTGGCTTGAGAGTGAAATTCAAAATCATTTTCTGCGTACTTTTGTTCAATGACATCTGTATCATAGATGAAACGCTAATACCATTCACGCTTCATTAAGTTAGCAAGAATTTGAATTTCATCTTGTCCCAAGTCGGCATCAAAAGTCTCTGTGTCATCGTCTTTAGATAGACTAACATGAGGAAGTCTAAACTTGGGAATAGCCGCATTTAATAAATCAATCATATCCTGTTCATTTACATCATCATCCATAACCGCACGATCACGATCGGTAATTTTTGCTGTAAATGCTTGAAAAACATCCTCGTAGTCTGTCATAGATTATCTCTCCAAAGATCTTGCCTTTTCAATATCAATGCCACTTGCATTGGAAACTAACTTGGTCTTGTTATAAGAAATATCTTTGCAGTCCATTGCAATTTGAGCAATCATTTCTTTACGCTCTTTTGAAGAAGCATTAAGCAATTCTTTGACTTCAAGGTCAGTACCCTTTTCGAGCAACTTACGAATTGCAATGTAATCTTCGGTATGCTCTTGAACAAGATTACCGTCTTTGTCCCGCTTAACTTCCTCTTGATCAATTAGACCAATTTCAAGTCCAGCTTCAACGTCTTCAACCTGTAACTTCTTTGCGCGAACGAGATGAATAAAACCATCATCATTAGCAAGAATATCAAAGTCCTCTGCCTTAACAGGGAAATGAGCCATAGGGCGAAGTTGAGTGCGCAATCTAATAGAAGGCTCAACAACAATAATAGTATGATTGCTGATATTCTTAATATAAACTTTCTTGTTATCCATAATAAAATTACTCCTTACTCAATAAAATAATAAGGGGTGAGAATCTTATCTCACCCCTCTATTAGTTATCAAACCACAGAATCGGTGTCCAATTCAGAGTCGTGATACAAGCCCCAGTTATTATAATGGAGAATAGCAATGCCAACTTTCTGGTACATTGAGAACTCCATAGAACGATCTTTCTGCTCATAAGTATTAGCAACAGGGCCACCTTCAAAGACGATACGAGCCAACTTATTGCCATCACCAGGAATAATATAGCAATAAGCAGGATTCATAACGACACGCTGGTTGGTCTCATCCTCAAAGCTCTGAGGAAGAACAACAATTGGGCATCCCTTATACATCTTCAATACGCCATAAGTGCGCATATCAGCAACGTCTTGCTCGCTGATACGAAGTCCCTTTGCACCAGTAGTGGTATCACTTACTGCGAGATAGTTGCAAGGAATCTTGTCAGCAAACTCGTGAGTGCAAACGATGATAGGATTGCCATAGTAACGAACGGTATTGATTAATTGATCAAAGCTAACCTGGTCGAACTTAGAAGCCTCGACAAAGGTCTTGTTACCGTTAGTCATGTCACGATTAGGAACCAACTCGCCCTTAGCATCATACTTAGCAAAAGTAGAGCCATCGGTAGACTGAACGCCCACGGACTTAGCAGAGTTGTTGATGGCCTTAGCAAGCATGACGTAGATTTCCTCGTCCATGCCTTCCATCAAAATATCAACTTGCTCGGCAAGATCCTCTTGACCAGCCAAGAAGCGCTCAAAGTCAATAGCAGTAGCTCCGCCGATAGCCTCAGTCTCAATAGTGAACTCAGTGCTATCCAAACGGAAAGTCTCAAATACGCCGCCCAAGCCAACGCGAGTTACGAAAGACTTGCCACGGGCGCGACCCAACTTCTTCTTAAAAGTAATCTTCTGACCATGTCCGACAGTCTGAACCTCAGCAAGAACGCCGTAGTTCTGAAGAACCTTTTGAGGAAGAACCTCTGCGTAAATTTCCTCAATCAACTCATAAAAATCGAGCTTATTGCGGCGGAACAAAGAATAATCGCCAACCAACTCTTTAACTTGGTCGCGGAAAGCATCATTAACATTCTCGCAAGAGAAGTTAGAAGTGCCATCAGTATAACCTTGACGTAAAGCAGCCTTAATACCAAGGGTTAAAGCATTTTTCTTATTAAAAGCCATTGTTTAATACCTCCCCTTGAAATCACATTGCTACGGCGTTTTTCATAACTTTAACGCCATAGTTAAACATATCAGGCATAACCTTATACTCAACAGCGGTAAAAGGAGCGCCCTCAGTTTTCTTAGTCAACTGAAGAATACCCTCAGAACCGACAACAGTAGAAGGAATGCAAGCAAGAGGAGTTGTAGCCAAATCCTTAAATGCTTTCTTTACTGCTTCGTCATTTGCAAACTCTTCAGTGTCATAGCAAATAGTGTTAGTAGTGAAAGTATTGCCCTGCTCAACCAAAAGAACAGCAGCCATCTTGCCACCCTTAACCTTGTATTGATTCAATCCCTGATGGAATTGGTCATAGATCTTCTCAGAGTTGTTAAGAACGCCCTTAACTGCGAGAGGGTCGGTAGCAAGAACAACCTTGCCCAAATCCTTACGGACGCCGACAATACGGCCAACCTCTGCACCATCGGGGAACTTAGTAGCATCCAACTCGCAAGCAGATTCCATATTCTCGGCATTAACACGGTTACGCTCGATAACGCCGTATCCAATATGGGCTAGTCTTTGAATAGCCATAGCTTTTACCTCCGGTAAAATTAATGTTTCATACTCTTTTTAATGAGTGCGGTGATTTCATCTTCATCAGCTTCATAAGTTGAAGTAGGAGCGAAATCATCGTGCTTAGCAAATAAAGAAGGCTTAGCCGCAAAAAGAAGGTCTTTCTCTAAATCATCAACAGTAGAGTAAGAATCCAAGCGAGACTCAAAATCTTGCTTTACAGCATCACTAATGTAACTAGTGTACTCTTGGAGTTTCGCGTCTTTCTGCGCGGCTAACTCTTTGTTCTTCTCTGCAACTAAAACATCGTAATCTGCTTTGAGAGCAGTATATAAATCTTTAAATTTATTTGCTTCTGCTTCATAAGTAGCTAATTGCTGATTTAGCTCTAAAATTTTGTTATTGAGATTTTCAAAATTTGAAGGAGTTAATTCAGAATCGGCAGGTTTGTCCTCTTCTTTTTTCTCTTCCTCTTGAGCTTCAGCATCTGCTTTCTTATCTTCGCAAGCAGAATCAGTGGGCTTGTCCTCTTCTTTCTTATCCTCATCAGGATTAGATTCAGAGTCAGCGGGCTTTTCTTCCTCTTTCTTATCTTCTGGCTTTTCGTCAGAAGTAGAGTCAGCCGGCTTTTCTTCATCCTTTTTGTCATCGGTAGGCTCTTCATCTTTCTTATCGTCAGTAGCAGAGTCTCCATCAGGAGTTTCGTCAGCTGTCTCGGCCGCAGATTCATTAGAAGGAGTAGAATCTGTTGTGTCTTCGGTTTGCTCAGTAGATGGTTCAGATGATTCTGCAGGAGTTGCAGGAGTTGCAGAAGCAGCTGCATCAATCTCTGATTCTACTTGATCAGAACCAGCGACAGGCTTAGTAATTTCTAATGCCATATCATTTCCTCCATTTGAAGTTTTAGCGGCCATAAAATCATTAAATTGACTAACAAGTTCATAGAATGCGGAGCCTTCAAAACAAGGAGTTTTGTCATCTCCAAGTACGCTTAAACCAATGAATTGCGCATCAGTATAAACAAAACCCTCTTGACCGTATTCATTTATAACTTGCCAATCGCCACGAATTGTCTTTGTATCTAACTCCATTGATTGCTGTTTGCCAGGAATCAATTTCGCGGCATCATAACGCCCCGTAAACAAATACACATCCGTGCAAGCATAAGTTCTCATTACACCATCCGAATCTAAATGGTCTTCCCAAGCAAAGTGTGGGTCTTGCGGCACCACACCATATATTTTAGCAACATTTCGGTCTTGATTGTGGCCGCCAAAATCTTTGACCAAATCATTGAATATGCCAACTACGGGAGTGTAAGGTAGAGAACTCAATAACTTTTCAGCAAATTCGTCAGTAATATATCCCTAGTTACGATTAAATCCTTTATAGAAAATTCTTAATCGTGCTTTAGATATTTCGGGAGAAACTTGTGTAAGTCCCTCGGCAATCTCACCAACGAATGTAGTAGGGATTTTCTTTTCCATAAGGACTTCCTCGCCTATTACTATTGAGCATTTATGTTTGCTATTGTCTTATCGCTCTTTTCTTCCATTGGCTTTTCAGGGCGTCCTGGTGTACCAGCAGGCTTCTTCTGGGTAGAAGTCTTATTGCCATTACCATTTCCTTCGCCTGTCTAAGTGAAAGAAGAACTCAATGGGCGCATAACCTCAGAAAGATTCAAAACTTCTTGCTCAATATAAGCATTGTCAAGAAGTGTCGATTGCTTTTTACCACTAGCAACATATGGAAGAATCCAAGAGAAGCCATACTGAGAATTCTTGATATACATATCAGCCATTTTTGATTGATTGTACCAAGTGATTGGCAGAATGGTTACTATTGGAATAATCTTACCATAGTTGAATTGACTATAACATAACATTGAGAGCCAAGTTGAATATTTGTCTATCAATTGACTCATAAAGGAAGTAGCATTATTTACGGAATACTCTAAAGTTGTGCCACCAGTAGCATAGAAAATTTCAGAGCTAAGTCCAGCATTTTCATATTTTGGGAGTAGCATTTTTTGAAGATTAGTTTCACCAGAACGATTAGTATTAGATTGAGTATCTTTTAAATCGACATTATCTGCAATAGTCGTTAAAACATCAATATTATCATGACTATTCATCATCTGAGAAACGGCTTCATGCATACCAGCCATTTCTTCCATTAAGACATCCAAATCGCCATCTTCGTCAAGTTTAAATTGCTAGACAAGTAATTTTTCCAATTCTGATGAATCACGCTTTTTCTCAATGTTCTTGTAGTCACCAAAATTCATAATATCAATAATGCTACTATAAATTGGCGGAGTACACTTATTATCCATAAAGAAAGCGCAAGAAGATTCTGTTGCCAAACGCACCCAAGGAGAAATTACCTTGCCCGCATGATAAGCATTCCAATAAGAACGTACACCAGCTGGGAAATTCTTTAAAGTCTTTTCCAAATCAGCTTTGTCTTGATAGCGCGCAAAATATTGAACATTAAATTCCACACAAGCTGTTCCATAAGCACTTGTATCTCTTGAGCGACAGTAATTAGGATTTAGCTAAGTAATTGTAATTTTATTATCATCAAATTCATTTACATATCCAAAAAATGCACCATCAACTAATACTTTCTAAGTGATATAACCAAATATATCGCGGATATTAATTGAATCAAGAAAATCAAGAGTCTCATTATAAATCTTGAGTAAAGTATTTTTCTTTTTTGTCTACGCTGCGCGCTTAAAATCAACAACGTAATAATACTTATACAATTGCGCAAAATGATCAATCTAACGTCTGTAAGAAGTACTAGTATTATAAAAATAACGACTAATTCTTCTCATTTCAACAAGACTCAAGTTATCAAGAGCATTAGTTACATCTTCTATTGTATATTTGTAACCACGCGCTTGGATTCTTGGAAGTCCGCCAATATCTCCCCATCTGGGATAAGGACGTTCTTGAGTTTTAGAGACTTGTTTTACAATTTTATTAAAATGAGCGAGGTCGTAATTCTTAGCTTTAAATTTTTCGGCTATATCAAATTTAGTGCTAATATCCTACATTTATATAGACCTCCTTTTATTTCTTCGTAAAAAGCATAAATTTACTTAAACTTCTGTTCTTATAGCGTTTCTTACGGAAGTATTCGTCTTCGTCAGCTTTAATACGCCAAAGCGCATATTCAAAAGCAGAAAAACGGTCCTTGTTGATTTTAGAGCTAATTTGCTCAACTACAGTATTAGTTCCAGTATTCTTAACTTTTAGATTACAAATTTCTTCAAACAAACGAGTTGTTTCAATATGTGGCGCAAGACGGACCAAACGTTCAGCTGGTTTCATTCTTTGCCCTTTCTTTGTACCTAAAAGTTTAACTTTAGCTTCCTATTCTGAAATTAAAAATCTAACTGAACCATTTGCAATTTGAGTATAACAGTTTGAGTGAATTAAACTGTTTTCAGTTGCGTTGGCTTTTAATAGATAGATCACTTTAGGTCCAGAATATTTTTTATAATCTTCATCGTTGATACAGCTTAGTGCTGGGTACATAACGCCATCCTCACCAAGCTAATCAATAACCATGAAATCCATCAAGCCAACTCCAAGTCCTGTTCCATCAATACACATTTCTTTTGGATGATAGCGTTGATATAACTTTTTAAGCTCTATTGCTTGAAGTTGGAAGTGCATATCATGAAATGTCAAAGAATTCACAAGTTTCTTGAGGAAACGAGTTTCTTGAGGAAGCACTTTAAATATCTAAACAGAAGTATTCACGCCTTTACGAGCTACGTCTACAGATATATAGTAGTAACTCTTGTCTCCAGCTTGAAGTTTAGAGGTTTTTTCTGGATTAACTATGGTACGATATTTATCCATTTTGTCATAATTAATCCAAGAATCTGAGGACCCTCCGGTCCAACATTTTTCATTCACATCTATTCGTCAGATAGATGCCGCAAATTGCAGCTTATAGTCACCTATAAGATTAGACTATATCACATATCATATTTCCAAATAAATCCGCCGTAAGTACGATTTTTACCATTACAACATTCTCCAATATGTGTTCTATTTAAGCCAGTCGCACGGGCGGCTGCGGAAAAACTGTCATATCTTTTAATAAAGTTGCCTTGTAAATCGTATTGATTTACAGATTTTGCTTTTCCAGAAGTTACGACTAAAATTTTAAAATTAGGATTATTTTCTTTGCACCAATAATAACCATAACTTAAAGTTTTTTCTTTGGCATTTAAAGCATTACATAAATTAGAATGATTAGCGTTTAATTTTCGACAAACCTCGGCTAAACTAGAATATTCTTTTACTAATTTTCTATCTTCTGAAAAGCAGTACACTTTTTGAAGTTTGTTATCATATAAACCAGTTTTAAGTGCGTGCTATTTATTTTGAGAAGAAGTAGCCCATTCAAGATTTTCTACTCGATTATTTTGTTTATTTCCATCTATATGATTAACTTCTGGCAAATTATTTGGATTAGGAATAAAAGTTTCTGCAATCATTCGATGTCCATATAAGCGTTTAGTAATTCCATTTCCTAAGCTGATACTGTAGCTTCTATAGCCATTTTTGTTTTGGCTACCAGTAACAAAATCGTTTTTAAAATGACTAAAAACTTTGCCATCTTCTGTTACAGAATAATTAGTTGGTTGACCATTATAAAAATATAATTGCATACTAACAATCTCCTTATGATATTCTATTGTTTCAGACACCATTAAATGACTTGTGCCTTACGTCTTTCGACTAGTCGTTGAACCTTCCGCTCACGCGGCTTGGCTGCTGATTGTCTCCGTAGAGAGTTTCCAGCAATTAAATAGATTTAACGTCCACTTGAATTGAGGGTCAATGGACAAATATTCACGAGCAAAAGAATCTGCTTGATATGTTCCACTTAGTTTTAATTCTTGAATAAATTTTCTATTTAAAAGTCCATGCATCATAGGGACACGATAATCACATCCCCAAACGAAAGCTGATTCAGGCGCAATAATAGACTGGATAAATGTTTCAATTAACTTTTCATAAGCATACGTGCCTTTAGTACCAGCAGATGTAATCATCACTTGTTGCTAGTTGGGTTCAGTAGGATCTACATCTCCCTAAGCGTCACGTCTATCGACATTCATTAGAGGAAGAACAATTTCGGTTAATGTAGTACCATCATGATCGCGTATCTCGTCGATGATTCCACCGTTTCTTCTTCCGCCACGAGTAGAATCAAGCGCACCAACAACATCAAATACACTACCATTTTTAAAAACAATAGTCACATAATCTTTACTAGCATTATATTTAACGTATTCATTTTTAAGCATTGGGAACTTCTAAAATAATTCATCAAATTTTTCTTTAGCAATTTTTGCACCTTGTTCCTTGCCTGGCGCGCAAATAAAATATTTACTATTTGGTAAAAACATGCAACGTAAATATCCTGCTAAAATTGAAATAAATGATTTTGAAAAAGCACGCGGAGCAACACAATAATGATAACGATACCTCATGCACGCGCGCAGAAAAATTCTCTAATAAAAATACAACTAAAAATTAGAATATGACGGAGTAATCATATCAATATAAATATCCGGGTAGTTTAAAAACCATTCCATCATATCTATAATATTTTCTCGATGGGACTCCACATATTCTTCAGTTAATTTCACATTCTTAGGAATTTCTACTGAAGGTTTAAATTTACCCATTTAAGCCTCCTCAATTAAAGTCTGGATCAAATGCTTCTTTTGGTTCGTCGTCAACAGTAACAGCATCCACATCGTATTGATCCATTTCGCTTTCAATTATTTTATCTTCCATTGCATCCATGCGAGCTTTTGCTTGAAGAGTGTCCTCAATCTAATCACCAATAGTAGATTCACTTTGATATAATCTTCTATTGTAAGATTGAATATTTTTCATTGTATTATCTACAACATCATGAGTTTCATCATTATGAAATTTTTTCTTCCATCCGGTTTTTTCAAGATAGAGCGCAAGCTCGGAAATTGAACTAAAGTTATTAAAATCTTTCGCGTTTTCTGATGAAAATTCGCCAATATCTTGCAGCTTAGAATAAGATGAAACCAATTTATCCAATCCCACACTACCATTGGCAATACATCTATCAATCTCTTTAGAAATTTTACACATCTTTTTAGCATTATCTTCTCTAGTCGGATCAGAAATACCAAAGCTATTTTTCATGCCGGTATACAAATCTTCTAATTGATATAATTCTTCATCAGAATAGGTACTACCCCAAGACTTTCGCAAACGGTCAAGTTCTTCTTGATTAAATAAAGGATGAAGTAATTTATCTTGTCCATCTTCAATCGCTTTCTTCCATCTCTCTTGATAAGTTGCCCAATGGAGTCTTGCATATTCAGCTTGTCCAAATAGCTTTAGATACTAGGACACAGTATGTTCTGGACAAGAATCCCATACTTTTGTGAATTGCTCTGGAATAAATGGGACATCTGCCCATTCACAAATATAATCCATTGTGGCCCATTCACCATTTACATCAATTAATTGTTCATCTAAACAATTGCCGCAAATGGTTAAATGTCCGTCGGGGAAAAATGGGGATTTAGTTTCTGGATAGGAACTCGCGCCAAGCATATTCCCGCAGCAAGGGCAAGCTCGCATTTTGAATTTAATTTTTTTCAAAATAAAATCCCTCCTTATTGACTAAGTCTCAGTCGCAAAGAGAACTCTAATCTTTCAAAAGTTGAAGTAAAGATTCATTCATTGCTTCGGGCGCAATCAAATCTTTAAAATCTCCATCTACAAAAGCCCGATTAAAAGCTGTCATAAAATCAGGGCGAACTTTTTTCTCTTGAATCTTTTTTTTAAAATTACATTTCATTTTAAATCCTTCCTGTACAAAAAGTCGTCGCGCAATCAAAAGCAAAACTAAGCTCAAATTGGCAGAAATTTGATGTTCTGGTTGAAATGGACTAATTCCAACCATTCATATAGCTGTTTTGCTTTTGATTGCGCGACGATGTTCGATTTATTTTATTGGTTTGTTTTCTTCTATCTTTTTAGCTAATTTCTTCTTTCTATCACACATTTTACAACGAGAAGTAAATCCATCTTCTGAATTTTTTCGTCTTACAAATTCGCGGGCATCCTTTAATTTCCATTCGCCGCAGCAAGAACACTTTTTCCAAACTCCAGGCTCGAAACGTCTTTCCCATTTCTCTTTATGCAAACTAACTTGCGCCGCAATCTTTTTACAAATTTCTTTGGTATAAATTGTACTGATATAGTTTTCGCTATAATTAAATCCGTATTTCTCATTAAGATATTTGCGAATTTGACTATTGGGACAATGGCGTTTTTTAAGCGCGATAATATCCAGACGATTCTGATCAAATGGAACCTAATCTATATACCAGTCCAATGTCTCAATTAGGTACTTAGCATTAATATACGGATTATCTAGCCCCCTCTCATAAAGAGACTCATAAGCTTCGATGAGAAAATAAATATGAGTAGGGTCTTCGAGATTAATTCCTTTGCGCGTGGGATCGTAAAAATCTGAGAGTTGAGATTGATTATGATCTTCTTTTGGATTGGTAAATCGAGTTAGATTACCAATTTTTAAGCCGAGAGGGCCAATGTTCTCGCAGAGATTGTCTACAAAAGGTTCTGGCGCGGGACGATTATAGCTCATTAATTGAAGTGGCGGACGCACAATTTCCTAAAGTGAATATTGTTCTTTTTTAAGCGAAATAACTAAATGCTTCAAATTATAGATGCGGTCTTTGACATCTTTTGTTTGCGAGAGTTTTTCTAAATCCTCTAACTACGATTCATATTGCGCGATGGTAGTAAGGAGAGGTTGGAGTTCAGGAAGCGAACGATCAAGCTCTGGTTTAGGATTTTTATAAACCGAACGATGAATGGGTTTGAGTTCAGCTTCATTGAAAGTAGGAGATTCGGTAAGTTCGTCGAGAGACTCTTCTTTCTTTTTACGATAAGATGAATATTTAGTTTGAATTTGGACTTCGCCACGGTCAACTGCATTTTGCCCATTAGAATCTTTACCAAAAAGAATATAATTGGCCATTGTTTCAAGTTGAGATTGAGTGGGTGGCTTAGTTAATTTGGATAATTCATCTTTAACTGCGGTGGCGCGGTCTGTATCTGAGTAAATATCAAAATCTAGCATTGGTTGTTAAGCAATCTAAATTAGCGGAGCTATAAGATTGCTGTTTCTCCTTGAATAATAATGAGAAGATGATTGTTAAAAAATTAACAAGTAAAATGAATATCTTCTCATCTAACTTTTCTAATTAAATTATATCAGAGTTGGAGGGAGAAGTCAAATAGGTGGGTAGGGGTGGAACTCAAGGATTTGAGTTTAAATTTGGTAAAAATTGGAATTTTAATTTGAGTAATTTCTGTACAGTGATAACTAGGCCCCGCCTGTTAAAAATTTATCAATCTGTCCGCGTCCTGAATACAGTCCCCCGGTCACGGTCAAGTGTGCGCGGTCGGCGTACACCCCCCTACTGTCCGCGGCCGGCGTACACTTGACTGCGTACGGCGTATAGGCGACGCGCGGGTCAACCGTCTTGACTATATAGCAGAATGCACAAAAACTATATAAAAATGTTGTGCATTTTAACGAAAACAATTTTGTAAAAAAGCATTGACAACGAGGTCAAACAAGCGTATAATAAAGGCATAGAAATAAAGAGGGGCGCGACCCCGGAAAGAGGTATTCACTATGAAAAAGTACACTACATCGTTGTTTTCCGCGGCGTTCACTGGCCGCAAGGGGGCGGGCTGGTGCTATATGGATAGCGTCAAGGGTCTGGTCAATGGCAATACCGGAAACATCATTGAGCGGTCTGTGACCATGAACAACGGTCTCGAATACCATCAAGACCATGTTGAGTGGTTCAAGGGCAGCGACATCGAGACCCTCGGTATGAGCGTCAAGTCGTACAAGGCGAGCCTTGGCGAGGCCAAAACTTTCACCGCAACCGAGAAGGCCGACATCATCAATGAATACTTCGAGCGTTGCCCGTCCACTGTGTGGGCATGGGGCGCAATCGTGAACGATGAGGTTGTCTACTACGAAATGAATGCCACCGAGTTCCGGAGCTTCTTGGAAAGTGACCTCTGGAAGATGGAAAGCAAGAAACTTCGCCAGACCGTCTGCGCGACCAAGGTTATCGCTTGGATGGAAAGCCAAATCTGAAAAGGGGGCTGAAAAGCCCACCCTTCGGGGTGGGCAGCCCTATTCCTTGTGTATCAATCAACTAATTAACCAATAGAAAGAGGTAACTAAAATGATGAACGAAATCAATGAAATGCTGATGGCCCTCGATGAAATGGGTTTTATCGTAGAAAGAGTTATGGATGAATTTGTCCAAATCTTCGATGAAAATGAAAATTTGATTCTGACGGGCGATTTCAAATCAGTCCAGCCTTATGAAGAACTCTTGAAGCGGGTTAGTAACGAGCACTAATCCGCTCTTTCTTTTCCGCCGGGTTAGGCATAACTAACCATGTTTGCCCGGGCAGAGTTAGCTATGCCTAACCAGTTCACCCGGGCAAGAGTTAGTCATAGCTAACTCAATAGCATTATAGTTCGGTTAGTTATAACTAACCAATTATACTAACTCGCAGTTAGTTATAACTAACTAGAATACTATGATTTTATTTAGGAATCCGTTTTATGGTACTATCAAACATTGACATACAGCTTGCATAGTGCTATAATATAGACACTGAAAGAGATAAACCACCGAGAAAAAATGAGGTATCTATTATGAAGATGTACAACACCAACAGCCTGTTCGATAATAAGGCATTCGCAGAGCTTTTAAGCAAAAACGGTGTCAAGGCTTTTGAGGTTGAAGGCGGTTTGATGTTCGATGAAACCGCACTGAAAAATATGAGCAAAGCTGAAATGCCCCATTGGATTTATATGAATTTGAAATGGATGATTTAATTTTGATTCATCCAAAATCATACTCAAATTAAAAAATCGAGTTTCCCGAAATAGGGTCGCTCGATTTTATTTTGATTCGTCCGAAAATCAATAGCAAAATCTAATAATAAAATCCCAAAACTATACAAGGTATCCGCCGGGCGCAATCAAATAAAATTTGAATTCTAAAAAATTTGATTTTTACTTTTGGAATTAATTTTCCCAAAATGATATATTATATTGTATATATGTATATATTTATATATGTATATATAAATTATCCTAAAATTATATCGGTTTTATTTTAATCAATAGAAAAAAGATTAAAACAAAATCCTAAAACTAACTATCATTTAATATGAATTATATATATTTATATATACATATATATAATAAAAAATCCTAAAATTATATAATTTAATTTTAATTTTATCAATAGCAAATCCTAAAATTAAATTTAATTTTCCTATTTTATATGGTTTTTAACTAAAAAAATTTTCCTATTATTTTGTACGCGGCCAGCTTATAATTTTATTGACTCCTAAAATGCCCGGGTAAAGTTAGTTTCAACTAATTAAAAAATTTAGAAAAGTCCCATAAATTGGACTGATTACTATTGACATATCCCGAAATATGTGATATAATTTAGATACAGAAAGAGAGAAAGAGGTAATAAATATGAAGTGCATTTACATGGAAAAAGATGGCAATACTTTCTTGTATCGTTATGGTGGTTCGCAAAAAGAATGTGACAGACTCAATCAAGCCACGCATGACTACTATCCGAAAGATTCTAGTCCGAAAGTTTTGGCTGGCTATCATTATTTTATGGCTGACCAGCCTATGTTTGATGACCGTGATTTTTAAAAGGTGAATCAAATGGAAAAAGAAAAGTATTACCGTGCAATCGGCAACAAAATTTTGAGCGTTGAGCGCACAGAAACGGGAAAATATAAAGTCAATCATGTTTATACTGATCCTTTTGGTAGGACATTACCGAAACAAGGTGAAGTTAGTAAAGATTATGTTGATTGGTTATTAAGCAATAAAAAGGGCTGAGAAATCAGTCCTCTATTTTTTTTTAGTTAGTTTCAACTAACTTGAATTTCCGGGTAGCTTTGTAGTCCCATAATTAGGACTTTCCTAAAATAGGTATTGACAAATAAAATTATGTATAGTATAATATAGATAAGATAAGAGATAAGAGAGAGGTAAACAAAATGACTGTCAAGAGAATCAACAAGCGTACTGCTCGTAAGCTGTTCAACGAAGGTAAAGAATTTTGGATTGTTCCGCGTTTTCAAGACCCATTGCGCTGGGGCGTTCTTGTGAATTACAAGAATGATGCAAACTATTACGCAGGTTATTCTTCTTTTGATTCGTTGGTAAATGCTTTTGAGTATTACAACTGTGATAGTGAGCGCGGTACTTACAGTGCTTTTTATGTGGAGGTTATGTAAAACGGCTAAGAAAGTTATTATCGTTCCTTTTGGTCAGTTGCCTTGCGGTTCTAAGTTTACCAGCACAAGCGGCAGTGCTTTTATTAAACTAGCGCACGATTGTGATTATAATCAAGAAGATAATCTTGCCGTAAAAGTTTGCAATGGCGAAATTATTAGATTTGGCGATAGGGCGCCCGTATTTTATAGATATTAAGAGGGTTTATACCCTCTTTTTTATTATCATATAAGTTAGTTAGGATTAACTGCCCGGGCCAACTTTGTTAAATAATTAACTTTCAAATTTCCTCTTGACATTTTGCGTGCAATGATATATAATATAGATACACCAAGAGAGAAAGGAGCAAAGAAAATGGTGGTATATAACGGCTATCAGCTGTCCAAGCGAAAGCCGCTGATTAAGTTAGCTCAGGAAAAACTTGACACAGTAAACTTTGAAAGATTAGCAAGGACTGGACATTTTTTAGACAGAGTAGAGGAGCGCAATATTAACCTAAATAAAATCTCATCTACAAAAATGAAACGCGCCACAATTTATGAAGTAAAGCTAGAGGGAAACGAAATCATTTCTGTTGGTATTCGAGTATCATATAATAAAAAGCAAGTTGCCTGTATGATAATTGGGTTTAAAACTGAAACACCGATGGTCGTTACCTTGTGGTTAATGGAAAGGAAGTAATCAAATGAATATTAATTTAATGAATTTGACTCAAGAAGATATTGAAGCTGTCATCGAAGCAAGAAAAGAAAAGGCAAGAGATCAAAGGCTTGAAGAACTTTTTGAAGAAGTCAAGAATGATTTGGACGAAATTTATGAACTGGGCGGTCGTGTTTTGGGCGAGTCTTATGGCGGGCACTATGAGCGATTCACAATTCCTCGTATTTACGCCCATAAATTAACTTTTCATAAATAACTTTTGCCGTCTTATGACGGCTTTTATTTTATCCGTTGAGTTAGCTGAGACTAACTTTGCCCGGGCGCCAAGAAGTCCTATAAAAGGTATTGACAAAATAAAAATCTGTGGTATAATATATACAGAATCAAGAGAAAGAAAGAGGTAACTACCATGAATATGTTCCAAATCGAGTATGACCGCCTGATGAAGCTCACGAAAGCGAGCATCATCGCTGAAGGTGTCCAGCGTGGCTTCTGGGCATCCACCCCTGAGACCACCGCCTATCTGCTCAAGAGCAGGGACTGGAATAAAAAGTCCCTTGCCCGCTGTGTGGCAGACCGCATTGTGCGGATGGAATTGAGAGGTTATTAACCTCTCTTTTCTTTTAATTTAAAGTTAAACACGACTAACTCGTGTACCCGGGCGCTTTAAAAGTCCGATTTATAGTATTGACAAGCTGTGCAATGTATGCTATAATATATACAAATCAAGAGAGAAAGAAAGGCATTAAAAATGATTTATGATGATTTGAAGTATTCTCATGTTGTCTACACTTGCAAATTCTGCGATAAGAAATGGGATTTTACCTCTCATTTCTTCATGGGCGATGTCCTTGGAAATTTCGCGCGGTTTCTTCAGATTGTGCATTGTGTAATTCATCATCGTGATAAAATCACGAGTAAAGATGTTTTAGATGGCTTAAAGTGTGGCTTGCGTGCCCCTCTTTTCGCGCTCAAAACAATTTTGATTGCGGCACTTCAGATTGTTCTCTATCCTTTATATCTTCTTTTAACTTTTTTGTTCTTTGAATCTTGACAAACGCAAAAACCTATGCTATAATATATATAGAAAATGAAAGAGAGGTAAATCCCATGAGTGTTAAGGAACTGAACTGCTATGATGTTGTCTACTACAATAAGAACAATGAGCTGCTGGTTGAAAGTGCGTGGGCTTCCGATGTAGCAAGCGCGACCAAGATTGTGCAGAATCGCCACCCGCTGGAGACGCTGGTTGTCCATGATGTACATATCAGAGGTGATTATAATGCTTGAAAAGAATCGACAGAAAAAAGAGCGTGCCGCACGGCGTCAGACCTTTGTGGGTGTACGCCCTGCCCGTTTCAAAAAGAAAACTGCATATGACCGCAAGGCGCAGAAAAACGACACTCGCGCCCAAATCAACGGAGATTAGAGCTAGCCGCCCAGAAATGGGCGGTTTTAATTTTGCTTAAAGTTAGACATAGCTAACTTGCCCGGGCGACTTTGTTAAATAATTAACTTTCAAATTTTCTATTGACATTTAATCATAATTATAGTATAATATAATTAAATCAAAGAAAGAAGGTTTGGTTATGGCTCTCAAAAAACTTGTAGATAATAATGCGAAAGAACGCATAAAAGAATTTGACAATTTAGACACTGGTGACTTTTTTGTTGAAGATGGTTGTCTTTATGTAAAAACGGATGGCCTTGAAGCTCTTAACCTTAATGAAGGACGTTACGAAGATTTTGATTCTTCTAATAAAGTACATCAAGTTAGAGTTTTTGCTGTTGTTTCATGATGCCTTGCCACGCTTAATGCGTGGCTTTTATTCTAGCTTGAATTAGCCATGCTTAACTCAATCCGGGTAAGTTAGTCTCAACTAACCTTTGGTGAAAAAAAATGCGCCCATAAGGGCGCTAAATTTAGCCGATTGAAAGTGTGGTATTAGGGTATGTCATGTCGATTTCATTTTGACTAGTAAAGTATGCGGCCTTGCCGTCACTCAAGCAAACGGCATTCGGTACGGAATACTTATCAATTTCAACACCAATATTGCTTTCATCCTCAGTGCTGAGACCATCCCAAATTTCATTTTGATTGATTTTGATATAGAAATCGCCACCATACGAGAAAATAGTGCCAACAGGAAAATCTTTAAAAAGGTTGCTCTGGATTTCACATTTAATCTTGTTCATATTCATTTCTCCTTTTACTGGATAGTAATTGCGGATGGCGTAAAAAATGTTTTTATCTCGTCTTTATCGTGAAAATCACGGAATATCAAACCATCTTCAAGTCCGAGGGCAAAAACGGTTTGCTCATTTGTGCGCCCGTCCTTGATTTTAACTTTCATGTACCAGTAATCGCTCATGTCTTGGAACATATCGCCCACTTTAACATCGCCAAAATGGGGCTTAGGATTGAATTTGGCTACATTCACTTCACACATTGCTCTGTCTCCTTTTCTTTTAGTGTACCTATATTATACTATACTTTTCCCTATTTGTCAATACTTAAAACGAAAGTTAATTATTTAACAAAGTGCTGCCCGGGCGCCATGCATCAAAAGTACAAATCAACAATATAAATATCCATAAAAAATCTATTGACAAAAGCTACAAGGTATGTTATACTATATATACACCAAGAGAGAAAGGAACAAACAGATATGAAAAAAATGGCTTACTTCGACATGGACGGCACGATTACTAACTTCTATGGCGTGGACGGTTGGCTTGATTGCCTGATGGCTCACGACCCTCGCCCCTATGCCGTGGCAGAGCCGTTGTTTACCGCTGAACAGTTTGCGAAAATCGTGCAAATTTTGCAGGCTCAAGGTTTTGGCATCGGCATTATCAGCTGGTGTTCTAAAGAAAATAATAAGGGTTTCAACGCTGAAATCCGCAAGGCAAAAAAAGAATGGCTTGCAAAGTTCTTCCCCTACGCGGAAGAAATTCATGTAATTGCTTACGGTGTCCCCAAGTGGTCGATTGTCCGCCCTGAAAATCGCGTCAATACGATTCTTTTCGATGATGAAGAACAGAATCTGTCTGCATGGGAAAAACACGGCGGCAAAGCCGTAACGGCTGAAAAACTTTTTGAGTTGATTAAGAAAGGTGGTTTTTAATTTATGGGTTACGCGAGGGTTGCACCTGTTGGCAATATCCATGATTTTAGTTGGTTTGAAGTTGGAGAATTTTTTCGTTTTAACGGTAATATTTGGGTCAAATATAATGACCATGCTGCGGTAAATATTACCAATAATGATGATATAGACCAAGAATTTTCCTCAGATGCGGAATGCGAAAATATTGAGGTCGAGTTGAAAGTTCTTTGATTCTTTCCGCCTTCGGGCGGTTTTCTTTTGATTGAGAGTTAGTTGCATCTAACTCTCCCGGGTGGGCGCATCAAAAGTACAAATCAATAGTACAAATCTTCATAAAATAATGCTTGACATTTCGTGTTCAATACTGTATAATATAATTACACCAAGAGAGAAAGGAACAAACAAAATGAATATCTACATTGCAAGTCCGCTTTTCCACAAATGGGAACAGAGAAATGTTAAACATGTTGCCGAATGGGTTAAGACTATCTATCCTGATGCAAATGTCTATTGTCCTCAGGATTTTAAAGTACCTAACGGCTGGGAACTGCCTAACTATATATGGGCAAAGGAAATCTTTGAAGAAGACCACAAACAACTTGATGCGGCTGATCTTGTCGTGTGTATCTCCTACGGTTATAAATCCGATGACGGTGCGGCGTGGGAAGTAGGTTATGCTCAGGCAAAAGGTAAAGAAGTTTGGTTGGTCGCGCCTAATTATGATTTTGAGCCTACAAGTCTGATGTTTATGACTGTTAATAAAATGTTTGTCTTTGATAAAGACGATGCAATAAAACGAATTGGCCGCGGGGCTTTTCAATGGAAATAATCCTTGACAATAGCACAAATGTGTGCTATAATAATTATAGAAATTGAAAGAGAGGTAAGATAAAATGCAGGTTTTCGGTTATGAAGTCGATGAAAACTATGGCTTTGTCCTAAATTGCGGCAAGCTCGACCCTATCGAGTTTAAGGGCAATCCCGAAATTGCCTATCGTCAAGCAAAGGAACGCCAGCGCTATGAAAAGCGCAAGAATCGCCGTAATTACACTATGACATATAAGGTAAAGGGGTGCGTCTGATGTTTTGGTTTTTGCTGATTGTGTACTTTGTCGGGCTGTTGGTTTTCGTTGGGCTGTTGCAAGCTTTTAATGAAAACAAAAACAGTACAGGCTTGATGCTGGGCATCTTTGGGCTTGGCATCGCGCTTCTGTTGTTTGGCGCGCATCTATGGTATGCCTTTTATGTGCTGATGCTCCTGCCGTGGTTTACATTTCTGCCAGCAATTCCAGAGCTTAATTTTTGGGGCATTTATATTGCTTTCGCTTTGCTTCGCGGCGGTATCTCGACTAAGTCAAAATAATTTTGAGGGCTGAAAAGCCCTCTTTTTTTAATGCTGAAAGTTAGTTGACACTAACCCGTCCGGGTAAGTTAGTTATAGCTAACTAGTCAAAATAAAAAAGAGGGATTACTCCCTCTCTGCCTTGCGGCGCTCAAATGCTTCTCTTGCGTTTTTCAAATCCTCCTCAAGGTCTTTGATTTCCTGGCGCTTATCTTCAAGCAGTTCTTCAGCACACTGCTCACAGTAATCGTAGCAATCCACATGGAAAGCATCTTCATTGCGCAAATAGCAACCGCAACCTGCACACTCAAAGACTTTGTCATCTAAGCAATTCTCGCAAAGGACTGCATCAAATTGCTGCCCATTACTGTTCTTAAAAGCGTAGCCTTCGATGTCCTCAGGCGGCATATACAGCGGCTTACCGCAAACATCACAGCAATTCATTTCAACCATTTTCTTCATATTCATTACCTCCTTTTGATGTATTCATTATAGCATATATAATTCAAATTGTCAAGCATTATTTTTAAAGTTAGCTGCATCTAACTGTCCGCCGGGCGAACTTTGTTAAATAAATAACGCTTAAAATTTTGCTACAAAGCCCTTGACAATCGAGACTAAGTATGCTATAATGAATACATCAAAAGGAAATGAACTAACGGGTAGGCAAGGCAATAGTCAAGTCAGAAAACTCCCGTCAAGCATTTTAATTTATCAATAGGAGCTGGTGTCTATGCAGATTAGCCTTACTGAAAAAACCTTGTCTCTGTTTGGCAATACAGAGGTGGGTGACTATGTTCGTTATCCTCGCGGCAGGTTGTGTTTGGTTGTCCCGCGTTTTATCGCGCAGAATCGACTGTATAATGCCGTGATGCTCTCGAATGGCTTGCCTGTGTTCTTTGCGGCTGACGAAAAAGTTGAAGTCTTTATGAATGTAAAGTTTAAGGAGTGAACTGCATGAGTGATACAACTGTTGTTTTGTTCAAAGATAAAGAGAGCGGCTGTTGTGATTTAGGCTTGCTAATTCCAGATTATGGAATCATAGTTTGCTTTGACTGCGGCGCTATTCTTGCGCCCGAAGATGTTGAAATTTTGTATGATTTTAAAGGCGTTGCTTATCTTGAGCAGGCTGTCGCGTCAGGCGGTTTTTATGACGAACTGCCTGATGAACTCCAAACGCTCTACACTGGCGCAAAATAATTTTGACCCGCTTCGGCGGGTTTTTATTCTATGTACAGTTAGTTATACCTAACTCACCCGGGTGCAGTTAGTCATGCCTAACTCTGCATAAAAATAAAAGGGTCACATTTAATGTGACCCAACCAATTATCTCACACCTGCATAGTCAAAAATTACAGGGCGATTGTGCGCTACAAAGCCAATATTCCCGCCGTGTAAATCCGTGATGTTATAATCTTGCATCCAATCCATCAGACGGTGCATAAATTTCCAACCGTAGTATTGTACGCAACGACCTACCCATTCCGTCTCCTCAATTTCGTAAGGCATTTCGTTGATATAGCGTTTAATTTTACGCTTACAATAACCTTGACGCTCCAAAGCGCTTGCTACTGCATCAAAGGTGTCTGTATATTCATCGGTGTCATAATCGTACACCAATTCGCCGCATTTGGGCTGAATGTAAAAAGTAACACCACGCGGTGAGGTGTACCATTTTTCGATGGTCAAAAGAATACGCTCGACTTCATATTCACGCGCGACCTGAAAACGCTCGTATTCTTCTTCACAACCGTTAGTAGTAGAGTTAATATCGAGTTTGATTGCAAAATCATCAAACACAAAAGCAACGCGCGTCATACCGCTGTGGACTTCAAGCCCCCATTCTTTAGCAAAATTGATTGCCCACATATAGCGTTCTTCTTTATTCCGAGGGCAAGTGTTAAGAGCCAAGAAAAAGTCGATGGGGAAATCGGTTTCAAATTTGAGTTTCGTGATTTTCATTGGGTACCTCGCTTTCTTTATTATTAGTATACCACAGCTGCAATCAAAAGTCAAGCATTATTTTTAAAGAATGGTTAGCCACAGCTAACCACGCCCGGGCGAAAGATTGTTAAATAAATAACTTTCGTTTTACCTATTGACATTCAAGGGCGGATAGTATATAATATAAGTACACCAAGAGAGAAAAGAAAGAAAGAGGTAACTAATATGTCTATTGTTATTGATTGCAACGAAAAGATTCTTAACGCTTTCCCTATGCTGTCCACTCCTGCATGGCAATTCATGTGTACTGGTTGCGTTTTCCAAGCACTTCAGGCTCTGAATCGTCCTGTTCGATGCAAAGAAATCCATGAATGGTTTAATGATAATGTCGGTTTCCCGCGTGACATTACTGTTGAGATGATTGCCTCTTGTTGTCTGCGGCTCGTCAAGATGGGACTTGTTAAGCGTGAAATGGTTGATGGTGTGATTCGAGAAATTCCGCGGGAAGGTTTTTGCAGTTGGGCACACGATGTTGAGAATTGCAAGAAATGTAAAACTTGTCATTTCAACGAAGATTACAGTAAAGTTCTTATGAAAGAAAGCATTGCCTACTACTCTTTGGTGTGACGAATCGGAGTCCCTTTTATGGGACTCCTTTTCGCCCGGGCGCCTGCAACATTTATCCATGTTCTTGCACGATTTGTCTATGTCCATCAGCGCTTAGGTGTGCTATACTATATATACAGTCAAGGGAACGGAACAAGAAACCGCTTACAAAGAGTTCTAAAAAAAATAAAAAAAGTTCTTGACAAACGCTCTCGACTGTGCTATAATAAAGATGTTCCAAGAGGAACAGAAAACAAAGTGACTTGCGACTGACTGCAAGAGAAAGAGGTATCTTATGGCTAACACTATGAAGAAGTCCGACCTGCTCTCCGCTATCAAGGCTGACACCCTTGCAAAGCTGAATCTGGAAGCCCTCGGCGCTGTTCAGATTGGCTCTGGCCTGTGGGCCATTCCCTCTATCGACTATGAGGGCAACCAGACCTACACCAAGATTGCGGTGACTGCCGCGAACCCCATCGCCACCGAAAAGGTCGCCGCGTTCGACCTTGACGATGCGGTCGAGAAGTATCAGGCAGAGCTGGCGGAATCCGCCGCAAAGGCCGCAGAGCGCAAGCGCAAGCATGACGACAAGGTCGGGGCTGACGCTGACCGCCGTGCCAAGCGCGCCGCAGAAAAGGCGGCTCGTGCCGCCAAGAAAAAGGCTTGATAGAATTGAGGGCGCAGAGATGCGCTCTCTTTTCTTTTGACCCAACTTTGTGAAAAATTTAACAAGCAGCTGCCCGGGCGCGGTTAGTCAAGCCTAACTTTCATTTTCAGCATATTGCACAAAATTTGTTTGAAAATTCTTTTGTCTTTTGGCTTGACAAATTGTATACAGTCTGTTATAATAATAGTGTTCTAAGAAATCAATAGAAAGAGGTTGAACCCATTGGGCAAAAAAAAGATTCGTTGCGTTCTCGACACTGAAACCGCAGGGGGATTGAGCAAGCCCCTCCCCTACGATTTTTCTTATATCTTGTATGAGGGCGCAGAGATGCGCGAGGTTTGCCGCCGTTCGTTCGTCATCAAAGAAATTTTTCTCGATGCTACGCTGATGGATTCGGCATATTACGCCAAAGAAGTTCCCTCTTATTGGGAAGATATTTGGGCAGGCAAAAAACAACTTGTTAGCGCATATTTTGCGCGAAAGACTTTTTTCGACGATTTAGCGCAGTTTAATTGCAAAGAGTGCTACGCCTACAACATGGCTTTTGACCGCCGCGCTTTGAACAATCTTATGAATTTTTCAACGGACGGTCGTTATAAATGGTTTTGGAAAAAGGGCGTTCGGCTGTACTGTATTTGGAATATGGCCGCTTGTGCGTTCCTTGCTGGTAATGACTACTACAAGACCGCTATTGCGCAGGGCTGGGTATCTGAAAAGGGAAACATTCTTACAAATGCGGAATGTGCCTACCGTTTTTTGACTGGAAATTTTGAGTTTGTCGAACAGCACAAGGGCATTGACGATTCCGACATAGAAGCGTCAATTTTGAAAAAGTGCTTAGCTATGCACAAAAAGCTGGACAAAACTCCGCGTGGTGGCGTATGGCAGAAGGCGCAAAAAATCAATCGCCGCAATCAAAAGAAAGTTGCTGCGAAGAGAATTGAGATTCAGTCCGAAATTGAAGAACTCGAAAAAGAGTTGAAGGAACTGCGTAAAAAGTTGGCTGCACTATAAAAAATTGAGCCGTTCAAAATCAGAACGGCTCTTTTCTTTTCCTTTTGAGTTAGTCATACCTAACTCGTGCCCGGGCGCGGCGCAACATTTGTCCATGTTTTTGATTGATTTGTCCATGTTCATTTATGCCTTGCTATGGTATACTATATATACAGTCAAGAGAGGAAAGCAAGCGAAGAACTTCAAAAGAAATTCTAAAAACGCTTGACAAACTCCGCTGGCTGTGATATAATAAAGATACTCCAAAGGGGTACAGAACAAGGCGCTCACAGCCAAGAGTGAGAGAAAGAGGTACATTTATGATGAAGCAGTTTGAGATTATGGAAGCCGCCCGCCAGCAGATTATCGCCCAGCTGAAACTGGCAGACCTGCCGTATCAGGTCGATGGTGCAGAGTTCGGTGTGTATGTCACCGTTAAGGATGGCGATACTGAAATTGATGTGCCGATGACCATTAAGGCCGCCGCACACCGCTATGCGGACACCGAAAAGGCGAAGGCTTATGACCTTGCCGCCGCCGCGGAGGAGTATGACTTCACCGTTAAAGCGCGTGAGGACGCAAAGCAGGCACGCCTTGCTGAAAAGGCGCGTAAGGACGCCGAAAAGGCACGCGCAAAAGCCCAGCGTGACGCGGTAAAGGCCGCAAAGAAAGCCAAGCGTGAAGCCGCAAAGACTGACACCGAGGGTGATTCTGTCGAGCAGTAATGAATTGGGGCAAGATTTTCTTGCCCCTTTTCTTATGCTCTACTTTGTTAAAAATTTAACGAAGTGCGCCCGGGCATAATGAATCAAAAGTACAAAGTAAACATCATATTTATATAACTTTTCTATTGACTTTCAAGAGTACATATGATATAATTATATTAAAGAAAGGGGAAAGAAAATGAAAATTAGAATTGAAAATGCAGATACGCCACTGATGAAAAATTGCTACATTGACACAGAAATTTTTTCAATCTCTGGGTTCTATGGTTTGTCTGATATTGAAATTCAGCACACCGTGAATGGCGATTCTAGCAGGCTTTGGTTGAGTCGAGAAGAATTTAATGAACTTTACGATATGATGACCGAAATGAAGAAGCAAATGGAGAATTGATTTTATGAAAATTAGAGTTGATAATAAAGATAATCCTACAGAAAAACGTTGCTTTGTTGATGCAGAGCAACTTGAGATTGCGGCTTTTCCTGATTTAGATCATTTCGAAATTGCGCGGATGGGAGTTGGAGACCTTGGCGATTGCTATAACGAACTTTGGTTGAATCGAAAAGAGTTTGACGAACTCTTTGACATGATGGCTGAAATGAAAAAATTGTTGGAGGCTTAATATGTATTTTGAAGTGTGCGGCAAGCCTTTTGAAGGTATTTTGCAGATTGGAGATACCATTGCAAATCATGTTGTAGATTATAGTGACTATCAAATGCGCAATGATGAAGCCGCAACAGAATTTATTTGTTCTGCCGTGCGTGATTATCTAAGCGACTTGCATTAAGGCTTTAATCGTCCTCAAAGTGATAGTCCCATTTAAGGGACTATCTCCCGGGCGCAGCGCAACATTTGTCTATGTTCTTGATTGATTTGTCTATGTCTATTTTCCTAAAGGTATGGTATACTATAATCACTCCAAAGGGAACGGAAACCTCAAGAGAGCAAAACCTGCACGCGGTACGGTTCAACTCCGAACTTGCCCCATTTAGGAGCGAATAGCTCAACGACAGAGCAACAGGAAAAATTCAAAAAAACTCTTGACAAATTCCGCAACCTATGGTATAATGAATATGTTCTCAGAGAGAGAACAAAACTTAAAACAGAGCGCCTACTGCCGAAAGTGTAGGAGAAAGAGGTTTGCTATGGCTACCACTATGAAGAAGTCCGAGATTCTGTCCACTGCTAAGTCCAACATCATCGGCATGATTCTGCCTGAAGGTGCGCGTCAGATTGGCGCATCGACTTTCGCACTGCCCACCGAGGTTGACGGTGTGACCTGCTGGGTGAAGGTTGCGTTTACTTGCGCCAACCCTATTGCCACCGACAAGGTTCCTGTGTTCGACATTGAACAGGCTTGCGGTGATTGGGAGTTTGAGCGCGAGGAGAAGGAGCGCGTAGCCGCGGAAAAGGCCGCTGAAAAGGAGCGCAAGGCTCAGGAGCGTGCCGCCAAGAAGAAGGCTTGATAGAATCGAGGGTGAAGTGATTCACCTCTTTTCTTTTGACTCGGAGTTAGTCATACCTAACTCGCCCGGGTGAGACATTGTTAAATAAATAACAGGCTTGACAATCAATGAAAATGGTGGTATAATAATGATAGAAAATGAAAGGAGAAATAAACATGACTAAGTGGATAAATAACGATGGTGAGATTTTTGAAGATGAGGATGCCGCACGTGATCGTTGTTATGACATGATTGAAGAGGACGATATTGTTGAGGTCATAAAAGACAGCTATATTGAATCCTATTGGAAACTCTTTATGGATGCTTTGTTAGCTCATGATGTTTGGGAATATCAAAAGTTGCAAGACGAAATCCTTGATAAAGTTTGGGAAGATTGCGGTTTTACTGAAATTGAAGAGGAGGACGATGAAGATGGAGAATGAAATTAAATGTCCATGGTGCGGTAGCACTGACACAAATCTTGATTCTATTGAAGATTCTTTCTTTGAAGGTTCTTCTTGTCAAGCTATATGGAACGCGCATTGCAATATTTGCAATAGACAATTTTTCCAGTGTGATAATTTCATTTTGAGCAGCAGCTACGCAGAGAAAAAAGAGGATTAAATTTTAAGATAGGGCTTGACAAGTCCTATTTTTTATGTTATAATAAAAGGAGAGGAAGTGAACCATATGGTTAGTCACGACTAACTCACTCCCGGGCAAAATCGCCCGGGCAGAGGTTAGGCATCACTAATTAGTTTCACCCGGGCAAAGTTAGTTATAGCTAACTAACCGGGCCAAAAATAGTCAACACTCTTCCACAATACCATTATACTATACTTTTTACAATATGTCAAGCATTTTTTCAAGTAAAATAAAACTTTTTTCTTGAATATTTATACAAAAATTCAATTTTCCAGTTATTTCCAGCAATTTTTCGCGTCTTATCGTTACTTTTTAGCGAAAACTTTGTTAAATTTTTAACAATCGGGCGCACAAAATGAATAAAAATACGCAAAATTTGTATCTAAATTGTAACTTTTCAAGCCAAAAATAACGCTGCTGCGTCGAATTATTGACTCAAGAGCAAATGTATGGTATAATATTTATAGAAAATGAGAAAAGGACATAGGAACGACGAAAAATAAACCGCGTTCCAGCGTTGAAAAAAATCAGCGTAGCTACGCCAAATAAAAAGTGCGTGGTATCGTTAAATCGGTTTGGCGCTCATTTTCTACTTGACTGGTAGGGTTTTGAGAGCGGAAGCACTCAAAATTCGGGAGTTTTAAGCTCCAAAAGCCAGCCAAAGTCAAGAGTTTTCAATCAAATGATCAACTCAAAAGCCCAAATCAAATTCAAAATGATGTAACTCAATTAGAATCTCGACTAATCGAGTTTACATAAATGGCTTACAAAAAGTTGAATAGTACCTCAAAAGGATGTGCGGATGATTCTGCACCTCTTTTTTATTCACGCCGAACTCAAAAACTTGACTTTTAATCAAAAGTATGATATAATAAGTAAAAAAAACTTTTTTAAACCCTCTCCAAATATTGACAAAAGCGCAACTTTGTGGTATAATATAATTATAAAGAAGATAAAAGGAGAATCGAAAATGAAGATTTCACGCGACGAAATTTGCAACGGCTGTACTAGTCTTCAGTTCGGGGCAAAAAAATGTCTCAAATTCAATACAGTTTTGAACACTTTTACCAATAGCGAAGGCTACATTTCTGTTTTTCCATGCGCAATTTGTGGCAGAAATGATTATACTCCGCGCGCAAAGAAAGGAAAAACCAATGGAAAATAAGATGAATCAGCAGCAAAAACTCAAAGCCGCCAAGGATTTGACAAAGGAACGATGCAAAGATTTTGTCAGCGATTGCATCCAGATCGACGATTACAAATGGGCTTCTCTTGAGGAAGTCAACGGAGAGGAAATTTGGGTTGTCTTTTCGCTCACCGCAAAGAAGAACTTCGACATTGATGATGCAGTTGAGGATTGGAATGATAAGCTGAAAATGCGTTCTGCGCAATAATTATGATCCGGAGCCACGGGATTCGTGGCTCTTTTTTTTATATTTTTTTTGGTTGAATGATTGACTTTTGTGAAGAGTTGTGGACTAGGACATTTCAGAGGATTCCAACCCATCTCAACCAACTCCCCTACCAAAAATTTTAGGTGGCCAAGTTTTACTTTTCGGCCCGTTAAAAATCATTATATAATTAGCCGAAGCCACGGGATGGATGGTGACGTTGGTTTCTCCGTCAGTGGTCGGGCTGGAAGTTTTTTCTCTCTCTTTTCTCCCTCTCTTTTCTCTCTTTCTCTTTCTTATTTTATTTCTCTCCTCTCCCCTTTTCTTCTCTTTTTTTTCTCTCTATTTAATTTTAACTTCAATCCCTCTCCTTCTAAGCGTCATTTTTTTCTGATTTTTTGATTTTGGATTGCTTTAACTTTCTCTCTTTAGCCCGAATTATACCCCTCTCCCTCTCATTTTATTTTCATTTTTCATTTTCGATATTTTCATCCTTCTCCCTTTTATCCCATTTTCCTCTCCCTCTCCTTCTTTTCCCTCTCTCTATTTAATTTCTTAATTATATAAGTTGAACCCTATCGCTTTTGAGTGCGGCGATAGGGTTCTCTTTTTCTTTTCTAATTTATTATTTTATTTGAGCGCTCGCTGTCGCTCGCACCGTTCGCTTCGTTATTCGCCTTACCTCTCGCTACGCTTGCGGTAAGCCCAATCTCGCTCACTAACACTGCATTATCCCTTAATGGTTAAGGTTTCATTCTTTCTTTTTTCTTAATTTTCTTTTTAATTATAATTTAGATAGGAATTTCCCTCAGAATCATTTGAAGAGTAGTAAGCATAAAAGGAAATTCTAAAAATTTTCATCTTTCCGCGCAATAAAAAAGAGAGGAATTTCTTCCTCTCCTTCTTTCTATTGAAAGCGCGATTACCATGAAATTAACAAATTTACTGTATTTTCAAAAAGATGGCTTCTGTCATCTATTGGAATTTCTTTAACTTTAAAACCATACAATTTTAAGCTGTCACAAAGGTCTTCCTTATCTTTCTTATTCACTAAGAAAGTCAAGCATGACTGCTCTTCATATAGAGCTTCAAAATAAATATGCTCCATCACAGCGTCAAGAAGCCTTTGCCTTGTCGCATTCTTTAGAAGCTTTTTAAAGCCAACTAACCTCCATTTTCCATTTAGTTGTATAGCGCGTGCAATTACTTAATATACTAACATTGCTATACTGTACTGTGTTTTCATCAACAATCTCATACCCGTTATCTTGAAGCCATTTTTTAAAATCTAATAAAACGTCTATATTATGAACTTCTCCACCAAATACTAACGAATAATCTTTATTACTTATAGCTTTGCGCAGCTCTTCCAAAAAAGAATCTTGTATTTTCATATAAGCCTGAGTATAAGTGTCAGCATCGTAAAATCTTTTTCTTACTTGCGCAGCAGTTGGTACTCTATCATTTAAATTTACCATTCAATATACCATCCCTTAGACCCAAACCTAACTTTATAGCCAGCATCTTTTAACGAATGAATTAATGCATCTGTAAACTTATTAGGGTCAACACAACATTTCTCCTCACTGTTAGGGAAAAGAATCTCGGCAACCTTTTTATTCTTTTCACTCGACCACCAAAAGCTAAACTCTCCACGATTAGCTGCTTCTTTAATCTCCATCGTCACTGCAGGTTCTGCAATAGCAAGAAAATCCATAATCTCTTTATTGAGCCGAGCAACTCCAACTGCATCTTCAACATCAAATAAAATCATAACCGTCATCCTCTCTATCCCACTTAATAGTCCAGTAATACATCGAGGCAGGACCAAAATCTTCATCAACTTCGTAGCCAGCTTCAATTAAATCATTTTTAATCTTTGCATACAAAGAAGAATCCGACCTATTATTAAACTGCGCGCTCAGTACTGGATCATTCAAATTCAAAGAACTCTCCATCATACGAAAAGAAACATCGGTAAACCAATAATGAATAGAATATCTACCCATCTTCGATACACGAGTAATCTCTCGTTCAATGTCACCAATCAAAATCGGATATTCTTTTCGCTGACGTGCAGCAATGGTTACTTCGTCAGCAAAACTTCTAGCTTCTTTTGCACTAATCATTCAAATCAACCTTTCTACCAAAACCATTTCTTTTTCTTTTCTTTTGGTTGCTCTTCTTTTACAACATTCCAATTAATTGCAAGAAGCTTAGGCTTACCAAAATTCGTTAAACACACATTATATCCATCATCTCTTATCTTTTGAACAATTATTTCTACAAAATCATTATCCATCAAAATTAAATCTTGAATATCATGATTGCTAAACGAATTTAAAAAATCATCTGATGTCATATTTATCTGACAGTGGAATAATCCTTTTTTAACATAACTATCAATTCGGTAATAAATTTCCGCAACTACGTCGTCTACCTCTTGAGTCTAATAATCTTTTAAAACCGTTAACGCAGCGTTATAACTTTCTTCTGCTCTCAATAAGGCTCCCTCCAACTAATTCTTACGTAATCTTGTTCATAGCCTTTATCAAAATTAACTAAAAAACCATCAGTCCTGAACTGTTTCTTTAATTCTTTCTGTAAGTCAGGATTATGAAAAAGCTCAAATATTTCTCTTTTGCCAACAGCAATGATTAAATCATCGTTATCCGATCTAATACAAAATTCATAACTACCTTGATAAGCATTTTCTTCGATTTGCTTATTAAAGTATTTAGTTGTTTTCTCCAAAGCTCTTCTAAACAAATCTTGATTAAAATTATCCGCAGCTCTTTTAGCTTCTAAAGCAGTCATTAATCTTCCTCCGTCCATCGGATAATCGGAAACCCACAGAATGGACAATAATTCCATTCAGAGTTCCATTTGTCCCAATTAACTTTATGCTTGCAATGGTCACACTCAAGATACCGTTCATTTCCGCGCGCGGAACGTATTTTTTCTGCTTTTGCTCTAACAATAAATGAGTGTGGACGAGTAAACTCTTCTTTGCATTCAACCGCTTGAATCAAATCTTCGAGAGTATAATCTTCATCCATGCTTGCCGCGATTTTATCCATCTCGCGTAAATCTTCAACAAAAATTAATCCATTCTTCATTTTACACCATAAAAAGATTCGCCCAGATGATAACCCATAACAATTCAAAAATCATCATCAATAACATATTCCCGACCCAAGGAGTATCATCATCTTCGCCTTTATAGGCTTTCGCATTTGCGTCAAGAAATACCCCAAGAATAACTGCATATCCTACAATTAAAATTAGCCAATTCATTAGCAAATCTCCCGCGCGAAATATATACTATAAATTCTCTTCCCATCAGTCCAAGTAAACCAAGTACGCTCAATGTAATCTCCATCATCACAAGAGAAATCCATATAAGGCACTCGTTGTTTTTCAAGATACTCGCAAATATCATCGTAATAATTACCAGCATCAGGATCATAAACCTTAACTAAGGCTATCCATTTCTTGTAATAGTCCTTGATATTTTGCTGAATCTTATCAAAGCTATCTAAACCAAGAATTTTTCGTACAACAGGGTTTATAATTGTCTTTTTCATTCCAAGCACCATACCGTATGAATTTCTACAAAGTTAGTTTCGGGACAAACGTAACTAAAAATCCAAAGGTGCTCTTTTGACTCTGGAAGAGGCAGCTTGATAGAAGTAAACTTAATATGATGTGTCATGCAATAATTAGCTACGTTTGCTTCTGTAGTGCTTTCAATAAGCGCGCCTGAAGGATAAAGAGTCCGGCCTTTTTGATATTCGATTGGATAAAATTCATTTTCAATATAATTTACCATATTTGCACCATTCTTTTATAAGCTGAATATCACTAAATTATCTATGCAAGTCAGAAATTTTCACATAAAAGGATTAATGATTGTTTTCATCTTCACACCACACTACATGAGTTTGGATCTCTCCATCTTCGGGTTTAGCATAACTGAAAATTACATAACAAGTTTTCATATCTGTATTCTGAATTTTCCCAACATTATATTTTACATGATGTTGTAGACAATACTCTACAGCCTTATCAACTATTTCACCCACTTCAAACTTTTTATAAGGCCAAAAGGCGCTCAAAAAATGATATTCGATTGAATAAAACAAATCTTCAATATATTTAATCATTATTCACACCATCCATTTAAAAACTGTATACCATTGAATTATTTGCGCGAGCCGCTAATCTAAATCTTCATCATATCTTATATAAAACAACGGAATCTTATGCTATTGACAATATTGAAATTTCATCGCATCATGCTTTTGGCGTAACTAAAATCCTTCCATTCCGCCAAAGTGCTCAACAGCTTTAAAATGCTGTTCTCCTTGATACTCAATTAAACATACAACCTTACCATTAAACTCTAATGAAAAATCAAATCTAAGCGGCTTCTAATCTTTTAATCCGTCGAAAGTCTTCTATTCGACAAAATTACATAGATTTTGCGTAAGGATTTTCCGAATCCGTTGTTCTCCAAGAGAACCATCTTTTTCGTTGAAAACGATACGTTTTCGTGGCTTCTGGCTATATAAAATTTTTTTCGGGTAGAAATTCTTTCGCGTCATTACTTTTTCCTAAAGAAAAAGAATACAAAATTTGCAATTAGCAAAATTGCATCTGCAATACAAACAATAAAATTAAACCACAAAAAACCATAAACTGCAAGTGCAAGTACATTCATAATTAATGCCGCAATCAAAAGAACACTTGCAAAAACCATCCAATTCATTTAATACATCACCTTTTCTACAATTTCAAGAAGAAATAAAATACCTGTGATAAACCAAAGCGCGCTAAAAGTTACATCATTCCAACCTTCGCCACCTTTAGTTTCATAAAATCGACTAGTACCATATCGAAATGCTAATATGCCCATTCCAAAAGATACAACCACTGCCATAACTTCAAGAAACATTTTATTCCTTTCTTTCTTTTGATTTTCTATATATATTATACCATACTTTTATTCTTTTGTCAATATAATAGAAAAAGCTGGGTATTACTACCCAGCCAAATCAATTAAACTTCCACACCATACTCACGCCAATGTTCTGCAAGCGGAGACGGGTCAAACTCACCAGTATAAACATTCCAGCGCTTCTTGTTAGGATGCTGAACGCCCATTGCCTTTAGCTTCTGACGAGCCTTCTCACGCTGAATCTTGCGCGGCAGCACATAAGTCTGCTCAATATAAACTTTCTTACCATTGGGGTCAAGAGCTTCACGAATTTTAGTCTTAGTCTGAGTCATATGTTTTAGTCCTCCTGAGACTTATTATCTTCTTTAATAATAATCACTTTAGTTTCCGGTTCCCAATCTTTAAGCCAATCGAAATCGCCATTTCTGTATTTATTAAATACAGCCATTTCAAAATCATCTGGCTCAGAAGTAGAAGTCGTTTCAGGGTTGATAGTTACGACTTCGGCACATTTCCGCGCGCAATGCTTGATTGCAGTTCTGTTAAATCGCTCACCGAAATTGTTGAAAATCCAAACAAAACGAGTCTCCATAAACCACTGAACCAAATCTTTATAGGCGCGGAAAATCTCTTCACCACCAACCACAACTTCATTACCATTCACGTCTTTAACGCGCATAGACTTCATATACATTAATAGTTCTTCCTTTCTTTACTCGTAAAAGTCATCATTTCATACATGCTTTTATAACTACCAACTTTACGCGCTTCATCGCTCATGTCTGGAAGTAATCTATATACCTGATCCATTCGCATAAATGGACGGCAATTTGCACGGGCTTCAATCCATAATTCAGTATAATAAGCGCGAAGTAACTTTTCAAAGCGTTTTCTTGTCATAATATTATAACCTTTAGGGGTTAGTCAGATAACCATAAAAAGTATCATATCCACCCATTTTTCGAGCAAGCGCACTCATCTTAGGGATGTCACGATACATTCGTGAAATAGGCTTCGAGTCACTGAAACTAAGCGGAGAGTGCACCCAAAACCAAGTATATTCCTCGCGGAGCAATTTTTCAAATCTCTTTCGTGTCATAATAGTCCTCCTCAGAAAATAAAGTTGAACCAATAGCAAAGATATATAGATGATAAAGTTGTTTATAAGAATGATAAGTACATTTGCTTGCAGCAAGAGGTGAAATCTTTACTTTCATTGCTGTTTCAAACAAGTGGCTCATCATATTTTGCTATTCAAGAGTCTCAGCTAAAGGAGAAAATTCAGCAAAGATTCCACGGATTAACTTCTTAAATCTCTTTCTTGTCATTTTCATCCTCACTTTCATCTTCGGGATACCAGATGATTTCAAAAACTTCATCTTCACTAGCATTATCTTCGTCCCATTCAAGGATTACTCTTAAATATTCATCACAAGCACTTTGAATACCTTCAAGCAATGTGCAATGAGGTTTTGGGTCTAATTTTCCATCTTTCTCAATATATGTAGCAGAATTAAAACCAAGAATAACTGGCGTACATCGTATATCCCATCCGTTACAAATTTCCAAAAGAGAAAAGTAATCTTCTTTTGAAATTACAACGTCAGTACCCAACATTCCAGCTTGCATTGCGTTTGTATATTGATTATTTACATATAACCAAAGGTCTTCATAGGTCATTGAAATAACCTCGTGCATCTAACTCTTTTAGCATAGTATTATAAACGTGCATATTCGGGCAATAGTTGCCTTTAACAAAGAACTCATCATCTGCACCCCTACCATTTAAAGCAAGAGCCAAGGCAGCTGCAACTGCTGGGCTACGAGAATAACCAGCATCACAATGAACTACAATTTGGTCGACTTTGTCTTTCCATTGTTCAACCGCACGAATAATTCTCTACGCGTCCACATCGCGCATAGGAATCAAGCCTTTAACAGGCTCCTTGCAATCAATGTCATCAAACTGACAATACTCAACGTGCTTAATGATGTCAGGCTTTTTCTTAGCATCAATAGCAAGAGCGTTGGGAATAGGAGTATCATAACTAGAAATTGAAATAATCAAAGTAGGAACATCAAAATCTGCAATACCATACTCAATTCCCCAACCATGTGCCGCAGCAAAACACTCAGTACGCGGAAGAACTTTAATCTTCATTTTCTAATCTCCTTTCTTCATTTTCTATAAATATTATATCATACCTATCTTAAAAAGTCAATAGAAAAAAGGGTTGGATTTTACTCCAACCTTTTCATTTTATTCAAGAGGAATGCCTACAAGCGGCGCGGAATCATTGCTAACCTTGGGGAGTTCACCGTTCCACTTATCATACAGCTTATTGCGCAAAACATTATCAGTTAGACTTTCAGACAGTTTACGGTTTGCTTCAGCTTCAGCTTCGGCCTTAATACGAATTGCATCAGCTTCACCCTGTGCTTTTGCAGTTTCAGCAGTTGCCTGAGCTTCAGCGGCAATACGCTGAGTTTCAGCATCTTTAGTTGCTTTATCAATTTCAATCTGGTTTTGAATAGTCTGAGCTTCTGCCTGCTTCGCGGCAAGATTCTTCTGATTGATAGCTTCGTTGTAACTTTCCTCAAAATCCATATTATTAATCACAACTTTGAGGATATGAACGACATTCTGGCCATACTTATTATCAAGAGATTCCTGGAGTTCTTTCTGCGCAGCAGGCTCAATATTAGAGCGAACAGTTACCTGTTCAGCAGTAAACTGAACAGCAGCATCCTTTAGAGCGCTCGCGACCATTGCGTCACTAATCAGCTGACTCTTGTAGTCGCTGACGTTAGCATAAATCCACGCGGACTTTTCATTATCAATCTGATAAGTAACAGTTACATCTGCCATATAAACAGGAACCTTTTCAGAGGTCTCGCCCCAAATCTTAGAATCTTTCAGCGCGAAACCAGCATCCTGCTGCTTATTATTTACAATCTCGATAGATTCAATGAAAGGAGTCTTCCAATTGAAACCATTCGGCAAAGTCTCTTCTGCAATCTGACCAAAAGTGGTTTTTACACCAGTATAGCCAGAAGGAATGATAACAAACGACATACCAAACAAGGCAATTGCTGCACCAAGAATAACCGAAGCGATAGCTCCAATTATCGACTCCTTATTGAATGCGACAATCGCACCAATAATCAGTACTGCCAATCCAATAATAACCAAAATAAAATTAATCAATTTTTACTCCTCTACAAACTCTTTAAAATCATTCCACTTAATCTTTACCTGGATGCGCTCGCCATTACGACGGAGCAATCCAACGGTTGGAGTACCAACCAAGCCCTCCATGTAACAACCACTACCGCCGTTATTCTGCGCAACCCGCGACATCGGATGCTCCTTAACAAAATCAATAGCAAATTGGATAGGCCCATAGCCGATCAGCGGAACCACATCAATGTTAAGCTGCTTAGCAATCTCCTCGACCTTGTCACGCAGAAGCCAGAAATTGCCAATCTTCACATCGAACAGAATAAAACTAACATCTTTACGATAACCGCCACCACTCTGAATCTTCGGGCCGTAACCCTCACCAAAGAGGACAACCTCAGTCTCACCAAAGAGCTGCTCGAAAATCTCCTCATTAACCTCTCCACCAAAAGTGGTCTCAAGATAATCCATCAGCGGCTGAGGAATGTTCGCACGCTCAGTACGTCCACCGAACTCAACTCGATGCCCGTCCCAACGAATCTGGATGTTGGTGCCATCAACTTTCTCAGTCCAAATCCACTCACAATCCTTAAGGTACTGAAGCTCGTCCGAGCGCCAGACATCATCAAGCAGCTTCTTAGTCTCAAGCGAACGCTGAAAACAAGTCTCAATTTTCGGATACTTATTAAAATTCATACTCTTTTCCTTTCTCTTCATAGAAATACTCGTCAGAAAGCAAACCTATGTAAATATCTATCATGTCCTTGTTAATTTAGCAGTTCGGATAACCTGCCAAATCAGAAAGCATATCCATGTAAATATCTTCCGCACGCTTGTTAATTTGTGCAGTTCGGATAATCTGCCAAATCTTAGTAGACAGATGTTCGTAAGCAGGAATATAGCACTCGGTTACACGATCAATATCTTTTTTTGACATATTGCGCAAACGATTGAGATTCATGTTATCCAAAAGATCGGCCATCTTAACATACATAATACCAAGGTCTTCAGTATCCATGATGCTTAAAATGTAATTGGAATAAGTCATACCTTTTGGACGAGTAAGAGTGCGAATAGCTTTAATCTCATATTCTGTCAAACCGAAATCGGGATTCATAAGCCATTTTTCGTCCACGCCGCAATCTTCAATCACATCGTGGCAAAAAGCAATTCGTGCGAACTGCGGCTTAACATTTTGCGCAACTTGAATCAAATGACTAATATAAGGATTTCCACCTTTATCCGTCTTGTCTTTGAATAATTCCCAAACTGCACAAAAGAGAGACGGACTTACTCCAGTCATTTCACACCAATCTGCGAAAACAATACTCAGTGAAGTATCTTCTTTTATCTTGTCCATTTAGTTCTCCCTTACATTAAAACGCCAATTCTTCAACTGCTGGTAATCAGCAGTTTCCTGCTTATTCAGTTCACTCAGATTAATCACTTCGCATAGCGCCTCGCGGGCATGAGTATAAGGTTTCTCCTCAATATTCATGTTTGGGCGTGGATTCAAACGACGAAAAACCTTAGACGTAACTACGCCTTTTGCTTTCTTTGTCGTCAAAGTGATAAGAACCCAGTGCGCGCCCTGAAGAGAAACAGCAGTACCAAGAATCATTTAAAAGTCAAACTCCTTTGCATTTTTAAAATAAAATTCCATAAAGAAATGAGTGCCAAGATACTTCCCGCGCACAATCAACTTCGGAATATGGACAACATCAACTTCATGATCAACCAAATCATCGTAATTGGAAATATAATCCTGTTTCCAAAAGAGAGTGTAAGGAATTTCCATAACACTCATATCTTCTTTGATTGCGCGCTCGACATCTTCTTTTGTAGTAAAAACTTCAAGATAACCACTAATTGCTTCGTGAATAACCTCAATTACACTATCAAAGTTCTCCATTCCTTATCTCCTCTCTCATTTTCTATAATAATTATAGCATACTTATGCTAAAAAGTCAATAGAAAAGCCAGTAGACTTTATATCTACTGGCTAGGTTTTAATTAGTCATCATCTTCGCAAGCATTTACTCCTGTGGGTGCTTCTTTTTCGTCAGTTACAAGAGGGATGGGGCAAGAATCAAGAGCCGCAAAAGCATTAGACTGAATTTCTCGCTTGATTTTCTTAGTTGGATGAGGCTGATTCATCATTGCCATAGCAAGAATCAAACCATCTTTATTGCCGCTCTTATCATTGCCCATCAGCATAAGCGGGATAAGCATATTCTGATCCATCATGCCGCTGTTGCCATTCATCATAGACAGAGCCAGAATAGTAGACATATCCATATCTGCACCATCAGAAAGCATCATCATAGTCATCGGATTCAGACCAAACGGATTATCGTCACTCGGCTGAACCATATTCTCAAAAGGATACATGATTTTAGTTACGAAATCAAAACCAAACATATTCTTTGCGGGAATAGCAATCTTCTGCTCGCTTGCTTTGGGGTCAACAACGGTAAAAGTACCATCGGGATGAACATTGGTAACAGTTACATAGTTACTAGCATTAATAATAACATCACCAACACGCACCTGAGATACCGCCACGGGAATCTTGAACAGCATATCGGTATCAAAGGTCATACCAGTAACATCCATGACCTTATCATTAATCTTATCATATGCACGGTAACGGTTATCAAAACCAAGAACTGCAACACCATAAATAGACGGTTTCAGTTCAGCAGTATGAGGAACCTTACCAAAATCAATATTTAGAATCTTAGAAAAATCCATTTTGGACTCCTTTTCTTTTTCTTTTGTATTAAATGCGTCAATGACTTCTTTATCTGCTTGATCCATTAATCCATTAATCATTCCATGTAGCCAATCAGCATTAATGGCAACAGAACCTGTTTTATTTGGTTTAAGTACATACTTATCAGCATCGTAGGATTGGAGCTGAGCGTTAAGTAAGTCATTATCAGTTAAATTAGTAAGACTGGTTGCATCATGCAGACCAATAGCAGAAGTTGTCACAATTCCATCTGTCTTAACTTTCAATGACGGCTGATTAACATCAATAGGACCAAGTTCTCCATGGCCACCTTTCGGCGAATAAGCAAAAGATGCGATTGGATAAGATTTAGAGCAATTGTCACAATCTTCCACGCAACAATCAGAATGGACGCAAGGACTACACTTGGCCATCTTATCAGTTATCAGCTTATCAATTTGATCATGTGTAATTAAAATATCTTGATCTTCTGGCCGCCAAGCCATAATAGTTAATTTTTTACCATCCTTTTGGACTATGCAAATTTTAGGATAATCTATCGTCCCAGTTTTATTTTGATGCTCATATACTAAATCAATATCGTCAGAATATTTAATTTTAAAATACTGCAAGAAAAGAATATCTTCATAAGCACAGACAAAAACATTCTTTAACTTACAATACTTCTGGTACGCTTCATAATCATCAAAGACGCCAGTAACAAGCATCTCGGTATTGTAGCTATAGCCTTTTTCATTTACTGGATCTTTAAGAATCAACAGTTCATCATGCTTACCAAGATACATTGGCGAAATTAGTTTATAAACATAATCCTTTCCGCCAAAGTTGCCTTTGTTTCTCCTGAACTGAACTGTAATAAAAAATTCATTAACCAAACAATTCACCCCACCTCTTATTCAAGAGCAAACATAACGAATTAGCAAGCGTTTCATTTTCAAAACGGATAACAGGTGAAGTCCATCCATGTTTTGATTTATTCGCATGCCCACCATAATTTTTTTCGCAAAACTTTATATATACAGGATAATCCAAACCAAGGACTCGCGCTTGAGCGACATCCATAAAACCGAGGTCTCCATTTGGATCTAGTTTCTTCTCAGCAATAACACTTTCTTTAATACGGAACTTGCCAGATGCAAATTCGTCTTTGCACACATAGAAAGGTTTATCACCATAATACTTTGGGTCAATCATTTTTATTCTCCAAGAGATAAACAAGTCTATTTTCAAGCATCTCTGCCATCTTCATCGCATCCTCGCGCTTATTAAACATCGGACCACCGAGATAATGAGGAAAACAAATTTCTTTACCAAATCGCTTAAACAAATAAGCGACATAGTTCTCATAGCTCAAACCAAGCAATCGCGCGGGAAGAATCCGATAAGTTCCGCAAAGAGGACCAAGCTCTTTGCATAAGTCCTCAGTTACGGCATAAGTGTATTTAGAGAGGTCACAAGGATGCTCAATACACTGAAAATATTTCATTGTTTACTCACTTTCTTAGTATTTTGAAATATAGTTAAGATTCATCGCTGCGCGTTCAGCATCGGTGAGAATAGTCCACGATTTAAAATTATCGGGGAGTTTAATCTGGTCGATAGGGAGCGGCTCAATAGGGCCATCTTTAAGAAGCCGTTTAGAAATGTCTTCAAAATAAATGAGATCGGCATCTTTCTTTTTCTTCGCGGGAGCTGGTACTTCACCAGATACATATTTCTTTACAGTCGCTGCGGAACGATGCAAACGACGCGCAGTTTCAGCATAACTGCCCGTCTCTGCGTATACCTTTTTGATCTCAGCAATATCTTCAGCTGATAATTTCATACTTTTTTAAAATCTCCTTTACATAAGAATCTAAATCTTGATTTTCTCCATCTTTGATTCGGATTAAAGGAATCTAGTGTTTTTCACAATAATCGTTTTTTAAAGAATCGTGATGCTATAAAGTTTCAAAATCTTCTTTAGACATCCAACTTTCATTTGGTTGCTCGTAATGCTATTTTCCGTCGTATTCTATTAGCAAAGCTAATACATTTTCTTTAAAGATGGCAAAATCAAAACGCAGAGGATTATTTTTTTTAGAAACTAAATCTTGGAAAGAATATTCCTATTCAAAAGAAATACTTGATTGTTCTAAAATTCTTTTAATCTAGGCTTCTCCAAAAGATTTTAAGCATCCGCAGCTTTTTGTTTTTCCAGAATTTAAATCTGCCGCCGCACAAACCTTTAGATTTCCACATTCGCATTTACAAACCCAAAAGATACCAGGGCGAGAAGTAGATATTTCTTTTTTCTCAGCCTTTCTTAGAACTGTTAAAAGACCAAAACGCTAACCGATTAAATCTTTTCCATCATTTCTCTATATTTCATCTTGATGAAAACGCTAATCACAAAATTTCGCTTTACCGCTTCTTAAATCCGCTGTATTGCAAATTCTCTCTCTTCCACAATCACATCTACAATCCCAAAGGTTGCCGTGAGGAGAACTTCCATGATATTTGTAAGGGGTTAAATGAGAAAACTTAATATTTATAACATCTAAACAGCCGCAATCAGGAGTCCGACCTTTTCTTAAATCTGAACCATAAATCCACCATTTACGATGACAGTTTAAACATTCACAATGCCAAATTAAATGTTGAGAAGAATCGTCATTTTCGTATTTCGTTTCTGGCAAAACTTGAAAACCATTAATTATTTTGCCAGACATATCAATTCTTCGAGAGCCTTTTTTAGAACATCCACAAGAAGTCGAGCTTCCATTTTTTAAATTAGCAGTTGCTATTGTTTTTATATTGCCACAATCACATTGGCATACCCAAGTACTACGGCTCTATTTACCATAAACCTTAGGCTCTCCAGGGCGCAAGCAAACTAGCTTTCCAAATCTTTGTCCGGTCAAATCTTCTCTTTTAGACATTAGTTATCACCTCAATCTAAAAGTATTTTTTAACCGTTGCTAATCTAACTTTAGGCGCGCCAAGGATAAATCACCTCTCCATCTTTCTCATAAGGGACATTTCGCCAATCTTGCTTTTCATTATAAGGTTTTTCGTTTTTCCAAACATCCAAATCCTCAACGATAAAAGTATTCATATCTCGGAACAACTTGCTTACGCAGAAATTAAAATGCCCGCCCGCAAGTTTCTCATACATACGAGTAGTATGCTTTTTAGTTTTCTTGTCATAGAAATCTACAATAACGAAAAGTATACCACCACTCCCATCATCGAAAGAATGCCAATCAGCTTTCTTTTGATGGACTACAAAACGCCCTTGCCACAAATCATCATTTTCAATGACTCGATTGACAAAACGCATATCAGCATTGAATTTACGCTGAGTGGCTTTTCTCAATTTAAAACTCATATCTAATCCCCTTTCTTATTTTCTATAATAATTATAGCATAATTTCGTTCAAAAGTCAATTAGCTTTAAAGTTATAAACGGGCTTAATTACCTTAGTAATCTCAACAGTATCTTTGATATTCTCAATAATAGACTCCATCGGTTTATAAGCCATCGGAGATTCATCAATAGTAGCATTAGACACGCAGGAAGTCCAGATACCATCCATTTCAGATTGATACTCTTCAAGAGAAAGAGTTTCTTTTGCTTTCGCGCGAGACATTAGGCGTCCAGCACCGTGCGGCGCAGAGTAGTTCCAAGCAGGATTACCTTTACCAATGCAAATTAAAGAACCATCGCGCATATTCATCGGAATAATAAGCTCTTCGCCTGCATTCGCTGCAACTGATCCTTTACGCAAAATAGGATGCTCACCATTCTTACACGGAGAAAAGTCAATATAATTATGCTTAGTTTCAAAGAAAGTAAAATTATCCCAGCCCATTTCTTTGCAGATGGTGAATAGCATAGCTTTACGATTTGCTTCAGCATACTCTTGGACGATGTTCATGTCATGGAGATAATTCTCAAAAGACTCTCCAACCAGCGGAACCAAACCTTTATCGTATTTAATTTTGCAAGAAGAAATATAAGCCGGGATTTCCATTTTACGTCCATTTGCAAGCATCGTTTCGATTACTTTTTTATCGACTTTGCTACAAGCCTTTTGGTAATTAGTTTCAGCTAATTTCTGGTAATATTTACAAACTTGAATACCAAGATTACGAGAGCCAGAGTGAACAACGAGATAACACTGATTATCTTCATCAACATTCATTTCGATAAAGTGATTACCACCACCAAGAGTACCAATAGACTTCAAAAAGTAATCTTCTTTAGTTTTGATTGCGTCCCAGCATTTCAGTTGATGAAGTTGATTTGCCCAATCTTTTGCGTTGACACCCGCGCGATTAGACATTTTAATATTAACCATTTTATCGCGGATAGACATACCAGAAGGGATATGTTCTCGAATAACCTTATCCAATTTTTCAAAATCGACTTCTTCTTTGTGCAAATGAGTAAGCTTTGCACAAATCATACCACAACCAATGTCCACGCCAACCAGATTCGGGACAACGCAATCAGAAATTCGCATAGTAGTACCAATGGTACAACCAGCGCCGGCATGAACATCGGGCATAATAGCCACATTTGCATTTTCTGCAAAGGACTGATTCAGCATCTCAATAATCTGTGCAATAGCTTCTTGCTCGATCAAATCGGTATAAACTCGCGCGGAACCATATTTGCCATTTAAAGTCAGCATAAAATTCAACCTTTCTTATTTATAAACTACGACAATGCCTTGGAACGGGTCATGCAAATCTGTAGTATCTCGAAAAGCGTAAACTTCTTTGTTTAAAATACCATTATCACGAACATACTTTCCGCGCTTACCCTCAAGAATTTGTCTATTGAAACCAATAGCATCGAAATCTTCGATTTTGTAAGGATAAAGTGCATCTTCATCACCACATTTGGTAATGCCAATCTCGGTAATAACTGAGCATTTTTCAACAAATTCTCGAATGGTCATTTTATTTTCCCCTCTTGAATTAAAATAATTTTTGATTCGTCTAAATAAATCTTTGTAATACTGACAATATCTACAGAAACATCATAAATACTTTCCTCTTGGCGAATTAAAATATTTCTAGCTTCTTCTTGATTTTTCGCACAAATAATCGCATGGCGAATAGAGATTTTTACACCATCATCATAACAATATTTTATAGAAAAAAGTTCCATAATTCATTATATCCTTTCCGAATATACAAAAAAAATCACTAATCTTATTAACCATCAGCTATTTCGCTGCTTCTTTTTATTCTTAAATCTTTCTTTAAATCAAATTAATTCCAAATTGGTTTGCTTTAATTCGAGCAGCTTCTCTCGCTTTCCAATCAGTATATTCTTCCGCGAACGCGACATTATGACCAAACATGAAAAAGACTAAATCTGTAATATCATTAATCTTTTCACAGTATTCTTGAACCTTTTTATTATATCTTTTTATGCGAGCTTGATCTCTATCTTCTTTTGTTTTAAAGATGTCATAAATAGGAATAGTAAAAGTCCCATAACGTGTTTTAATAGAATAAAAAACCATCTTATACTTTAAAGAACTTAATATATTAAAAATTTCGCCTTCATGATTATTATTATAATTATCTATAAAATAAACATAATCTCCAGATTTAAAATTTTGTTCCATCTCATACTTCCTCTTTCATTTACTATAAATATTATATCATATCTTTTCGCGCGAGTCAATAGAAAAGAGCCTAGTCTATTACAGACTAGGCTCCGAGATGAGAAAAGAAAGGAGACACTTATTAGTTAATCGTGGAACGGCTGACCAGATTTGAACTGGTATAGACGGATTAGGAATCACGTAGCTTTATCCTATTAAGCTACAACCGTATAAAATCTGGCATTATTTTCATTACGCCAGAATGATGGAAAGGATAAAATGGTACGGCTGAAGAGACTTGAACTCTTGGCTTTCGGATTAGAAGTCCGATATTCTATCCAACTGAATTACAGCCGCATAGGAGTGCGGCTTTATTAGCGTCGAGCCGCGAACGACAAGGAGATTTGTATAAGATTCGTAGAAATTACAAGTGGTACGCCCAAGAAGAATCGAACTTCCATCTTTGGTTTCGTAGACCAATATTCTCTCCGTTGAACTATGAGCGCATAAACAAGACCAACAATACGCTGCTCTACCACTGAGCTAAGTATTCCCATTTAAGAGAAGATACTGCCGAGAATCGAACTTGACGACAAGCGGGTTACAAGCCAATTTCAGATGCTGTGATGGTCTTTAAATGGTGCGCTTGACAGGACTTGAACCTGCATCTGACAGATTAAGAGTCTGCGATTCTTCCATTGAACTACAAACGCATAATGGTGCTGGAAGTTGGATTTGAACCAACGTGGACTTACGTCTCAGGCTTACAAAACCCGCCCAATCGACCGCTATGGGATTCCAGCTCGGTAGCCTGATAATTTAAAGAGTTCCCGGCCATTTTTCTCTAATACGACTTACGCTTTCCGGTTAGTATCATTCCCGTTCCACAACGTATCTTTTGATTTGTAGTTTCTCAATACTTTAATTCAATAGGCAACTAGTATTCTGTTAAATTGTTTCTTGAGGCTTACAGGTATCAACACCTATGGTCGACCAGGGCGGATTTGAACCGCCAAATTCTTCCTTGAGAGGGAAGTAAGTTTAGCCATTTCCTTTACTGGCCGTTATAATGCGCGAGTGACTTTGAAGCAAATACTCTGGGCGACGTTTTCTCGCGCGTCTTACAAGCGAACTCCACTTATAAGTCCTACCCTAGTTTTTAAAACAGCCGATAGGAGTTCTACGGCTATCATGCAACTGGTACTTCCGACTAGAGTTGAACTAGTGTATCGGCCTTATCAGGACCGTGTCCTAACCGTTAGACTACGGAAGTATATGGTGGCCCCTGCGGGATTTGAACCCGTCATCGGGAGATTGAAAGTCTCCTATCCTCACCTCTAGACGAAGGGGTCATAATAAAACGACATGGTCTAATTGCTTTTGCAAGGGACGTCTTTACCCGTGCCGTAGATGCGCATTGCGCCGACAATTATCAGAACGTTAATCCATTCTACCATCGAAGCTGGTGCAATTTAACTGACGAAAGAGAGCTTGTATTCATTTCGTCTTTCATGTCTATTGATTTTCGTCAATCCGACTTCCAAGTTCATCAGATTGTCCAGTTCACACCGCGTGGAGGTATCAATTATTGTGAACCTTACCACTCAATTAAGAGTGGTGAAGCAATCTTTTAGCGTCTTGTCACTTTAGACTAAGATTGCAAGTGATTTATGAACGCAACTTCTGCGTTAGGAGGTTTGGCTCGGTTCAGCTCCATTTCTGGTAGCCTGTGACCCCTCTCGTAAAACCTAGCAGCTCACATTTTTGCTCAGTGAAGTGTCTGCCAACAAAACTGCCATCCCACTAGTTTAGTTGCCACCTAGGATTGGGTATTTATTGAACGCGCTTCCGCGAAGAACGGTTTTTGTTTCTTGGTTCGGAACAAATGCTTCCTGCAACACCGAAATCTCTCAACCTCACCCACCGTACCTCTATTTATACCGCTGAGCATTGGGCAGTTACGCGGTGCATGAGTTCGTCCTTTGATAACTCACACGCTAAATGCACTCTTTAGTTTAAACGACTCCACAGAGCTGTCGTGAAAAGTAAGTAATCTTTCCTTAACTTTCTATAAATATTATAGCATAGATTTGAAGAAAAGTCAATTATTCAAATCCATGTTTCTTAGCGGCAAGATCAAGTTTTTCAAGAGTCTCATCAGTCTGCTTGATGATTTCGCCATTGACGAAATTTACGCGCTTGATAAAGTGAGTTTGATCATTGGGGATAGTGAGTTCCTTGCCAGTTAGACCTCGATAAATTTCGCCATAGAAATCTTCGCTATTGATTTCGATTTTAGAATCTTCATCCATAAGAATGTCATACTTCATGGCTTTGCCGATAAGCATACGCAGATAAGATTCACGAATGGTATGCCATTTAGTCTCATAATTTTTTTCGCTCATAATCTCATTTCCTTTCCTCATTTTCTATAATAATTATAGCATAAGATTAGAGAAAAGTCAATAAAGAAACTT